GTAAGCTATGGAATTCATAGCAGTGGTCTATGCGGCAAACTGTCCACAAGTATGGCAAATACTGGATGCTCGTTATAGGGAATTAGGAGCTTGTGCACCTTCTTCTTTGGCGGTTCATTTCTGGTGAAATGGCATGGCTGATGGTATAAGCTGGAAAATGGATAGAATGTCGTGAATGCTTTGTGAAATACTCCATGCCCTTGCTGGAGAAATCTGGCAAGGGCTTTCCCATAAAATGGTGGACTTGGCTTTGTGCTGAGTCCATCAAGGAGCACTGATGCATATTAGTGTTGCTTGATGGGCTTACTATGCCACTCACCGACATGGGAGTTAAGGCGGCCCCATCAGAAATGGAGTATATTATGGCAAAGAAGACTATGAACAAGGCTGAGGAAAGAACCATGCAGGTTGTCATGTCCGAACTCAGGGACAAAATCGACCGCTACAACCTTGAGAGCAATGCTGCAAAGCGCAACACTCTTGAGGTGGAGTGCAAGAACCTTGTTGCGGAATACAACGAGATGTCCCTGCTGGATGCCTACGCAACCTTCAAGGCTGAGGCTGATCCTATGGTGGCGCTTGCAAAGGCGTACACCTACGACGTAATCAGCGCAAAAGCAACGTCTCATCAGGAAATGGTTGACGGCGTTAAGAAGTCCATTGTGACTATGGTTCTTGACGAAAACCGCACTAAGCTGCTGAACGCTGCGAAGTTCATTGAGTGGATGGCAGAGCGCAATGTCCCTGTCACTGCTCGCACTGACTGGAAGAAGCGCGTCAATGATGCGCACAAGGAGCTTATCAGCCAGTGGAAGTCTTTCATTGAGGACGGAACCGACTTCAAGGTTGGCGCTCTCAAGACCGCACTTCAGGACATGGTGGATGCTTTCATCATGCTTGAGGGAGAAAATGGGAAAAACGCATATGTCGTGACCAGCAAACTCACAAGAAGCATTATCGCATTCTGCACCAGCCGCAAGGACGGCTTGAAGGGCACTATCGCGGCAAAGAACATGTGGGATCGCCTGCAGATGGATATCCTGCACGCTGTTGTGACTCGCAAGGAATTCGAGATCGCCTATGGTGATGATGAGGATGCGTCTGAGGCTGAGGCTGAGAACGAGGAGGAAGCTGCTGAATAAGCAGCTTTCTCTCCCACCTGACGATGGCTGACTGACTATCAGCCGAAACGGGGCTTTTGCCCCGTCGTGGGAAGTCACAAGAGGTAGAGGATTGCTCCACCCATGAGCATTGGGGAAGGGCTGGATTAGTCCAGCGTGTATTGTGATGAAAATTTTACAAGGAGGTGCTTTATGCACTGGATCTCAATTTGAGCCAGTCTTGAACGCTGTAAGGTGCACATTGCAGCATTGACTGGCTATGACCCACCCGATGAGAGCTGGATGGCGACCAGCCGAAACGCCCTGTATGGGGCGTCGTGGGAAGCTATGAAAGGAGGAATTTTTATGGCAATTTTTTATAATGCAGAAACTCGCCCTAATGCTCCGCATCGTTTTTGCACTGATAATAAGATTGTTCTTCCAGATGACCCTTGGTATAAATTCCGACATGAAAATGCTTATGTTGATTTTGATACCATGATGTCCGAATGTGATTATGCTGGATCTGCTTATTATTGGGAAGATAATTATCTGCATTGTGTGTATATGCGTCAGCCATTTGAGTTTGTCGCAGTTAGTGGCAATAGCAGTCATGATAGAGGAATAAATTGGGGAACTGAATATTTCTGTACTAAAGAAGAAGCAGAAACATTCTGGCACAAATTGCACGGACAGCGTGGTGATATTCAATATAATGCAGAGTATGATGTATATAGCATCCATTATCATTACTAATTGACTGGTGCATTTAATTGTGCTATAATAACTCATAAGTGGGAAAACTTCGTGGTGGTGGTTTTCTTATACGATAGGGAGCCGTACTTGTTACGACTCCCGTTTTTCGTATTTATAGCATTACTGTCATCTCAGAAGGGAAACTAAAAGTAAATTTCAAAAGGGAAATTAAAAAGGAGTGGATGCATTTGGACGACAAAGAATTTACGCAGCTTGCTAAGAATCTACAAGTTTATCTCGAAAGGGAAAAGACATTTGCAATCAACCCGCTAAGAATGGAAGAGTTTGAGCGAGGAGTTAGTATTGCAAGGGAACTCTTCCCAGACGGTCAAATTGAGATCAAAGATGATCCATTGCAGATGGGTGCAAAAATCATGTGTGTTGATGATACAGATATCCTAATGCGTGGTGAAAGGGAAATCAATCTCTTTTGTGAAATGATTTCGCTTGCAGACAATTTTGAAATCTATCCAGTAAGCGAAAACACAATTAGATTCTCGGCAGTATTCCAGAACGCGTTGACCAATATTGGTTAATAAGGGAAATAATAAAAAGTTATTTTGGCAAGGCAAATGGGTGCGCAATCATCAATAAGCCGCAATTTTTCCGATAAGCTGCGCTAAATAATTTTTTAACATCAATTGAATAATATGCGGTTCTAAGGGATTTTTCCGAAAAAGTCCCATTCCAGACGAGCATGTGCGAGTCTTTCCATAAGCGAAATCCAAAATTTTAATTCAGAAAGGAAATTAAAAATGACTACATTTGATCCTGAGTTCGTAGCATTCAACATTATCAAAGAGCACATTGACGCTTGTATTGATGGGATCATTTTTTATCCCAAAAACGAAAAGGACGCATACGAAATCATGCGTGAAGAATGTGCGACTGTCCTGACTAACAAGCTAACGGAAAAGGAAATTACCATTTCTCAGGCATATGCAGTTGCTGCTGAACTTGGTGATATCTTGTGGAATGCTTTCAAGGGCTACAGCTCTGACGATGTAAAGGAATAAAACCTTTATCGAGCACTGTAAGGGAAATCTTGTAGGCTCTATTAAGGACTTTGCCATTCATAAGGCAAATCAAATTGCGACTGCATTCACAATGATTGCAGTCACATTCATCATCACCTGCATTTTTGTAGGAATTCTATTTATTTCAGAAAGGGAAATGAAGATGGAAAAGAAAACTGTAATGAAGGCTTTATCTGTGTGTGGTCGAGGAATAGAAGCCTGCCCTGAGTGCCCGTATTTCAATGAAGCTGCCTGTGGTCGTCATATGTGTGACGATGCTCTGGCTCTGCTCAAGGCAGATGAAAAGGCAAACGAAAAACCTGCATATCACAAAGCCTTCATCTTCACCAAGCGAGACAACCTTCTCAAGTGGTTTGATGTCCACAAATACAAGTATGCGTGGGGCGCGAACATGGAAGCTCTGTATGCAAAGGAAAGAGAGATCCAGCTCATTCTTCTTGTTCGATATGAGAATGAGAAGTGCATCTGCCGCATCAAGTGCCCCATAAATCCGCTTCCCATCAAGGGAGAGTTCCAGTGTGTGTCCACCAGCGAAATGTCCAAGATCCTGACATCTATGGGATGGACTTACAAAGCAAATTACGGAATTGGGATGTTCCGGTAAGCGAAACCTATAACCAATGCCCACGAGCACAAGTTCGTGGGTATTATTATGGGCTTTGCACACATCAAGAGAAAGGAGTTTCACATAATGGAATCCTATTACGAAGAGAAACTGAAACTGCTCGAAGATTTTGGAGTTCCTGTTACGGAACGCACAAAGGCAAAACTGAAACGTTGCACAATCGAAATTCAGATGGACAATATCTGCCATAGCTTGATTGCTAATTGGCTCGACAAGTAAGAGAAAGGAAAAAGGCAAAATGAAAAATATCTGCATTTGCATGGCTGCACTGAGTGCCGCCGTATTTCTGACATTGGTGCTTGCGTGGAGGTGTGCCGCAATTACGACATTCTTTGCAATTCTGGGCATCATCATCTCGCTGTCCAACGCAATTGCAATGACGTATATTACGGTTGAGCTTGAGAAGGGAGGCAAATAACATATGTTTCAGGTGAAAATCTTCACTGACAATGATGCATTCAAAAGCGAAAGCAAAGATGCATTCATGAACAACTATGCACTCGCAGATGAACTTGAAAAAATCTTGCGCACAATCCCGGCAAAAATCACATGCGGATATCGCAATGGTTGCCTCTTTGACAGCAACGGAAATCTCGTTGGTGAATGGAAAACTGAATAAGCAAAACCTTTATCATGCCCACGATGGGAATCCATCGCGGGTATTATTATTGGCTTTGCTCAAATCAATAAAGGAGGGGAAATAAATGAAACTCAAAAACGAAATCCCTTTCATAAGGGAAAGCTTCAGCAAGATCACTAACTTGCCTGAGTATGCTGAAAAGCTCAAGGCAACTGGCAACTACAAAGACTTCGGCACAAGACTTGCATGGGACTGCATTCGTGCAACTATCCCAATCGAAACTGTTTGTGACTGGTTTGATAAATACAATTGTCATGACGACCACATCACTACTGCCGCAAAAGCGGTATTAAGGGAAATGGAGGTATTATAAATGACTGAATATGAAGCCCAAGCGAAACAGTTCCTTGCGGAATGTAACGCCACAATGGAAAGATGAGGGAGATTTATTAAGGAGGTAAGGCAAATGAGCAGAAACTATAATCCTACGACACATGGTGCTATAATTGCGGTTCATATCTATCTTGAAGATGGATATAAACCTATGGCAGAACTTGCTTTTGCTTTTGGCGGAACGGAAACCATCCATTGGGATGATGTCAAAGAAAGAGAGCCTTATCTGAAAGGCATCAACGCTTATACCATCATGTGTGATGACAGAGCAGAATTACCCTTTGAAAAATATGTAATAGCGAGGTAAGGCAAATGAGTAAATGGTGTGAAAAATGCACATATGAACCATACGGAAGTTGCGGCCCACATTGCCCTGCGTTTGGCCTGTCAATTGACGAGGCTTTCGCAAAGTTAGTTATGCCACACAACAACCGTTCCAAAGCAGAACAGTGTTTGATTGACAACGGAATTGAACCAGATGAAGCACCTGTTGTTCTTCAGGCATTGGGTTACATTCTTCTCGATGAAGAACTTTATCCAGGGGAGTAAGGCAAATGGAACTCAACATTAACAAAGACGAGGCACAGTTAATCAATTGTGCCTTGACTTATTACTTGCAGCGAGGCGCTGTGTATTGGTATAAAGACACATATCCAAAGGCAGATTTGGAGTGCATTTTCAAACAACTCAACATCATAGAAGAATTGGAGGAGTAAGAAAAATGAGCTTAAAATGTGTAGATTGTGGTTATCTTGGTGACTGCAAGAGCTTTGGAGAGACCTTTTATAAGAAAAACAAATGCAAGGACACAGAAGTAATAAAGCATTATTATTGCAACTGTGGCGACTCAAAGTATTATATGCAAGATGTAACTCCTATTGAAGTTACTGATTGCGAGGAATTTGAAGAAGTTTAAAGAGGAATATAACACAAAATTATAGCCTTATAAGGCAGAAAGGGAATTTACATCATGAAAAAGAACGTTATTGTTAGCCGAGCAAAGTACGACATCATTCCCGATAACAAAGACATCCACAAAGGCAAGGCGGTCATGTGCATCACGACTGGTGAAGTGTTCAAGTCGGCGCGTGAGGCAGCTAATTATTATGGCATTAGTTATGCGTCCCTTACTAAACAGATTGCCGGGAGACAGAAAACTTGTGGTGGATCTCCATACAATCACACAGGAAATGGAAAGCAGTTCTGTTACATTTCTGAAATGGGCTATAATGTAGCCGCTATTTCCGCAAGTATCATTGAAATGAAACGGAACGGCGTGTCAAGAGAAGATTACGATGCTGCCATGATGAGAAATGACGAGCTTGAAACGGAAAAGGCTATGCTTCAGTTCAAAAACAGAGAGCTTCAGGAAGAGCTTAATAGCTATAAAGAAAGATTTGATAGATGCTACAGCGCATTGGTCGGATAAAGGAGGCAATAGAAAATGAAATTTAAACTTGGTGATAGAGTAATTGCACAGCGTGGTGCTCCTTATAGCATCACAACAAACGGCTGGAAAGGTCGTGTTGTAGAGATTAGTAAATATACTGACGACAACATTTTTGTTAAAAACATAAACGGCGAAGGCTATTGGGTAGATGCGCAATACTTTGATTTGCTTGATGAAATGGAAGGAGAAAGCAAAATGGATGTAAGTAATATTATCACTGAAGAAGAAAGAGAAACTCTTCTTGACCAGATGAAACACTTGCTTGATGAATATGATTATGAGTATACGGACAGGGCACTGAACAAAATCATTGACACATGGGCAAACAACAAGAAAGACCTGATTACCGCATTTAAGAAGCATCCGAACTATCTGGAAGGCAAATTCATGATTGTATTTAGCCATGATTTTGAACGTGTAACTGATCGTAATGCATTGGGGAGATTCAAGTCATGGGTGATTGATGATGATGTTGTCGAATATGTAAAAGAAAATAATTTTATGCCTGAAGACATGAAGAAAGAAGCTTCACTGTACGGACAGAAATACCCAACAAAGATTTTTGATTTCTTGATTAAAATTCCAGCCTATAATTCTCAGTATATTGATAGCGAACTTGCTGATGAGCTAAACGAAATCTGTCCTGAAATTCATGCACATGACGGGCAGAAGACGAGTCGTGTTATCAATAAGTTTCTTGCTTACATTGGTATTAGCAAGCATCCTGAGTACAATAGGGAATTTGCAAAGTATGCTGACGCGCTCAATCCGCTCAAGATTACAAGGCATACTATTCTTTCTGTGAATCCTCTTGATTATCTCACAATGAGCTTTGGCAATAGCTGGGCAAGCTGTCATACAATTGATAAGCAAAACAAAAGAGGCATGCCTAATAGTTATCAGGGAATGTATTCTTCTGGTACTATGAGTTATATGCTCGATTCTCCTTCTATGGTGTTTTATACTGTGGATGCATCTTATGATGGAAACGATTTCTGGAATGAACCAAAGATTAACCGTCAGATGTATCACTGGGGAGAAGACAAACTGATTCAGGGCAGACTTTATCCGCAAGACAATGATGGATGCAGCACCGGCTACACCGCTTTCAGAGCAATTGTTCAGAAAATCATGTCTGAAATTTTTGATTTCCCGAACTTCTGGACTGTAAGTAAGGGAACTAGCGAAGCAGGCAGATATATTGAGTCTGAAGGTACTCATTATAGAGATTACGACAACTTTGAAAATTGCACTCTTAGCCGTCCTAAAGGGAACGACAACGAGAATTGCATTACTGTTGGACATACACCAATTTGCATCGAATGTGGTTATGAGCATGATTGCGAAGACAATATTTCTTGCTGCCATCACGAAGTTAAATGTGCTGCATGCGGAGAATATGTCGATGAAGATGATGCTATCTATATTGACGGAGAGCCTTGTTGTAGAGATTGTGTTTTCTATTGCAATGACTGTGATGAATATTACGTTGGCGAAGGGACGTATGTTCATAATGCAAGAGGCTATGAAATTTGTGTCTGTGAAAATTGCAGAGACGAATATTATGAGTATTGCGCGGAATGTGGAGAATATTATCCAAGAGAGCGTATGAACTATATTGAATCTCAGGATGAATATGTGTGCGACGATTGTTGTGATTATTATTATAGTTGCTGTGAAGAGTGTGGAGAATGTTTTAGAAACAACAATTTGAGAGAACACAAAGGAAAGATGTACTGCGAAGATTGCCTGAGAGAAATTCTTGAGAATGAAACAGACATTGATGAAGCGGTTTAATGGAGGTAAAATAATTATGAATAAAGAATTTGAAAAAATTTGCAAGATGTCTCAAGCAAGTCTAAAGAATCATGTGAGACAGAAGCTGCAAAAGACTCATGGAACAGTTCTTAACAGAGATGGGTATGTATATGCACAAGGGAAATTTCCTGTGCTTCTGGTTGCACATCTTGATACTGTGCATGAAAAGCTTCCTAATATGTTCATGTATAGTAAAAAGAATAATAAAGTTTCAAGCCCTAACGGAATCGGAGGCGACGATAGATGCGGTGTCTATATGATTTTCAAGATTCTTGAAAAGTTTAACTGCTCTGTTCTGTTCTGCGAAGATGAAGAGGTTGGTTGCGTAGGCTCAAGTAAGTTTGCAGACTCTGAGCTGGCAAGAAATCTTGAGTTCAATTACATCATTGAATTTGATCGTGCCAACGCAAATGATGCAGTGTTTTATTCCTGTGCAAATGATGAGTTCGAGGACTTTATTACAAAGGAATTTTATAAAACAGCGTATGGATCTTATTCTGATATCTGTGAAATCGCTCCCGCTCTTGGCTGTGCAGCAGTAAATCTTTCTTGTGGCTATTACGCAGCACATACAAAAAATGAATACGTCATTCTTTCTGAAATGGAAAGAAGCATTAAGGAGGCATGCAAAATCCTTGAACGCACAACGAAGAATGACAAATTCGATTATGTGGAAGCACCTGTGCGATATGATTCCCTGTTTGACATTGACAGATATCTTGAAGACAATAATCGTGATGAGCCAGAATACAATTATGGCTATTATCTTATTGAGTATGTTAACACTAACGGAAACACAGAGTGGTACGACACGGACGCATATTCAATGGAAGAGGCAATTGGTAGATTCTTGATGGCACATTCTGATATCACATATGGAGATATCACTGACGTAAATGTTGACAAAGACGCATACAAGTATTATTAATAAAAAAAGGAGGCAACATCAATGATTGTTATTCTGCTAATTATTATTGTTTGTGTACTGCTTTTTGGAAAAGATGCTACCAAATCTGGTATCGGTAGCTTACTCGGAGGCATCTTGTTTCTTGCAATTATTGCAATGATTGCAAGTGCATGTGGCATCATTTAATGCACATATGGATAAAGAAAATCACGAGGACGACATAAAAAAGAAAGGAGAAATATGTTTTTTATGATTATTGTGAGTATATCAATAGTTGTTCTTAGCATATTTATAGTTTGGCTTTCTGAGGAAATCCCGAAAAGAAATATAATTGAAAATTTATACCAGTTTCGTCAACCGTTAACATTCACTTTTAAGGGAATTGACTTTACGGTTTCGAAAAGAGAATTGTATTCAGATTTCAATGTCTGTATAACCGAAGTCTTAATTAATGACGAAGTAGTGCTTCAAGCGTATAAGCTTAAAACGCTCTTTATCAAACACAGATATATCAGGTATTCAACTGATAGATCAGAGACGGAAGTGCAAGCAATTCTTAAACAGGCAAGAAAAGTTTACTATAAGAATCTGAGTAAAGAATGCGAAGAGGCATGGCAGTCTCAATCTTATTTTAAGGATGGCAAATAAATGACTGAAACGATTAAAAATTGGCTGACGCAATTGTACGAAAGAGAAATTAAAGAATCCCTTAGTTCGATTTCAAATGAGAGAATTTGGATGATGGGTACTAATGTGTGGGAAGAGGAGAAAATGCATCTCGACAATATGGAAAACCTCAATGAGTATATTGCCACATTGAGAACTCTCTTGAATAATATCAAGGAAGAAAAGTGATGAAACCTGATACAGTGGTATAATGTTGGTAAAACAATTACGAATAATGTATAAATGGAGGTAAACAAATAATTGCTATTTTGCTTATCATCATTGCTTGTGTACTGCTATTCGGAGATGACGACAGGAAAGACGGGATTATTGTTCTCATTTTAACAATCTTAGGTATTGCTATCCAGCTTGCCGACACGCTGGTAAAAATCTAAATTGTCATAACGGCTTCAATGTAAAAGAAATTAAAGAGGAATACAAATGAAATTTATTTCAACTATTAAGATCGACAAAAATGAAATTGACAAATATAATATTTTGCTTGATATGCCGTCCGAAGACGATGGTGTCATCAATGCGGGGTATGACGAAGACTCCACTATCGAGTGTTTTACAGCACAGTTTGCAGATGGACATTTTGCAGATATTAAAATTTGTAGTGGACAAAACAATTTCTTCTGTGACCCCGTACTTTTTAACAAAGATGGATACGAAGTATGTGTACTTGATTGTGCAGATACACTTAATGGAGAGTATGGTTTTGAGGACAACGGAAACGAATATATAGTTATTATTGAGGAGAAATAAGAAATGAAAAATATCAAGTCATTCTACATTGGTCAGGCAAATGCTTCTGGCATCATTTGTGAAAGCAAAGAAGAATTTCTACAGTATATCAGCGAAGAAATTGATCGCATTGACGAAGAAGGAGAATTTGAGCATTTCGATATTATGATTGAACCGAACAATAATTAAGGAGAAATAAATATGTTTAGTTACGCAAACGCAAGACCTAACGAAACTGCACTCATTAATTACTTCGAGGAAATAGGCGTTAACTGGGAAGACATTGCAAAGTCACTTTTTAGTTGGATGAGTGATGACGAAGTAAGAGAATGGGCAGAAAGAGAAGGCTATGACATTTTTGATGACGAGGAGGAAGAAGAAACGGAAATCCGTTATTTCGTCTGTGGACTTGGCTATGATACTAACGGTCGTATCACCGATTATGAACGCAGCTTCGGAGACTTCGACGACAAAGATGAAGCACAGGATAAATTTGACGAAGTTGTAAGTGAAGCAGAGGAGTTCATTGATGAGTTCTTTGAGAACACTCCCTACGAAGTTGCATTCTGGAAGATACAGCTTGAGAAGTGTGAATGCACTGATGTCTACGATGAATGTGTTGATGTACTTGATGAGTACGATATTAAAAGGAGGAAATAAATATGAACATATCAAGAGAAATTAAAAAAGAAGAAGCTATAAAACGCATGGAAGCACTTGGACTCTTTGCTCCATGCATTAAGGCATTTAAGAACAGAGATGAAGTGCAGCTTACTGAACCGACAGGAGGCTTGTACGAATTTAGTAGCAACAAAGAACTCACAACAAAAGTGCAGGAGTTTGAAAATGAACATAATGCACTTGTGTATCATGTAATTCATACTCCTACAATGGAAATGGATATGTACAATTTCTTGTTTGTGTCTGATTATGATGAGGAGTGGGAAATGGAAAATGAAGACATCAAAGATGGATATGTGTTCGCTTATGTATGGAACACAACAGTTGATTACTTCAGTGAGTTTGGCAGCATTGTTGTGCAAGGTAGATTTGGTGGACTTGTACGAATTGGATAAGAAAATTCGTTAATTATTACTTGTTGAATTTTAAGACAGAGGTGATATAATAAGAATAAAGTAAATGGAGTTGGTACAAAATTATTGCGAAATGCGAAAGGAGGCAATTATGGAATGCTTGTATGGAACAGAAAGCGATAATGTGTGTGGTTACTGCCATTTCCATGACAAGGGAGCGACATGGAATCAAGTAGAACGAAAAAGATGTTTGCAAAAACAATGTAATTGTTTTGAAATGTACCCAGACCATCCTGTTTGGAAACAGCGTGCGGCAAAAAAGAAAAAAAGAAAGGCAAGAAAAGCAAGAATCAATATGTATTTTGTTAAAGGAGATAAGAATTATGGCTCATTGCATTGAAATGAACGATAGCATGTTTAGTGTACGCGAGAAACCTTGGCATTATATGGAGACGCAGGATAGATGCAAAATCCTTGCGGATGCTCCCAACAGTGCAGAAGCGCTCAAACTGGCAGGACTTGATTGGACTGTTGAACAAACTCCTGTCTTTATGGATGATGGAACGGAAATCAAGAACTACAAGGCAAACATCAGAAGTGATGATAAAACTGTGCTTGGCATTGTAACGAATAGATATAAAATTGTACAGAATGCAGACGCATTTTCCTTCACTGATGCAATTGTTGGTGAAACGGAAGATGGAATTGTTCGCTATGAAACCGCAGGTTCTCTCAACGGAGGGAAAAGAGTTTGGCTGCTTGCAAAGATGCCGACTAAGAAAGTGCTTGATGATGATGTGGAACCTTATATGGTGTTCTCTAATTCTCATGACGGAACTGGAGCGATCAAGATTGGCATGACTCCAATTCGAGTCGTTTGCAATAATACTCTCTCACTTGCACTCAATACTGCTCAGCGTTCTTGGAGCACAAAGCATATTGGGAATCTTGACGAGAAGCTTGAAGAAGCGAGACATTGTTTGGGCATGGCAAATCTTTATATGGATGCACTTGACGAAGAGGCAGATAGACTTGCGAATATCAAACTTGACTTTGAGCAGATCAATGAAATCCTTGACCAGATGTTCCCTGTAACGGAAAATGATTCTGATCGCAAGAAAGCAAACATTCAGAAAGTAAAAGATAACTATTCTATCTGCTACTTCATGCCTGATATTGCTAAGTTCAAAGGAACTGCATGGGGCGCTGTGAATGCGATGAGTGATATGATTGGTCATAGCGCTCCGAACAGAAACACTGCAAACTATGAAGAAAACCGGTGGGGAAAGATTATGGATGGTCATGCATGGATGGACGAGTTCGTCAAGCTGATTAACGCAAAGGTTGGGGTTGGAGCTTAATGCTCCAGCCCTTATTAGAAAGGAACTAACAAAAATGAGAGACCCAAAGAGAATTGACAAGTTCTGTGAGACATTTAAGGTATACTGGCACATGGTTCCCGATTGGAGATTTATGCAGTTGGTATGTAATCTTCAGGCACAGATTGGAAGTGACGGTTTCTATCTGGAAGACGATCAGGCAATGGAACTGATTGAGCAGATGCTGAAAGGAGAATAAAATGTTGATTAATCGAAACAACAATGAAACTAAACATGTAAACTTTGTTTCTTACACTGGGAGCTATCCCAACCTGTGTAGAGGTGTGCTTACACTTGAGATTGATGGAAAGGAAATTACATTTGGTTATGGTTTCAACTCTAAAGATAAACCGACATACAGACCGTTTTGGAGCAGCGGTGGCGGTCTAATGCCAAATTATGAGGGGGCATGGCAAGGGGAATGGCAAATTGATGTAGAGAGGATTCCAGAACAGTTCCGCAAATATGCATCAGAAATTGATCAAGTGTTTAATGATAATGTTAAGTGGGGATGTTGCGGAGGATGTATTTAAGATAATATAAAATTAAAGGAGGAAATTTAATATGGGTTATTCTACGGATTTCTACGGTAGCGTGTCTTTCAATAAGCCTATTGCTGATGAGCTTAAAAATTACATCAACAAATTTAGTGCAACTCGTCGCATGAAGCGAGATGTGGAAAAGATTAAGAAACTTTTCCCTGATTGGGATAAAAATTGTTTCAATGGAAATCTTGGAGTCGATGGTGAGTACTTCGTTGGCGGAAATGGATTTCTGGGGCAAGATGTAGATGATTCAATTGTAGGATATAATGCCCCTCCTAAAACGCAGCCTAGTCTTTGGTGCCAGTGGATGATTGATGACGATGGAAACTTGGTATGGGATGGCGGAGATAAGTTTTATAATTATGAAGAATGGCTTGTGTATCTGATTGATAATTTCATTGTTCCAAGCGGATATATCTGTAACGGAGAGATCGAGTTTCAGGGAGAGGACATGAATGATTTCGGTACGATTTATGTCAAGGATAATGTAGTAACCGTTAAATACGGAATGCGTATTCAAAGTTTTAAAGATATTTCAGATAATGACCTAATTGCAGAAGCCGAACGTCGTGGATTTAAGATTGTAGTTTAAACAAAACAAAATTAAAGAAGTCGGCAAATGAAACTAAAAGAACTTAAATCTATCTTGTGTAGCAGAGAGCGGATTCAAACGGCAATTATCTATGATTGTAAAAAGAACAAAGACGTTGACAAAGGGTTTATCGAATATATTATGCAGGAATATGGAGAAATGGAAGTTAAGAGAATTTCATCTTGCATTGACTTTGACGGATGGGATTGTCTTGTGATTACAATTTAAAAGAGGAAAAGTAAATGAGTATTTATCACAAATATAATGATGAATTTCTTGAAGCCATGTGGGATGAACTTGAAGATGTTCCTATCGACGAGAATGAATGTATCGACATTGATTGGCGGAATTGGAGTAAAGGAACTCATAGAGAAGAAATTTGGCATTGGTTTGACGAGAATCATAGCAAAGGCGTTGGCTGGCTAATGAATGAAAGAGAAACAAGATATTAAAGGAGAATTTAAAATGAACGTTAATGAAATGATGGGCATGATCGACCAAAAGGTATGTAATGATAAAGACAAGGCAAGACGAAAAGAAATCGAAACAAAGAACAGATTTGATATTGCGCTTGCAAAAATTAAAGAACTCAAGCCAAGAATTGACGATTTAATTAAACTTGCAAATTATGCAAAGGACAACGGAATTGACTTCAATAAAAGAGGATGGGGAGGACATGAAGGATATGATACTGGTATGTTCTACACAAACAGTTGGTCGCATCTTGTAGGATTTGTAGATAGAGATCCGATTACGCTGCTTGGAATTGATGCAGGAGGTGCCTGTGGAGATGTAGATTTTAGAACTAACGGAGAGTATACGTCTGGATTGAACAGAAAAACAATGGCAATTGTAGAACCTAGGTTGTATCACATGGAGACCTTCATTAAGAAGTTTGATGAGTTTGAAAGAGAATTTTACGCATATATTGAAAAAGTTTGTAAGTAATTAAAGGAGGATTTTATTATGAGTATGAGAGATTATGCAGTTAATGATTACGGTCTTGTGATGACAAGGGAGATGCTGAAAACTATTTGTTCAAAATATTATAGAGAATACACAGAAGAGAAATATAATGATGACGAATATAGCTTTAATGATGCATTGTACGAAGAAGGAGTCGTAGAGTATATCAGTGGATTTACTGGCGAAGCAATGGTAATTGATGACAACGGAAACGACGATTATAATTCCAGTGAAGCATATAATGACGATACGATCTATTATGTACCGACCCAAAATTATGGCACTTTGTTCAAAGCTGCATATGCAAATATGGAAGAACTTGAAAGCGAATTTAGAAATAAGTTCAATAAATATTTTCCTGATGATTTCGACTATAGAAAACATATTTGTCATATTGTTGGTACTTATTTCGGTTAAAATAAAAGGAGGATTTAAAAATGGGACTTGACCAGTATCTTAAAAGAATGCCTCGCTACAAAAACACTACTGCAAGCGAGGTGAGTGCAATTGAAAATTATTTCGATTGGTTGAATGCAAAGAAAGAAGGAAGTGAATATGCAGACTGCACACTTAAGGAATGGTGCGATGTTGATGAAAGTGAACTTCCGAGTAAGGATGTAATTGAATTTTATAAACCTTTCTACAAGAAGCGTTATTCCGCTTGGGACACTGAACATAAGTATGGATATAACAGAATTATGGAGCAGGTTGGATATTGGAGAAAAGCAAATCAGATTCATAATTGGTTCGTAACCAACGTTCAAGACGGAGATGATGATTGTGATTATCATCATGAGTGTACAAAGGAGATCATTGAAAACCTTCTCGGTGTCTGTAAAACAGTGCTTGATTCTTGCACAATGACGTATGGGAAGGTGCATAATGGAGATAAGGGAACTCCTAATGGCTGGGAACCGATTTATGAAGATGGCAAAGTCGTAATTGACTCAAGTGTTGCAGAGGAGTTGCTTCCTTGTTGTGATGGATTCTTTTTCGGAGGGTGCGATTACGACGAGTATTATGTAAACGATATTGTTGACACCATTAAGATTCTTGAAAATGTTCTTGCAATCACTGACTTTGAAACGCAAGCTATTTATTACGTGAGTAGCTGGTAAACAATACAAAATTATTCTTAAAGGGGCTTGAACAAAGCCCCTTTTATAAAATAGAAAGGAGATTAATAAATGTTGAGTAAAGAAAACACAATGGAAATATTAAATCAATTCTCGCAAGAGTGTTACAACTTCTGGATGAAGCAAGGGAAAAGCCACAAGGATGCATTTGAACTGATGCTTAAAGATATTGAGTGCATTAAGCACGATCCATATAAACCATGTGGTGAACTGTTGGATGTAGAAGCAAAGAAAGCATTTATTAAGAGTGAAAGGAGCAAATAAAATGGAAAAAATTAAAATTGATTTAGGATTTGCAACATTAGTTGCTGAAAAGGGAATTTACGAAGGCTACCGCGAAATTTATCTCAGCCTTGAAAATAAAAAAGGTGTATGGTTGCAAGACCTTGCAATAATTGGACAGAAATGTCACTATGACAAAGATGGTAATCTTGTATATGACAAGGGAATTGATGTAACTGTGTATGCAGATTGTGACAATGAGGATTATACAAACAGATTTGAAGTTGGTATTTATGAGGAGAAAAATTAAATGACTACAAGATATTTTGTAAATTGTTTTGAAAGAGAATTGTGCATTAAATGGGATGATGCATATAAATATCTCGAAAAAGAGATTCTTGATATGCTGGATGGATATTATTATGAATGGCATAGCACAGAAGAAATTGAAGATCCTGATTATAGAGCATATGTTGAAGATTCTTGCTGTGAAGAGTTTATGATGGAACGTCTGAGTGAGACCTATAATATGTGGGAGTCTTGGTGGGTTGAAGGCGATGAAGACGAGGATGGAAATGAAATCATTCCATACAAGACAAATAATTCTGGATATATCACATATAGAAGAGCCATTGGATTGCTCCAAAATGTAATTGATTATTGTACAGACAATGGAAATGTAGAACTTGAAATTGTTCGTAGAGATCTGTATGCGATTGGTTTTTCTGATGATGAAATTAAATGGCTTGGATATGACTGGATTCTTGAGGAGGATGAGTAAATGAAAACTTGGAATATCCCTGTGTGCTGGACAATGATGGGAACGGTAAATGTAGAAGCGAAGACACTTGATGAGGCAATTGAAATCGCAAAAGATGATGCAGGTATTATCCCAATCCCTGATGATGGAATGTTTATGGGCGGCACTTGGGAAGTGGATTGTACCGATATTGACTATTTGAGAAAATGGTATAACGGAAATCAGATGGATGATAGTGATGGAGATGATTAAACGGAGGATTTAATTATGAAAGAATTTATTCTGACTTGTAACTGTTATGAGCCTATGTTTAGAGAAGATATTAAAGTAGAAGCAAATGGCCTTGACGAAGCATGGGACAAAGCAAAAACAAAGGCAAGCAGAAAGTATAAAGCAAAGAAAAACGATATTAATATTACAGCAGTACGGCAGTAAATTAAAAATGTAATTTTAATATGATACAATTGACAACTTTGATGGATTTAAATTGAATAAGGAGACAAAGTAAATGGAAAAAATTAAAAAGGAAACCATTGTATATCAGGCACTTGACGGAAAAGAATTTATAAACTATAGCGACTGTATGGAATATGAAGCGAACACATTCAAGAGCATTAATCTAAAACATTTTGTTGTTCCAATTCCTTATGGAGATGATGGGCTGTATACTCATATTGCGTATAAGGTAAATTCGGAAAATGAATTTAATATGTTGATGACATATTTGCGCTACAATTATGGAGACATTTATGGAATTGAAGAATACTCAGGCGACGGATGGTATATGGTCACAACGTCTGAAGGTGATTGGGTAGATGTATATCTGTTGAGTAAAGTTGTTGAAGACTTTACGCATATGCTTTCGGAGATTGCAGAAAACACTTTGAAATTCTGAAAGGACTTAAAAAATGGAACTTAAATTTTTTAAGAAACGTGGTTACGATGGCACCATTCGTAAGGTATGGACTGCCGATAAGGAAGTGTGTTTTGGACTGGTTGGAACTGTAGAAGACCTTCTAAAAGAAAAAGTTATTGAATGGTGTGATTATAATGATGACATTTGGATATTCATCCCATATCTTGGCATTCTTCAGGAAGCAAATTTCGGGAAAACAAGAGAAGAAGCAGTAAGTAAAATTAAATAAAATAAATATCAAGAGGCGTAGAGAAATCTATGCCTCTTTTATTGACAGAATATAAAATTATTGTATAATAGGAAGGAAGAAATATTATGACAAAAGAAAAGAAATTCTTGACTAAAGAAGAGTATGTTGATTATCTTGCCAACAAGTCAAATGAAGTGCATCTGAGTACGTCAAATAGAAAGACTGGTGGGTGCTGCAACGACTTGGCTTTCCCGACTTGTACGTGTCGGGAGGACGCACCTTGCAAGCATGGCGGATGCTATTGTATGAAAGGAACGCAGCAAATGAGTTCTGTTTTGGCAGCATATACAAGAAATCTCAGACTATACAACACAGATCCACAGGATTTTTGGGAACAGGTTGCGTTTAAGGTGAAGCATAATCCGCGCCCACTATTTAGATTCTTTGATGCTGGGGATGTCCCCGATTATGATTTCTTCTGTGGAATGGTCGAACTTGCAAGGCAATTTCCTGATATTAAGTTCATGTCGTTCACGAAAAAATATAGCATTGTGAACAAGTGGCTTACTGAGAACGGAGATCTGCCAGACAATCTCAATATTATTTTCTCTGCATGGCATATTGGATGGAAGGTAGAGAATCCGTTTGGTCTTCCTGTTGCATATGTGGATTTTAAAGACAAAACTCTGAATCCTGAATTCCCAAAAGAAATTACTAGTTGTCCGAATCAAAAAGATAAAACGATTACTTGTAGTATTTGCAGAAAGTGTTGGAATAAGAGAATTCAGTCTGTAAAGTTCGACCAACATTAAACAATACAAAATTAACGACATAATTTTATGACAGAAAGGAAATAACTTATGGCTAGAAAGAATGACAACTTGCACACTGCGAAGAAGGCAAAAAATGATGAATTTTACACTCAGGTAAGAGACATCGAAAGAGAGATTGAGCACTACAGACCGCACTTTATAGACAAGGTAATTTACATGCCTTGCGACAATCCAGAATGGAGTAACTTTTGGAGAGTTCTCAAGGGACAGTTCAGTGCAATTCGATGCAAGAAGATTGTGGCGACTTTCTATAATGGAGTTGTTGATAAGGACACTCATCCTTACAAACTTGAGTGGGACGGTGAGACGGAAACAAAGACGATGCTTGAAGGATATGGAGATTTCCGCAGTGAAGAATGTACGAAGATTTTGCAGGAAAGTGATATTGTGATTACGAATCCTCCATTCAGTATGTTTAGGGAATTTGTAAAGTGGCTTGAAGATGCGGGGAAAAAGTATTTGATTATTGGAAATCAGAATGCGATTACTTATAAAGAAATTTTTTCTCTGATTAAAGAAAACAAGATGTGGCTTGGGTACAACACTAATAAATCATGTGATTTTATCATTCCTGATAATTATGTTGTGAAAGGATCTGGGTATGTAGATGAGCGCGGAGCAAAACATGCTGTTGTCCCAGGAATTTGTTGGTTTACTAACCTTGATATTCAAAAGCGTCACGATTTTATTCATAGCGGAAAAAGATATGCAAGAACGCCAGAAAAATATTGCAAGTATGATAATTGTGATGCAATTAATGTGGATAGAACAAATGAAATTCCAGATGACTATGATGGGGTTATGGGTGTTCCGGTTACGTTTTTAGATAAATACTGCCCAGAACAATACAAAATTATTGGTGAGGGAAGGGATTATCCAATGTCTGCGAAATTTGTAGAAGACTATTATAAGTCTGGGGGAACAGGCGCGTATAAAGCAGGAAATCCTTTGCTTGGATATTATGACAACAACGGAAATGCAAAAATACCATACATGAGAATTCTTATCCGCCGCAAGCAAGCAGACATTGACGACCTTTCTAAAATTTGCCTTGTAACACATCGTTTTCGATCCACAACCGAGACATACGACATTAACGTTGAAGCGTAAAGGAGAACCAATATGAATATTACATTGAATAAAATTAAGGTTAGAGATTTATTCAACGGCTATATCAACAATGGAGAAGATGGAGTCGTTGGCTATCATGGAAACCTCAACATCAGACCTAAATATCAGCGTGAGTTTATATATAGTGATGCTCGTCAGGAATTAGTTATTGACACAGTTCTTAAGGGATATCCGCTTAATATCATGTACTGGATGAAAACTGGTGTAGACGCAAACGGAAATGAAACCTACGACTTGCTAGACGGTCAGCAAAGAACTCTTAGTATTTGCAGATTTCTTGAGAATAAATTTATGTACAATGGAACTTATGCAAATGCGTCAGAGACAATGAAAAGCACAGTCTTAGACTACGAGCTGCTCGTATATACATGCGAAGGAACTGACGCAGAGCGTATCGCATGGTTTGAAAGAATCAACACAGCAGGAGAAAAACTTACACATCAAGAGATTCTCAATTCTACTTATGCAGGAAATTGGTGTACAGATGCCAAAAAGTTTTTCAGCAAAAGCGATTGCGAAGCAAAGCGTATGGCAGACCAGTATCTTAATGGTAGATATGATAGACAGGAAGTTTTTGAAACTGTATTGGGTTGGATTGCAGATTCTCAGGGAATTACATTGGAGCAGTATATGAAAGCACATATGAATGATGCTGACGCAAAGGAAGTGAGGGCTTATTTCCACAAGGTAATTAATTGGGTTGAAACATTTTTCCCATCTAGCAATTACAGAAAAGAAATGGATGGTCTTCCTTGGGGCATCTATTATAACAAATACGGAAAAAATGTATATACAGCAGCAGAGCTTGAGGCAGAGATTAATAAGCTGATGGATGATGAAGAAGTGACAAACAAGAAGGCGATTTATGAATATGTACTGAGCAGACATAATATTCTTTGTGCGAACAAGCTAAATATCAGAACTTTCCCGAAGAGTATTGCAATGAAGAAATATAGGGAACAGAATGGTGTATGTCCGATTTGTAAAGGCAACTTTAGTTTTGAGGCAATGGCGGCAGACCACATCGTTCCTTGGAGCAGAGGAGGAAAGACAACGGAAGAAAATTGTCAAATGTTGTGCGAACATTGCAATAGCGTAAAGAATAATAAAAATTTGTTGGTGTGACAATACAAAATTAATGACATCAAAGGAGACTAGAACATGGAACTCAACAAAATTTACAACATGGATTGCTTGGAAGGAATGAGACAACTTCCAGACAATTGTGTGGATCTTGTTGTTACAGACCCTCCATATGTAATTGAAACAAGTGGGGCAGGAATTTATAAACAGGCAGACAAGCAGTATGTAAAAGAATTGAATAATATGAAAGACGGCTTTTCTACGCAGGTGCTTGATGAGCTATGCAGGATAATGAAAAAAATTAATATTTATTTCTTTTGCAGCCAGAAACAGATTATTCCTCTTCTTGATTACTTTGTAAAAGGAAAGAAATGTAACTGGAATTTGCTTACGTGGCATAAGACAAATCCTGTTCCCGCATGTGGAAATAAATATTTGACTGATACAGAATATATACTGTTCTTCAGAGAAAAGGGAGTTAAGATTTACGGCGAGTTTAAAACAAAATTTACATATTATATAACTCCTTTAAATCAGTCAGATAAAAAGAAATATGGGCATCCAACGATAAAACCCATTAATATTGTGACGAATCTAATTGTTAATTCTTCTCTAGAAAACGGAATTGTATTTGATCCGTTTATGGGGAGCGGTACAACAGCAGTTGCTGCTAAGGAATGTGGTCGTAATTTTATTGGGTATGAATTGGACTCAGACTATTATGAAATTTGCAATAAAAGGTTAGAGGAAATAAATAAAGGAGATGTGGTAAATGAATAAATATCAATATTACGTGAATGGGAATCCAGTTTCAAGAAAGGGAATGATGACATAGCTTAAAAATAAGTGCTATAAAATTCTGCATACTGAATATATTGGTGACATTTGAATCAATACAATAGGAACAGATGAAAAGAAATTTAATAGTTTCATGAGAAAGATTGAAAATGGACATATTGTGTTAATTGATAACAAAACATTTCGTCGTAAGAAAATTTAGGAGGCGTAAGTCAATGCAAGAATATTTTGATTTGATTGACAAAGCAAATGACATTGACGAGTTGACAGAAATTGTTGAGGAACGTGCTGCCTTTGATGACAGCATTACAAATAAAGAATATTGTGAGATCGTTGAATACGCAAATATCAAAATTAAAAATTGGAGACATAAGTAATGAATTTTAATGTAAGAGTTGAATATGAACCCATTCCTATTCGGCATATTGCAGTACAGTGTCCAGAATGTAAAAATTGGTTTCATGGAATGGACATAACTGATGATGACCTGTTTTATAGTTATCAGATTGATATGGCAAATTATTGTTGTCCTGTGTGCCATACTACATTTGGAAGATCCGCTTGGAATAACTTTAAAGGGAAAGACAAGCCAAATATTGAAGAAGTAAGTTATCCAGATGTTTATGAAGGCTGTCTTAAACAGAAGGTGATTTGGGAATAAGAAAGGGAATTAATAATGAGGCACTCAGAATATCAAATTATAGTAGAAAATATTTCTAATCAGATAGAGCAGTGTGAAACTATCTTGTCGAAGTATAATTTAAATGCACGTGATACAAGTAAGATGACAATAAAAGATCTTAATGAATCAATTTTGTCTTGCAGAACAGCAGTTAGCGAAATGGATAAGTTTGTGAAAGATGATTTGTATCATATAATTGGTATGGCAGACCTGAATGCAGCACAAACATCTCACATCATTAAACTTACAAAAGAATTGTTATCACACAGAGGAGATATCAAATTTATAGCAGGACAAAATACAATTTTAATTCCCAAGAAGAAAAAAGAAAGTGCTTATAAATTATCATCTGGAATTAAACTTGTAAAATAACAAAGGAGATTAAATATGAGAAACTTAAATAAGATTTATAAAAATGATGAACTGTTCTACTATTGTAATTCATGTGGTGAAATTAATATACCTAATACTGATGTTCTCTCATATCACGATGTTGACGAACTTCCTATTAAAGAAAGAAATCTTTATGAAAACTACTGGAGTGACGCTTATGGATTCCAAATGTATGTAGTTAATTATAATGGAAATGCTGCAATGGCATTAAGCTTCCTTTTTTGTGAAACTTATCTTAGTGACATTCTTAATAAAGATAAAACTAATGATACTGATATGCAAATGCTGTATAATGCAATTTCTGATTATGCAAAGATGCTTGAAAAAGATGAGATAGTTGCTTTCTGTGATATTGCTGTGGGGGATTATACAGATCCTGATGGACATGAACTTCTTATCATGATTCCATATGAAAGAAGAACAGAAATTAAAAAGATTGCTGAAGCGCTTGAAAATGTTGTATATAACGGTGTTGAGTCTTTGATATAAAGGAGATTAATAATGAATAATTGGTGGAAGAACCCTGTGCTACAAGGCGAAGACAATGATTATGGTCAATATGATTATCTTGTTGAAGAACTCCCGAACGATGAAGCGAAATGGGAATTGTGGTGTAGCAAATGTGACAGTTGCGGTAAGTATCATCGGTTGAACTTCTATTCTATTCATTACTTTTATACAATGGATGGATATGACTCATTTGATTATACAAGCTGTTGGAGATGTGAAGTTTGGAGCTTTATTCATAGTATTAAGAATAAAATTAAAAAAGAGATTAAAGCTCATAAGCTGGCTTTTTCACTACTGAATAGAAAGCATTCTATTAAAAAAAATATTGAGTATTATAAACTTGGACTTAAAATTGGTAGCAATTGAGACTTATGAATAGGCAGGTTTCTTTTTTATTAACTTTGTAATAGAAAGGACATTAAAGTATGACATCTCAGGAGATCAAAATTGCAAAAGCAACTAGTCGGAGTGCAGGCGCTTCGGCTATTAAGGATGGGAAGATTCGTGCAGTAGTTCCTCTTTGGGTGGAAAGTAATGTGGATAAGAGTAAAACAATTCTCGACTTTGGTGCGGGGAAGGGAGCTACTAGTACAAAATATCTTCTAAGCAAAGGATTTGATGTGGTAGCATATGATCTATGGGTTGGCAATGGAGATGTACTACTCGATAAATTTGCACTGAATAGACAGTATGATATCGTATTCGCTTCTAATGTGCTTAATGTGCAGAGTTCTCTGCAAATGCTTTTTGAAACGTTAAATCAAATTAAACAAGCAATGAATAATAATGGGGAGTTTATTTGCAATTATCCACAAAGCCCTCGGAAGATGGATCTAAAAGAAACAGATATCGATGAAATCTTGTTCTCGATGTTTGGTTTTGTTGAGCGAGTTGGTGGAACTAAATCCGCACCTGTATGGATGGTAAAGAAAACTCAACAAAATACTTGACAAAACAAAATTGTAGTGTTATAATAAACGCAGAAAAATAATTTATAACAAAAAGAGGTTATGCTGTGAAAGTAGTAGTATTTCATATAACTACGAAAGGGTTCATTACTTTCAAAAACAAGCAAGAATTTTATCAATTTGTGTCAGATACGACGCATAGAGTAATCAATGAAAGAAGTACGATTAAAGAGTTGGCGTATATGTTACCAAGAGAAGAATATTGTACAATTTTAAAAGGAGGGGTAATGATATGAATGGAAGAATAGAAAAAGAGATTGAAGCAAAAGCAAAAATGGAAAAGAAACTTAGTAAATTGCCAAATATTTTTACCGCATTTTATAATTGGATGGACGCTAGAGACAAAACGTATACGACAATGAATAACTATATCAATCATGTTGTCGATTTTATGAAATTCTATACAAAAGGGGAGCCAGACGAAGATTTTTATTCTAATGTTACTGATGAAGACATTGAAAGCTATATGACATATATTAAGAGAAAGTCTGCTAGAGGAAAAGGCACGGAAGTTGGGGATGACATTAGAGCAGCGAGATGGTCTTCTCTTAATACGTTTTATAAATTTTTGATGCAAAAGAAGTATATCAAAGAAAATCCTATGGCGCAAACAGAAAGACCAAAAATTAGGACTCAGCATAGTGTGACATATATGACGCCAAAAGAAATTCAGTCTGTCTTCGATAGAATTGAAATGGAAGGCAGACCAATGACAAAAAATAGAGATAGATGTATTATTGCACTTGGTCTTGGAACTGGGCTTAGAGTCTCTGCGATTGTTAATATTAATGTTGAAGACATTGATTTTAAGACAAACAATATTAGAGTAATTGAGAAAGGTAGAAAAGTAAGAGAAATAAGTTTTTCTAATCATCTGAGGAAATCGTTGCTTGTTTGGCTAAATGATAGAGCGCGATTTTTTGGAGGAGGAGAAACTGGCCCATTGTTCATTAGCCAAAAGAAAAATAGAATGTCTGTTGATAGCGTTCAAGGGGTCGTAAAGAAATATACAAGTCATCTTGATAAGCATATTACTCCTCACAAGTTGAGAAGTTCTGCTGCAATGAATCTGTATAGTGCAGGAATTGGCATTATGACAATTGCATCTGTTCTTGGACATGAAAATATTACTACAACACAAAGATATACGGAAGCATATGACGCAGAAGTGCAAAGCGCAACAAGCATTTTGGACAATTTTATTGATAAAGGAGAGTAACATGTTAGTGGATTTGGATACTTTTAATTATAGAGGGAAAGAGTATTATGTTGGAAGCGTTGTGAAATTGAAAAGGACAGTCGAAAATATTAAAGTGCTTAAAAGACATTATATTGATAGTAGTGGAAATCACAATTATGATTTTGTAAAAAAAGGCGATCATAATGTAATGTCTATTACAACTAACAATTTGGATAAGTTTTTGGATGATGTAATTGAGGAAGCTGATGCTCCTCTAGAAACTAAGGCGGAATATTATAAAGATACAGATCTTGATGTGATGTTCTATGGGTGGATTATTTATATTACTCTAATGGCGTTGGTATCATTTGTTCATGGGAATGTTTTTGGATGGATATTGATTTCCATTTACTTTTTCGTCTGGAGAAAGAAAACATTGAAAAAAGATCAATAAATTAAAAAATGTAATTTAATTTGACAATTATAATTTTGTACTGTATAATAAAAGAAGCGAAAAATTTATAATGTAAGAATCACAATACGTTATGATTGGTACAAAAAATAAAAGAACAATGGAATTGCGAATATCGAGTTAAATGGAAATTGCGCAATAATCAGCGGCGAATTAATATAAAGTAAAAGTGAAATACAAAATTTTTCGATCTTCGATAAAAAACTTGACAAGACGCAATTGTTATGGTATAATGCAATCGTAATGAGATGTAATACAAAATTATAGTCTTTTCAATTGTTGAGAAAGGGGGATGAATGATGAATGAAATCAAAGAGCGTCAATGTTCAATGCCAGAAATGTGGAACAATTTTTCAGGTTGATGAACAAAATAATTACATTGAGTATTTATATATACAAGCGAAATGCCCATGCTGTGAACACGAAAATTATATGTTGAATATAGGGAAAGACATTTTAGATAAATACACATATTATAATGTGGTCATGGATGAAAGATATTATAAGTATTAATTTTTATTTTATTAAACAATACAAAATTATAGGAAAAGGAGACTAATAAAATATGGCAAACAAACTTTTTGAACTTCCACAAACCAAGGGAACTTTTCAGGTTAGAGGAATTGTAAGCGGAGTAGAGAAGGACAACTTCTATACAGAAAAGAAGACCAAGACAGGCAAGGATTTTCGTATGGTTAACTTTGGCGTAGAGTATGAAGACAAGAAGACCATTTATCCTTCGCTTAATGGCATGCCACGCGATAAGGTGTATTTTAGCAAGAAGAATGAAGATGGTAAGACAGAAGTAAAGGCAATTGCTTGGAAGGATAGAATTAAGAATGCACCAGATGGATATCGTATGATTGGTGTACTGACTGGGCTTAAGAAAGTTCCTGGAGAGAATGGAAAGCTCAAGAATGACAATCATTATAGAACAGAATATGATGCATGTGAATATATTAATGAAAATCTTAATGATGGTGATTCTGTTTTTGTTAAAGGAAATCTAGAATTTGGCAGTTATACTAACAAAGATGGAGAAGTCTCTCGTACCACAAAGTTTGTCCCAACACAAGTTTCTCTATGTCAGAAGGATGTTGATTTTGAGGCGGAGGATTATGCTCCCGCTCATGATTTTACGCAGACAATTGTTTTTGTTGGTATTGATCAGGAAAGAGAAAACGACAAGCCAACTGGTCGATTTGTAGTTGATGCAAAGATTGTGAATTATAACTCTATTGAGTCTGCTGAATTTATTATTGAAGATGCAAAACTCGCAAAGCAGATGCGTAGTGGGCTAAAGCCTTATAATTCCATTCAGGTTCATGGACATATCAATGTTGTTAATAATGTTGAAGACGTGAATGATGAGGAAGATGATGATTGCTGGGGCGAATCTAATGATATGGACAATAAGAGAGTTTTTGCACCGACTCATCGAGAACTTATTATTACAGGTGCAAAGCCATCAACTATTGACAAAGAAACATATACTGAAAAGGCAATTGATGAGGCAATTAAGAAGGTCAATGCATCAAAGAAGGCAGAACAGGATTTTACTGGTAAGGCAGAGTCAACATCTAACGTAGATGATGATTGGGGCGACGATGCATCTGACGATGACGATGAACCATGGTAAGCAAATGCGTTTAGAGGAGATTAATTTCTCCTCTATACAATATAACATTATATATAAAGGAGATTGATATAAATGGCAAGAGCAAGAAAAGCAGCAACAGTACAAAAGAAATTACATATGATTTGTTATGGACAACCTTTTACTGGAAAGAGCACGTTTGCATCACAGTTGGCATATATGCACAATGAAGATGGGAGTCCTATGAAGGTTCTATATATTGACGCCGAGAGTGGTTCAATTGACAATTATCTAGACACCATGGAAGCTAATGGTGTGGATCTTGGCAATATTTTTATTGTCTATACACAGAGCCTTGGAGAAGTCCTAGATTATATTGATAAGGTAAAAAATAATGAAGACTTTTATGAGCTTGATGAAGATGGAATGGAAACTGATGAGATTGTAACAGATGCACAAGGCAATCCATTCAGAGCCGATGCAATTGTAGTTGATGGTGTCAGTGTTCTTTATACTGCAGCGCAACAGGGGCTACTTGAGTTTTCTAAGAAACGAGCAAGAGTTAAGGCAAATAATAAAGATCTTGTTGGTGACGAGAAGCTAGTAGCTATTGAGGGCGCATCATTAGAAATTAAAGATTGGGGATCTCTCAAGTATAAGGGAGCTAACCTTTGTCTATCCCTTCTAGGTACTGGCGTACATAGCATTATTACCTGTCGAGAAGAAGACGAGAAGATTTCTATTAAGGACTCTGATGGAAAGATTTCAAGTGTTGCAACTGGCAAGAAGATTCCTGCAGGATTTAAGACAGATCTAAATTATAATATGCACACTGTAATCCGTTTTTATAAGGACGAGAATGGTGAAATTTGTGCGGATGTTGAGAAGGATAGAACTGGTGTACATCCCGGTGAAACTTTAATTGATCCCCAGCTTCTTGATTGGCAAGTTGTTATTGACAAGTCAAAGGGGAAACAGAAGTTTGTTCTCCATAATAGTCTAGACACAGCAGTAGAAACTGAGCAAGAAATTTATAGTGCAGAAGTTATGAGCAATGCAACTAAATCTTTTAGTAAGTCGGAAATGGAAAAGATTAAGCAGAAAACTGATGCAAAAGATGCTTCTAGTGATGTAACTGAACTTCAAGCTAAGATTAAGGCTATTATTGGTAAACTAGACCCAGTAGCTAAGAGCAACATGAAAGCCGCTCTAAAAGAGAAAGGACTTCCTGTAGTAATTAGTAAGGTTACAGATATTGCTATTCTAAACCAGATTCTTGAAGTAGTTTCACAGTAAGGAGACATAACAATGGGCGCCACTTTAATTAGAAAATGCGCGTTCTGTGGGGAAGATATTGTTTTAACAAAAAATGATATGCATATGGTTTCTTACAAACAGAAAAGCTATCATACTGAATGTTTTAAAACAATGTGTAATGGGCGAGTACTAAAAAACAACAGGTACTCGTCCATTTATTCAGATGCCTTACAGAATTTAGATCAACTAGAATCAGAAACAAAAAAGAAATTAATGCATCGTTTTGTGCAAGACGAATTCAATGAGTATTTGATTGTACATTATGATGTTGGGGCATTAAGTCGTCGTTTTTGGTCAATCATTGCAGACATTCAATCTGGAAAATATAATGGAAAACGGTGCAAGCCAATTGACTTAGAAACATTGTTTGATATGTGGAAGGACTATCAGAAAGAACTAGACAAAACAAATGCATGGAACAAGCATCATGGCAAGGTAATTGACGGAGAGGTAAGAGTCAACTATGATCTTGCTATTTTAATGAGTAATTATGTAAAATATTCAAAAGCAAAGGAAAAAGCAAAGAAAGAAGCAGAAGAGAAAGAGAAACAAAGTCGCGTTAAAAAGAGTGTAAACATTGATTATAGCAAAATTAAAGCAGTTGAACATAATGATGGATTAGGGGATATTAGTGATCTTTTGGAAGATTTAATTTGATAGGAAGTGAAAATATGGAACTTGAATTAACTAATAGCCAGTCCGAAATGCTGGTAGTTGGATCATTTTATAAAGAACCAACATTATATCTAACATATGGAACCTCAATTGTCCCAAAATATGATTTTTCGGACAAGGCATGTGAGTTTTTTTATCAGTTATTTTCTGATTATTATGTTTCATATTCTGAAGATTTTACCGAATTGAAAATTAATACGTTCTGTAGTATGTCTAAGGAGCGTTTTAAACAATATAGGCAGTATGGTGGATATAAGACAATTAAAGAATTAATGGCAATGAGTGACCCTCATGATATTAAAAATTATCTTTCAATATTTAAAAAATTTTCATTGCTAAGGGCATTTAATGAGACTGGATATGATGTATCAAAAATTCTGGCAATTAAGAATTTCAATGCATTAACGCCAGATGATATTTGTAGAATTGTTCGTGGCCGAATTGATAAGGTAGCTAATAAAGTACAAGCAATTGATGAACCTGTTGTTCTTACAGAGAACGCAGTTTCATGTATTGATCAATTCCTATGCATGCCATCTATGGGCGTTGCTGGGCCATGGCCATATCTTCAGAAGTATTATAGAGGATTACTTCCAGGAAACGTTTTGATGACAGGAGCTTTGAGCAATAGTGGTAAGGGCAGAAATCTCGTTTATCTTATTGCGTATCTAGTCCTTGTTCAAAAGCAAAAAATTCTATTGCTTGCAAACGAAATGTCAGCAGAGAGCATTAAATTGAACTTCTTAGTTACATGCATTAATTCTCCAGAGATTCAAGAGCTACATGGAATTAAAGATATTTATAAACCAGAAAGAGAAATTGCACTCGGATCATATAAAGATGATAACGGAAAGTATATCTATAGACAAATGGATGATAATGGTGTGTATACAGAAGATGAAGAGTCTTATAAAAAGAGAATTTATGAAACCTCTTCTGAATATCGTAAGGTGCAACGAATTATGCAATGGGTTGAATCTGAAAGTAGTGGCAAATTCTTGTTTAAGAATATCGGTTCTTGTTATGAAGATGAAGTACTTGAAATGGAAATTAAAAAAGCCAATACAATTTACAAATGTGATGGTGTAGCATACGATACGCTTAAATGCTCCGGGCTTGAGGACTTTGCCAAGTTAGCCGCAACTGCTACAAAAATTACAGAGTGGATCCATGAAACAAAAATGTATTGTATTTGTACATTCCAGCTTACAGATTCAGCGCATGATATTCCTATTGAAAATCTAAATTCTCAGGAGATTGCAAGTTCAAAGAGAATGATGCATGTTACTGACCAAATGCAAATGTGGAAGCATTTATCAGCAGATGATAAGCAAAACTATGTATATGTCTGTGAAGATGATACTTGGGGAGAGCCAATAGAACATGATTTAAGATATGATAAAAATTATGTTGGATTAAGAATTGTAAAGAACAGAGTTGGTTCTAAGAATGATTTGATCTGCTTTGAAGTAGATATGGACGGAAATGTTTGGAAGGAAATTGGTGTGCTTAAGAAGAAAATGTAAAGATTCATTGGATAAATTTTAATATTATGGCTTGACAAATTTAAAATTATATGATAATTTACAGACAGTTCAATATAACAGTTTATAAGAGAGATGCGCCATATGGAGGATGTTATTAAAATGAGTTTTGATAATCGGGTTGTGATTGTAAGTAATTATGCAACTGAAGCACTTAATAATGAACTTAGCTATTGGGGCGATCGTGGATTTAGGCTAGTCTCTACTGAAATGGCAGCGAATAAATGTGGCGTTACAGTTATGTATCTATTTTTTACAAAAGAGGTGTAAAATCAATGGATAAATGCGGGACATGCAATCATTATATTGGTTGTGGAGATTGGAATTTATGCTGTGACATTCCACATCCGACTCCTAAAGAAAAAGAAATGGGGATGACTTTTATATTTAGGCATTTGTGTTATGAGGACACAAGTGCTTGTGACATGTACGAGCCGAAAGGAGCAAATTATGTTAATGAAAATCGCACATCATAATGATGGAAAGGAAAAGTCTCAGTCACATACTTGTTATTTATTTAATGATGCTGATAGATATCATAATTTTGACTTAACAAATATTTATGGATATGGCGAAACAAAAGAAGAAGCTATAGAAAACCTAAAGAAGAAACTTGCATATTATTTTGATGAGCTTCATGCGCTAGAAGAGATGCTTTATGAAACAGATGTGCTCGACAATGATATTGTTGAAGTTGATTGTTTGGGGAGAAAGATTTGAGGAGGGCTAAATAAAATGAGGCCAATTGATGCTGATGTGATAAATCAAGTAATCATATTTGATAAAGATAATGAAAATATGAATGTTGCTGTTATCAGAGAATACTGCCTCAAACAGAAAGCGTTTCTTGATAAATTTCCTACAATAGAGGTCATCCCTGTCTCTGAACTTGAAGCATTATGTGATTTCCTTTATGAAAACGATTTAATTTCTAAGAATGGCTTAAGTAAATTAAACGAACTAATAGGAAAGTATGAGATAAAAGGAGAATAATAAAAATGATGATATGCGGTGAAGATAGACATTGCCCACTATGTGATGATAGTTGTCATTCATATATTGAGGTAGTTCCAGTAAAAGAACTTGAAAAAACTAAAGAAGAAATATCCAATTTGATTTACGAATACATTGATTATATGTATTGTGATAATTGCCGATATAATTTTGAAATCCCTGATACTTGTAATTGCGACGATTGTCATAGGAAATATGTTAATTGGGCTGTGTCGCGCTATGATTGTGATTTGCTTGCCGAAAGGATTTTAAGTGAATAAAATGAAATATTGGATTGATGAACAGACAGGATGTAAAATGTGTGAGCCAAATTGTGTAGATGAATGGTTACAATTTATATGGGACATCGGTTTCGATTATGATGGGTATAGTGATGCGAATAACCTAAAGCAGCTTATTGATGAATTGGTCGATGCATCTATTCAAGCGAGAGAATGCTTACATAAAGGAGAATTGTTTGCGAAAGAAATGATGACTGAACATAACAAAGGTAGTGTCAGGCGAGTATTGATGCAAGCTCCTACTGTAGATGTAGTGCATGCGCATTGGATTCATCACCAGGATAATCTGTTTCCGACAGAAAGTACAATGGAATGTTCACATTGCCATGAAGAGGAAACTGTTTTTATCTTGAATGATAATTATTGCCCAAATTGTGGCGCAAAGATGGATGGAGGTTCTGACTGATGGATGTTAGGGAAAAGACATTAAATGAAAAGCGGCTGATTGATGCCGATAGACGGACGATAGCAACGGCATTAAAAATGATTCACGATGCTGATTTTACACCGGGAGTATATGAGCATTCCGTTTATGGAAAAGCGGCATTGCTATTGGAAAAGGATGCCGTTTCTGTGGTCAGATGCCGGGAGTGTAAGTACCACAACAAGCCGCCTTGCCCTATGAGACTGTCATTTAACTGGACTGAGGACAACGATTTCTGCTCCTACGGAGAACGAAAAGAAGGTGCTGACAATGGCTAAGTGTCCAATCTGTGAGTATGAAAGCTGCCAGTGCATCTATGCAGGTAACGCCCATCCAGACCGATACAAGCGCAGACAGGTTGTTTTGGATCATCTGTACTTGCTATCTGACGAAGAAATAAGGCATATCCAATGGCTGCAGGCGTATTGGCAGACATCATACGAAGACCCAGAGAAAGAAGCAATCAGGGAAAAATTTATTAAGGAGCGTACAAGTGATTAAGTACACCTGTGGTGCTGGAACACCAGAAGAAGCAGAAACAAATTGCACTTATTTTATCAGAGGAGAATGCACAGCTTCTTTTTGCGAGTACCGGAGGAAAAAGCGAACCAACGCCGACAACATCCGGGCGATGAGCGATGAGGAATTAGCTGCATGGATTGCATCAATGACCACTGTTTGTGAGTGCTGTGCAGAAATCAATGAGTGCGAATCACCGAAATGTTTCAATAAATGTTTACACGGTGTTGAGGATTGGCTCCAACAGCCGCAGAAATTGGAACGCAATAAATCAAATCGCAACATGGCTGTCGTGGAAGTATAGGTGCAACGATTGCGGATGCCCTCAAGAATATACTCATAATTACTGCCACAACTGTGGAGCGAAGATGGATGAGGTGAAATAATGAAAGCAAAAAGCTATAAACTTAAGTATGTGCCAACTAAAGAGCAGCTTATTGAAGCACATTTTAGAGAAGGCGGAAGCTGGATTAATCATGATGCGGCGTGGTATGTAACAAAGAGTATTGACCATGCGCTGAGTGTAAGTATTTGCTTTAAAAACGATATCTCTGACTGGAATGACTTTGATAATGTGCTAGTGCTTGATGAAGAGTTTGGACAGCCATATATGCAGTTTTATGGAAAACAATATAAGAAAGAAGTTAATAACTTTCCATGTCTTGAGCGCTGTGTAGAACAATATAATGAGTTCATGGATAGTTTTGATTTTTTATGTGAGGTGACGGACATGGAAGATAAAAAATACTGTCCACTATGCTATTGTCTTTCTGATACTGCAACGTCGTCAAAAACGTTGATGTGTTCAGAGGAGAAGTGTATGTGGTGGCAAGATGGAGATTGTATTTGTAATACAGCCGTAAAATTACTTGGATTACTTGCGAATAGTAGGGCATATTTAAAAAGTGCCACTTGACAAACAGAAATTATTGTGATATAATCCAAGCATAGTTGAAAGAAGTCAATATGTGATTCAAAAAAACGAAAAAAGCTATTGACAAACAGAAAAACATATGGTATAATTCAAGCATAAGTCAAAAGACAATACAAAATTATTTAGAAAAGAAAGGACAAAAGAAAAAATGGCTATTCAGTATTATAGCAACCCCAACACGAAGGAAACGTTCGCTGTTCTAAGAGGAACTGAGCTTGATGCAATCAATAAGATTGATAAGTTTCTCAATGAGTTCGACTGTTATATGATTCGTGAGAAGTACATGATGCCCAAGCAGTTTAAGGTCAAGGTCAAGCTTGCGAAAGGCGATGTGTACGACGAGGAGAAGGGCAAGATGCTTGCAAAGGAAAAGCTTATGAAGAAGTATTATAGTGCTTTTGATAAGCGACTTGATATGTTTAGAGCAGATCTGATTGCACTAAACAGTCGTGTATTTGAAACTCCAGTAGAAATTCTTGAAAATACACCTTGACAATACGAAATTATTGTGGTATAATTCAGAATGTAGTCAAGAGAGAGCCAACTTGATTGATTGAGCCGCTTGAATACATAAGAAGAAAAAACCACAAGATGTACTTGACATATGACAAGTAATGTGGTAATATGTAAGCACGCTAGACAGTACAAAATTATAGTCAACAATCAAAAATCACTAAAAGGAGATTATGAATTATGGCAACAAAGGAACAGATGACAGTCCACAAGGCTCTTGCAGAACTTAAGGTTATTGATTCACGTATCAATAATGCGATTTGTTCTGGTACGTTTGTGGTTGCGAATAAGCATTCTAATGATAAGATCCATGGAATGACTATTAATGAGTTCAAGAACAGTATGAAGTCAGATTTCCAGAAGGTGTCTGATCTGATTGCAAGACGTAATGCAATCAAGAAGGCAGTTGTTGCATCTAATGCAGTAACGAAGGTTAAGGTTGGTGACAACGAATACACAGTTGCTACCGCAATTGAGATGAAGAACCACGGGATGGAGTTTAAGAACACATTCAAGAAGTATCTTGAATCTCAGTATGCTGTAGCAAAGAATGAGCTTGATAAGAACAGTGGTGATCCTCTTGAGAAGAGAGCAGAGAATTATGTTCTTAGTGTCATTCAGGCACAGCCGAAGGATTCTAAGATGGCTGTTGATTCGGAAGCGATGAAGAATCTTCGTGCGCAGTATATCAAGGACAATACTTATGACATCATTGATCCTATTGGTGTAAAGGATGCCATTGAGCAGCTTGATAACGAGATCTCTAGTTTCATTACTGAGGTTGATGCGGCACTATCTTGTAGTAATGCTTTGACTGTTCTTGATATTGAGTATTAAGCAGCTAACTTGCTGCCATTCGAAAACCTAGAACGGACTTGCTTCGATGGTTTTGACCGATACATTGATGTGAAATAATAAAAAAATTGGTCTTCAACAATATTTTTACTAATTCTAATAATACAGTAAAAAGATTTAATATATGGATTGACTTAAAATTAAGATGTACATATATTTTTCAACTGTAAAGATTAAAGTTTAAATATCAATGTTCAGAGATCAATGCTCAAAGATTATTTTTTCGTCAAAGTTTAAGTCTTAAAGTTGTAAAGAGGGCTTTTAGATAATTGTTAATTAAAATTGTGTGCCCACAAAGTTTTACAAAATCCTTGATCAATGGTTTGGTTTCAAGTTCAATGACCATAGGTTATCCACAAGGCTGAATGGTAGCTATCTTTATGTGGAAATAGGTTAATGTGTGAGATAGATAGAATTTCGAGTACTAGCAGAGCTGGGCATCTCTGAAAACTGCCTATTGATATGCAGGTGTGCTGGAATTGGAATACAGAACAGACTTAAAATCTGTCGCCCAGATGGGATTGAGGGATCGTGGCCCTTCACCTGCACCACGCGAATAAATGGAATGCGTTAAGATAATGTGTGGCTGACTGACCTAAGAGTCAAATATGCAAGCGTAACTCAGTTGGATAGAGTGCCTCGCTACGAACGAGGAAAACATTGGTTCAAGTCCTATCGTTTGCATTCTTTAATATGCGCCACTATCCCAACTGGCAGAGGAAATGCACTCAAAATGCATCAAGTCTCGATTCGAATTCGAGGTGGCGTACCACAGGTCTTTGTGGCAACTGTACGACCTATATAAAATACTAAAGTTGCAACATATTGCTGGCTGGAGGTAGGTATCTCAAGCGGCCTCATAAGTTGTTTTAATCTGGTTCAATTCCAGAGCTTCAGCAACCAAATAAATATGGGCAGGTAGCGAATCGGCAAACGCGGCGGACTGTAAATCCGTTCCTTCGGGGTAGTGGGCTCGACACCCACCCTGCCCACCAAATGATAGTGAGTAGCGTACAATGTCAGATTTGAGTGAAGATAGAACCAGTAACTTTTAAGTCTGTTAGGGGTCATACGCGGCCTCGCTCGCTGTCATTACCAAGGGACAAGTTGCTTAAACTGTTTGAACGATCCCTACAAATCGGTAGAAACGGTGACAGCTCGGAAAGACGGCAAATTAAATATGCTCCGCTAGCTCAATTGGTCAGAGCACCCGACTTCGCTGCATGGTGTAATAGCAACACTGCTTAACCGCGGATTAAGAGATGTAAGGGCAGGACTTACTGCAGCGGCCAATAATCGGGAGGTTCCAAGTTCGATGCTTGGGCGGAGCACCAAATATTATCGTATAGCTTAATGGGAAAGCGCCCTCACTATCAGAGGGAGATACTTGTTCGATTCAAGTTGCGTTAGAAAAATGTGGATGCTATGCACGTCGCGCGCCGCCACCAAACAAAGCATAGCTGGCGCTGTGGAAAGACACAGAGATCTGCAGGAGTCCCATAGTGGTCGATTGGAGCGGTTTTGTAAGCCGCCAGCTTTGCTCACGTCGGTTCGAATCCGACCTCCTGCTCCAATGTGGAGAAGTACCCAATGTTGGCAAAGGGGACGGTTTGCTAAACCGTTAGGTCGTAGTAATATGGCGAGTGGGGTCGGCACCCACCTTCTCCGCCATTATGAGAGCGTAACTCAGTTGGTAGAGTTTTATAGCGTGAAGGGATATGCTATTGAATGCCCTTAGTCGCCAGTTCGAATCTGGCCGCTCTCATTAAAATATATATAAAGATTCATGTAAAGGATGAGTATAAAAAGATATGAAAGATTATATTGTAATTGCTCAACTTTATTGGTCAGCAGATCATATTGAAGAATTTAAAGTAAGATGTAATACTAAACGTAAAGCTAGAATATTGGCCGAGGATTTAATTAAAAATAAATATCCTAATATAGGGGATATGATTAGAATTTTGGACATAAAATAAACGGTGTAGTAGTTGTTAATTATGCGGCAATACTCAAGATGTAAAGAGGGCTGATTGCTAATCAGTTAGGCGGCTTTTAGTCGTGTGAATGTTCGAATCCTTCTTGCCGCGCCAAATTAAAAAATTATTGAGAATGTGGTTCTCTTTGTGCAATGATATAATGGAGGAATAAGATGAAAATTGAAAACAAGGTTTTTCTATGTTCTAATTATGCAACCTCGGCGCTAGAAGAAGCACTTGATGCATTTTCTAATGAAGGTTATAAATTGGTTTCTACCCAGATGGCAAAGAATCTTTATGGTGTCGAAGTAATGTATTTGTTTTTTACGAGGAAAGTAAAAAATAAAAAGCAAGGAGAAAAATAATAAATGAGAATGATGTAAGTTGGTACTGCGACTCTTGTGTTTATTATCTGCGCTCTATTTATGACCACAATTATCCGTTTTTAACTAGTATGGGTCTGTAATTCAATAGTAGAATATACGCCTTTTAAGCGTACTACGGACGGAGCGTAACCGCCCAGACCCACCATTTCTTCTTTGTAATTTAGTCCACTTGACTCCGGTATAATCTTCTGCTCTGTTACCTGTTTGTGCAGGTTAGATGAATAAAGGCAGAGCTATTTATGGCTGGCGGGAGGTTGGCATCTCAACTTGGCTCATAATCAAGCTCAATTCAGTTCGATTCTGAAGCTCAGCAACCAAATAGCGGATTAGTGTAATAGTAGCACGACAGACTTTGGATCTGTAGGTAGGGGAGCATAGCCTCTATCCGCTGCCATGTAAATATTAATTTTGAGGAGGAATATATTATGAACACAAGAACTGCACTACATTATGAGAATCGTATTGCGAAGCTAAAGGCCAAGAGTGAAGTTGTAAATGCAAACTTGATCAATAAAGCACAGAGGGAGCTTAACAAGCTGACACAGAAGTAAGAATATGCGGTAGTAGCTCAATGGTAGAGCATCAGATTTCCAATCTGATTGTTGCGAGATCGTGCCTCGTCTACCGCTCCATTGGCGTTGACCATTATTGGCAGCGACCACAGGGGGTCTAGAGCTTTCTAGACTCCCATTTTTTTGTGCAATTTGCACAATTGACAAAACGAAAATATATGATATGATAACGATAGATTGAACAATACAAAATTATTGAGAGGTAAAAAAAATGAATAAGATTAAAAAACTATTTATCATTGTTAGTCTTATTATTTTAATTTTATTTTCAATTTCGATTAATGATGGTAAGAACATGAACAGTAAACAACCTTTGAAAGAAATCCCCATAGAATGTACAGCAACTCCAGCACCAGAAGAAATGCTTGTCATGGAGCCAGAGGATGAAATTATTGCATATGAAGAAGTTGCAGAAGTGGTCGCTGAAGATCAACCAGATATGTTTTCCGCACCACAGGCACAATATTCAGATAGTGATTTAATGCTTCTTGCGAAAGTAATTTATGCCGAGGCAGGGAGTGAATTCCTTTCTGATGAGTGGAAGATGTGTGTTGGCGAGGTTGTGTTGAACCGCGTAGCTTCACCAGAATTCCCGAATACAATTTACGATGTTGTTTATCAGCAAGGACAGTATCAAGGAGCTAGAAGTGGCTACATTGCAAGTTTAACTCCGAGTGAACGATGCATTGATATTGCAAAAAGGCTATTGAATGGAGAGCGAATTATGGAGCCTTCGGTTGTTTTTCAAGCGAATTTCAAACAGGGTAGTGGAGTTTATAAAGCACTATATGATAGCAATCTTGGATGGACATATTTCTGTTATTCCACAAACATGAGTCTTTATTGAGGTGAGAGGAATTGAAATATATGAAAATTAGCACTTTGGCTGAAAAGCTAAATGCACGAAATGGTGATCAAATTAGTAAAAATCTGATTGACTTTTGGTTTAATACATATGGATATGATATTAGCAGTGAACCAACAGATGAAGATAAAAACGACAAAAATAAAAATAATAATGAAGGAGAAAATGAAAATGGCTAACATTGTAACGGATCTTATTGAACAGGCAGAAGACATTAAGCGTAGAAAATGGTGCTCTGATAAGGATTGTGCAAAGGGGAAAAAGTCTTGGTGCAAGCTGTGTCACACACTGAGAGCAGCGGCAGAGCAACTTACTGTAGAAGACCAAAAATATACCTATGCTTATAACGAGTTTAATAAGAGAATAGACGAAGAACGTAAAATTGCAGATGCCCTTAGAGAAGATATTGCAGACCTTGCACACGACCTACAGATTGGACATGTTTGTGAAACCTGTAGTAGAAATGGAAAGTGTCTCAAGGGGTCTACTGGATGGATGACAAACAAGCAGTGCGTTGATTGGGAATATAAGAATTTTGTTATTGATGTGGTTGACAATTGAGATGGATGAGCTAAAACCATGCCCTTTTTGTGGGAGTAGTCCAAATATGCGAATTACTGGATATGGGGCAGTATATGTGAGATGTATCAACTGTGGAGTTGAAACACCTTATTATCAGAATGCCGAACTCGCAACAATGAAATGGAATATGAGGACTAAGTGTTGACAACACAAAATTATAGTGCTACAATACAGTTTAGAGGCATTATAAAGCATTTTTTAGTACATATGGTTGGATTAACTAATACAAAATTATTAACAAATTAGATTTTAAGGAGGCAATGGATTAAAAATGGATTACAACAATCTAGATAAGCAGTCCTATGAAAAGGGCTATAGAGATGGTAGACAAGATGCAGCATATGAGATTATCACTAAGATTAGATATCTTAATTATAATATTATTGGCTCTCTTGGATATGAAAATGTAGAGGATTATCCTGATTATTTGATGGTGTTTCTTGACGGCATTGCAAAGGAATATAATGTAGAAGAGGACGAGGTGCATTAATTATGATCTACCTAGATAACGCTGCTACATCTCCAATTTGTGAAGCTGCAAAGAATATTATCCTTGACAATCTTGATGAATATTACAATCCAAACAGTTCATATGAGGATGCTCGTGAAGTAAAGATTAAGGTCGAGGAAGCACGTGAAAAGATTGCGGCACTAATTGGAGTGCAACCTGACGAAATTTACTTTACTTCTGGTGGATCTGAAGCAAATTCATGGGTTTTAAATCATGATTTTACACTAGCATCTAACATTGAGCATCATTCTATTGATCCAGACTATAAATTCAAGGCTGATTATAGAGGAATGGTTGATACAGAGAAATTTGCAAAAAGAGTGAATGAATTGCAGAATGATTATTTCGGTATTAGTCCGGGCATTGCTTCATGTATGATGGTAAATAATGAACTTGGAGTTATTGAGCCAATTAAAGAGTTAGCAAAGATTGCTCATGATAATCATATGTTGTTCCATACAGATGCAGTTCAGGCATTCCCTCATATGAAAATTAATGTAGAAGAGCTTGGCGTAGATATGCTATCATGCTCTGCTCATAAATTTGGTGGGATTAAAGGATGCGGCTTCCTTTATATCAGGGATGGTATTAATATTCACCCTCTGATTAACGGTGGAAGCCAAGAAAGAGGAATCAGAGGTGGCACAACCAATGTTCTTGGTGTCTTGGCTATGGCTGCTGCGCTAGAAGATACGACAATCCATATGGATGAAAATAATGCAAAAATTGCACGTTTATCCAAGAAGATTAAAGATAATTTATTGAATGTAAAAGGTGTCACAATTAATGGGGCAACAGATAAAAAGCATCATTTAGATAGCATTTTGAACTTTAGAATTGATGGTGTGCACGGTTCAGATGTTGTTGCGATGGCTGACGAATTTGGGATTGCTATTAGTTCTGGTTCAGCTTGCAATGAAGGCAATGCCGTCCCATCTCATGTGCTAAAAGCAATTGGTTTGTCTGACGAAGAGGCACTAAGTAGCATTCGTGTATCTCTTGGAAGATACAATACAGAAGAAGAAATTGATTATGCTTGTGTGATTCTTCCAAAGGTTATTGAAAGATTGAGATCACTTAATTGATAGTACAAAATTATAGGAGAATGATATAATTCATGAAATATATGGGAAGTAAATCTCGTATAGCTAAATATATTGTTCCAATTATTCAAAGCTATATTGATAACAACAATATTAAGAAATATTTCGAGCCATTTCTCGGTGGCGCAAACGTAATTGATAAAATTAAGTGTAATCAAAAATATGGCTCAGATAAAAACAAATATTTGATTGCTTTGATGCGATATGTTCAGTCTGGCGGAAAACTATATGAAGATGTCCCTAAAGAGTTATATGATAAAGTAAGAAATGCATATAATAACGGTACTGATGAATTTGAAGATTGGGAAATAGGGAACATTGGATTTTTAGCATCTTATAACGGCAGATGGTTTGATGGTGGATATGCTAAACCAGGATATGAGAAAACAAAAAATGGTTTAAGATATAGAGATTATTATCAAGAAGCAAAACGGAATCTGTTAAAGCAAGCAGTAGACTTGCAGGGCATTAAATTTAATTGCTGTGATTATATAGATTGTGCCCCAAAAGGTTGTGTTGTATATTGTGATCCACCATATCAAGGAACAAAACAATATGCTAATGCAACAACTTTTGATTATGATTTGTTTTGGAATACTATGAGAAAATGGTCAAAAAATAATATTGTACTTATTAGTGAAGAGAATGCACCAAGTGATTTTGAGTGTATTTGGGAACAAGAAGTTAGTCGCAGTATTAAAGCTAACGACAAAAGTAAATCTACAGAAAAGCTATTTATATACAATACAAAATTATAGAAAGGATTTAATAAAATGAGTGAACATTGTGGTTATGTTGTAAAAGTAGAAAAGCTTCGTCCTCATACCAATGCGGACAAACTCCAGATCGCAACATTTTTTGGTAATGATACATGTGTAAACATTGAAACCACGCTTGGTGATGTCGGTATTTATTTTCCTTCAGATCTTCAGCTTAGTGAAGAGTTTTGCGTAGAGAATCATATGTGTAGAAAGAAGCCTGATGGCACACCTGATACTGGATATCTTGAGCCAGACAAACGTAATATTAAGGCGATTAAGCTTCGTGGTGAAAAATCTGATGGTGTTTTCATGCCTCTTAGTTGCCTTGAATATACTGGTGTAAATCTTAATGACATTAATGCCGGAGACATCATCACTGTAGTTAATGGGCATGAAATTTGTAAAAAGTATATTCCTCGTGGTCATAGCAGCAATAATTCCGCAAAGGGTAAGGGCAATAAGGCTCGTAAAAAGCATGTGCCCGTAGCCCCGCTCTTTACTGAGCATGCTGATACCGAGCAGCTTGCATATAACCTTGGCGCTTTTAAGCCCGGTGATGAGATTGAAATCACTTTGAAGATGCATGGCACATCGCAGCGGACTGCATACTTGCCAATCCTCAAGGGCTATAAGCGCACCCTCTGGGATAAGCTGTTTGGTCGTGAAGGCACTCCTATTTATGACTGGGGTTATGTGTCTGGCACCCGCCGCACTGTCCTAGATGATTGGGATGGCGGTTTCTATGGCAGCAACGCATTCCGCAAGCAGCATCAAGATCAGTTTGTTGGCAAGCTGCATAAGGGTGAGGAAATCTATTATGAAGTAGTTGGGTTTACTGATAACGGCACTCCAATCATGAGCAAGGGCAATAACAAGAAGCTTGATAAAGATTTCGTGAAGCAGTACGGTGAAGAAACTGTATTTAGCTATGGTTGCTCACCTGATGGCAGCGATGCGCCTCAATCTGATCTATATGTGTATCGCATGACCATGACTAACGAAGATGGTGATGTTGTAGAATATTCACCTGATTTTATGCGTTATCGTTGTGAGCAAATGGGGGTAAAGTGTGTCCCTGAATTCGTCCATGTAGTTTTGCCAGATGCTTCATATTTTGTTGAAAACTATCCGGTTGGTGAATACGTTAAAGAAATGTCAGAGCAATATTATGATGGCCCCGATCCTGTTGGTCAGACCCATGTGCGCGAAGGTGTAGTAGTTCGTATTATTAATCGTCCCAAGTTCTGTGCCTACAAGCATAAGAATTATTCATTTAAAATGCTAGAGGGGCTGATTAAGGAAACTGCTGAAGCTCCAGACATGGAAGAGGCACAAGATGCAGCAAATGATTGCGGTGAATAACAATGAACTATCATTCTGATAAATACATAATAGACGGTGTTCGAGAGCATTATAACGAAGCTCTCGAATACTTTCCAGAGGATAGAATTGTGGGAATCTTCTATCAAGGTAGTGGTAATTATGGACTTGACTATGAAGAGTCGGATGTTGATACTAAACTTATTGTAGCGCCGACATTTAAGGATATTGCAATGAACAAAAATCCCGTTAGTACAACTCATATTCGAACCAATGATGAGCATACAGATTGGAAGGATATTAGACTTTATATCCATACATTTAGGAAGCAAAATTTGAACTTCTTAGAAATATTGTTCACTCCTTACAAAATCATCAATCCCATGTATGAAAATCAATGGAATAGACTCATTGATGCCAGAGAAGATATTGCACATTATTCTCCAGTTCAAGCAATTAAATCTATGAGAGGTATTGCTAAAGAAAAGTATTTTGCAATGGAGCATCATTATCCATCTCGTATGAAATGGATTAATAAGTTTGGATATGATCCGAAACAACTACATCATCTATTGCGAGTAGAGGAGTATATTGCAAGATATATCAATCATGTGCCATATGAAAAATGTTTGATTTCTGAAAGTCCAGAATATTTAGTAGAGGTCAAGAAAGGCTTATATAATCTAGAAGATGCACGAGCACACGCAAATGACGCGATCTGCCATATTGATTTACTATGTAATGATTTCTTAAAAAACGAATACACAGTGGATGCAAAAATTGATGAGATGTTAAATAGCGTACAGTACGAGATTATGAAGATTGCAATTAAGAAAGAGATTAGTGATTAAATGATTAGCCTTCGTCAAGATTTAATTCAAAAAGAGCTTTATGGGACGTACCAAGATGAGCTTACATATCGGAAATTAAAGCCTAGCAACAGCTTTATTAATAAACTTTTCAATCATTACTATGTTGTCGAGCACACGGAGCACTTTTATGATTCTGTGTCGAACGGGATTGAGTTTAATAACTGGATAGAAGTTTATTCTAATGGCGTTTGGGGAATGTCGCAGAAAGATGTTGATAAAATTAGTAAGGAACATCTTAAGAACATCAAAAGATGTGGCGTTAGTTATAATGGTAGACTTTATATTGCAGAAAAAGAAGATTCAATTTTTATCTATTACTATGGAAGGGATTTCGCGCTAGTAGACTATTGGTGGATTTTTAAGAGGAAAGAAAGAGATCGGTGATGAAATGGCTAAATTTTTTATGATGATTGGTTTGGTTGGAAGCGGGAAAAGTGAACAAGCCAAAAAACTTGCAGCAAAATATGATGCAGAAATTTTTTCTAGTGACGCACTTCGAGAGGAAATGTTCGGAGATGTAAACCATCAGACAAACAATGATGTTTTATTTAAAGAGCTCCACAAGCGTATTCGAGGATGCCTTACTTATGGAAAAAGCGCCATTTATGACGCTTGTAATATCAGTTATAAGCGTCGCATGGAGTTTCTTAAGTCTCTCAACAAAATTCCTTGTGAAAAGATTGCAGTCCTTATGGCAACACCTTATGAGGTATGTCTTGAGCGCAACGCACAGCGTGAGCGTAAGGTTCCAGAGTATGTAATTAAGCGTATGTATATGAATTTTAATGTGCCTTTTTGGTACGAAGGTTGGGATGATATTGATGTTGTCTATTCTGAAGATGCGATGGACTACAAAGGTTGGGATAGAGAATGGGTTGAATCAGTGAAAGATTTTAACCAAGACAATTCTCATCATGCCTTATCTCTTGGAGACCATTGTTGGAAGTCGGTAAAATATATTGATAGCAACACGCCATCTTTCCATTCAACGTCTACTGAACTTAGACATGCAGCAATGCTACATGACGAGGGGAAAGTCTTTACGAAAAGCTTTTATGATGCAAGGGGGAATCCTTCAAAAGAAGCTCATTATTACTCCCATGAGCGTTGTGGGGCATACAATAGCTTATTCTACGAAATGCCTTGCGAACATCTTTATGTTGCACAGCTTATTCAGTGGCATATGCGGCCTTATCTCGCATGGGAGCAATCTGAAAAAGCTATGCAAAAGGACAAGAAGCTTCTTGGAGAAACGCTGTTTAACGACATAATGTTACTTCACGAAGCGGATTTGTATGCCCATTAAAAATCTACTTGACAGTACAAAATTATTGTGTTATTATATCCACATAGAAAGGAGAGTGAATGCTTGTGGATGTACAATCTTTAAAAGAATACATATTAGACAATGAAAAATTGCCAGAGATTCTTCAGGAGATTGGATGCCACAGTATTCACGATCATGGTGGATATATTACATGCGGGAATAAAACTGGAGATAATAAATCAGCAATTGTTATTTATTTAAATGAAAATTTAACTGTTGTAAATTATACTCGTACAATGACGAGTAGTAAAAGAACAACAGATATCTTTGATTTGATTTGTTATAACGAAGACTATTCTTTTCCTGAAGCTCTTAAGTTCTGTTGCAATTTATTTGGGCTAGATTATTATCAAGAGCCAGAAGAAGTTCCAGAATCTCTTCAAATCCTTAAAATGTTACAGCAAATGGCGACAGAAGAAGATGACTTTGATGACACTCCGCTAAAGCCTATTCCAGAAAAAATTCTATCTTATTATCTACCTTACGGTAATAAGCAGTTTGAACAAGATGGAATTAGTCTCAGCACTCAAAGGCTATTTGAAGTATCTTTTGACCCAATGACAAACTCAATTGCGATTCCAATTAGAGATGAAATTGGGACATTGGTTGGGATTAAAGCAAGAAGAATGGAATATGACCCGGATAGTGGAATGTCTAAATATTTTTTTCTCGAACCATGTGCAAAGTCAAGGATCTTGTATGGTCTATTTCAAAATATAAAATTAATTCAACATACAGGGACAGTATGGGTTGGTGAAAGTGAAAAATTTGTGCAGCAATTGTATGACATGGGGTATTATGGTGTAAGTACTGGTGGCACAAAGATTTCAAAAACTCAAGTTGAGATGCTAACAAGATTAAATGCCAAGATTGTTTTTTGTTATGATGAAGATGTTGATGAAGAACAATTAAAAAACATTTCAAATATGTTCCTAGATGGGATTCCAGTATATGCAATTATTGATAAAGATCATATTCTTGACAATAAAGAATCTCCTAGCGACAATCCTGAAAAATTTAAACATCTAATTAAAAATAATATATATAGTTTGCGTGAGGACAATGACGAATAAACAGAGAAAATTTTTTAAACATGCAAAGGCCGCTTCTGAAATGAGCAGTTTCCCAAGAGTACATATTGGTGCAATTGTTACATGTGGCAATAAAGTTGTAGGTGTAGGCTTCAATAGCAGAAAGAGTTCACCGATTCAAAAGAAATATAATAAATATAGAAATTTTGATTGTTCTGCAACCAATACAGAGCCTCTTCATTTGACACATGCAGAAGTGGCCGCACTTGGACAGTTGAAATATATGGACATTGATGTTAGCAAATGTGAAGTATGGACATATAGAGAAAATCTAAATCATGAGCTTTCTCCATCTCGTCCATGCGCTGCATGCATGAATTATCTCAAAGACCTTGGTATTAAAAAAATACATTATACAACTGATGGCGGATACGCCGACGAAGAAATTGTGATTAAGGAGAGTTAAAAGTGTATAAGAAAAATTGTGTTGAAGTTAGTGAGGATCTCTGTAAAAAATGTTTTATTAAGATCGCCAAGCCGAGCAAGAAAGAGATTAAGCATATTGTACTAACAGACTATAATGCGACATGTGACAACTGTGGGCGAAAGGGGCCAATTGTTGATTATATTAATGATGAAGATTATTAATCATTTTCGTATTTAAAATGAGGATAAAAATGGTAGGCGAATGCTCCTATAAAAATAGTATGGAGGGTAATGATGACAGACGAAATTAAGATTGCGGTATTTAAAAAGCTACTAGATGAATTTGAAACAGATGAAATGCGTTTATATTGTGAAGATATGATTAAGCAAATTCCTGATTACATCTTTGAAATGCCTAGTAGTACGACAGGGAAATATCATAATAAAACGCAATGTCTCCCTCATGGGCAAATTTATCACATTATTATGTTTGGAACAATTCTTAATTATCGACTTAGTTTAAAGTGCAATCAAGAAAAATTTAAGTTTCCAGAGCAAAGAGATGCTATGAGATGCGTTCCAATTCTCCATGATGCGTTAAAGTGCGGTTGGGATGGTGGCGCTTATACAGTTCATGAGCATCCTATTCTCGCGGCAGAATGGGTTAAAACGGCAAAAGTAGAACATGATATTAGTAAGAAAATTAAAGAAGCTATTGCAGATATGTGTGCTGCTCACAGTGGGCAATGGACAACATCAAATAAGAGCAAAACAGTTCTTCCAGAGCCAAGCAATGCCATGGAGATTGTAATTCATGAATGTGATTATCTAAGTAGTCGTGTGGATATTGATATGACTATTCCTAAATATTTGAATGATATTTTTGTTGATGAACCAGTAAAGTTTGATCCAGATTATGTCCTATCTTTTGGAAAGTATTCTGGGAGAAAACTTGTAGACGTATATAAAAAGCATCCAGATTACGTGGATTGGATGGAAGAGAATATTTATCGAAAAGATGTGCTAAATCAAATTAAAGTAATGAAGGAGAGCTTAAAGAAAAATGAAGATTGAGATCCTTGCTGGTGGCAATATTGAAAAAGCATTTAAAGAACTTGATGTAGAATTTGCTACAAAATATTCTGGTGATCAATATAAAGTATGTGAAATTGATAAGAAAGACATGAAACGCATGGAAGATTATGAAGGAGAATGGCCTGACGATTGGGGCTGGTGGAGCTTTACTAAAGGATCAAACATGGGAACTCCTTATAATTTTATTAAGATTAATGGTCGTGATATTATTTGTTGGGAGGGCGATGGTCATTGCAACGATGAATATAATACTCTTCTAGACTATATGAATAAAGCAATTGGGGCGTCACAGCCAAGAAATGTATGTGCTCTGGCAGTTGATCTTGCTCGTGCGAATGGCATGTCTATGTCAGAACTGTTTAAAATCTATCAACGATAATGTATTTCATATAAAAACACAATAGTATATCAAAAAAATATGGCTCCTAGGCAACTGGGAGCCTTTTTTCTACTTGACAATACAAAATTATTGTGATATAGTGGTGTCACAAAGAAAGGGTGTATGCATTTGAAATATAGATTAACAGGCAATAATGATACTACAAATATTTTAAAAACAGTATTAAATAATAGAGGGATTGAAGATTATAATAAATACCTAGAGTTGTGTGACAATTGCTCAGACGATTGGCATAATTTAAATTCTATAGATGAAGCAGTAAAGTGTTTTGATTATCATTTTTGTAATAAACATAAAGTAGCAATTTTATCTGACACTGATGTTGATGGAATCACAAGTGCAACAATTATGTATCAATATATTAAATTAATGGATGTAGACTATCCAGTATCAATTGTTGTGCATAAGAAGAACAAGTCACATGGCCTATCATCTTGGGACTTTGATATTCCAGGCAATACAAAATTATTGATTATCCCCGATGCAGGAAGTAATGATGCGGATGAATGTAAAAAGTTAATAAACGATGGCATTGAAGTAGTTATCCTTGATCACCATCAGGTGTCCACAGACAAATTAAATCCTGCTATTGTAGTAAACAACCAAGCATCTAATGAGTATCCAAATAAGGAAGCATGTGGCGCTCATGTTACATATAATTTTCTGCAAGCATTAGATGATTATTATTGGAATGATTTTTGTGAAGAGTATTTTACTGATCTAGTAGCATTAGCAGACATTTCAGATGTAATGTCAATGAAATCATTTAATACTCGTGCGATGGTTAACTATGGGATAGATAATATCAACAATAAAATGTTTAAAGAGATTCTTAATGCTCAGGAATTTTCTACAAAAGGTATAGTGTCTCCATTTACAATTGCATTCTACGTTACTCCTTTGATTAATGCGTTTCTACGTAGTGCTTCATTTGAGGAGCGGGAGTTGCTGGTTAATGCTTTTTGTGAATGTGAAGAAAAAACTTTTGAATATATAAAACGTGGAGAAGATTTTCCTGTTGAAGAAAATATCTATCAGCATTGTGTGAGACTTATGAAATCCTACAAGGGCAAACAAGACCGCGCTAGAGATAAAGCATATAAAACATTTATGAGTCAAAATAGCGATTCAGATGATAAAGTAGCAATTATTGATGCGACTGGAGTGCTAGATTCTGCATATACAGGACTTGTGGCGATCAAGCTCTCAGAAGCACTTAATAAGCCTGTACTCCTTGTGAGAAAAGTGGATGATGGATTCGCTGGTAGTGGTAGATCATTTGATTATTGCCCAATTGAAGACTTTAGAGCGATGACAGAATCATGTCCTGAAACAGTATTTGCACAAGGACACCCTAGTGCATATGGTGTTGAATTAAAGGACATTAATAAGGCACGAGAATGGTTTAACGAAAATCTTAAGGACGTATCTTTTGAAAAGGTATATACAGTAGATTTCATTGTTGATGCAGAAGATGTATCAATTGCGTGGTGCCAAGAACTTGATAAATATAAATCAACTTTTGCGCATGGAGTAGATGAGCCATTGTGGTTGATTAAAGACTTATATATATCTAATGACAATGCTAAAATTGTCGGCAAGAACGATGACACAATTCAAATTTATGACGATGATACTAATATCAAATACGTTATGTTTAGATGCGATGAATCAAATGAAGTGTTTGATTGGATGAACAATAACTTTGCAGGAGAAGAAACATATATTGATGTAATTGGAACATTGTGTATTAACGTATATAATGGGCAAGTTTCTCCACAAGTATTAATTAAAGAATGTGAGATTAGAAAGGATTAATCGCAATGGGATGGAATAGTACAAAAGATAAACTCCCTCCAGACATGGTAGATGTTCTTGGCTATACAGATGCAGATAAATTTAAGGTCGTATCCATTAAGAATGGAGTTTGGAACACTTATATGAATGTACTTTATTGGATGTGGCTTCCTGATAAACCAGATATTAAGTCAGAAGCGCCAACAAAAAGACGTGGTAGAAAGAAGGCGACAGACAAAACATGACAAAAGTTGAACAATATAAATGTGATTATTGTGGAGAAGTTTTCAATGATTATGACAAGTGCCTTGCACATGAATATGGGCATCAGAATGACGATGTATCTAGAGCAAAATATTTAATCAAATATAATCTAAGAAAAAATCTTTGTGACTATTGTGAGCATAGCTACTTTGTATATGGGTGCGAGATTGATTGCCAGTTTAAGAAAAACTGCAATTACAAAAACAATTATGAATTATTCGCGCCAGTTAAACCATTCCATGACAAAAGCATTAAAGGTTATTAAGATTGGATTTACATCAAAAGAAGAATGTCAAAAGTATTGTGATTGGTTAAATGAAAGGAGAACAAACAATGAATAATAAGTTAATTATTAATAGCAACATTACCCCAACCGACGTAAAGATTTATGTTGAAAATGGCACTCCTTATATTGATTATACAGGTATATGCTATGCGATTAACGGGGACAAAATTAAAGTTCATTTGCCCAAAGTTGGTCTTACACTTACTAATGTAACACAAGAAAGAGAATATGAAGAGTGGAAGTATCAGTGTGGCTCCAGAGAAATGCTTATAAAATTTAATGTTTACGCGTCAAATGATCAATTGGCTACATTCGAAGTTCTTGAACGAGAGGTGTCAAAGAAACAGCTTGAGAAGGAGCTTGGTTATAAGTTGAATATTAAGGAGTAATTTATGGAAACTTATCCTCTTACAATACGTCCGAGATGCGACACAGAAAATGAATGGATTAAATATAATCCTATATTAAAATACAGAGAGTTTGTAGTGTCTGTTGATAAAAATGGGGCAAGATATAAAATTGGAGATGGAATATCTAAGTATGATAAACTGCAATTTGTATCACTGGAAATGGCGATAACAAATGGAATTATATACTGCACTGGTGGCCAATATAGCCATGTAAAGATTGAACTAATAAATCCAAGAAAAATTGAGGAGGCAACTAATGATCTCTAAGGAAGCTTTTATTAATACTATGAAGCGTCTTGAAAATCTGGACACGAAAATGGCAAGAGTTGATAGTGCTCTAAAAGATCTTTGTGAAGATTTTTGTGGATTCTATATTACAGATATTTTTGATATTGTTATTAATTTGCTCGAAGAAGTGTTCCATGACCAAGAAGAATGGATTGGTTACTTTGTATTTGAAGAGGATTGGTTGCATGGATTTAAAATTGGAGATGTAATTGTTAACGATGTACCGGTTATTATTGATGATTGGGGAGACGTTTATGATTTCTTGATTGTTAATATGGAGAAAGAAAATGAGTAAAATTTTTTATATTTCGGATTTACATTTAATGCATCAAAATATTATTAGATTTGATAATCGACCATTTAAAACAGTTGAAGAGATGGACAAAGCATTAATTGACAACTGGAATTCCGTTGTAAGCAACGCAGATCATGTGTATCATCTTGGAGATTTTTGCTGGGGCAAGAAGGATGATTGGATTAAGTATCTAAAGCTACTAAATGGCAACATTCATATCATCAAAGGCAATCATGATTTGAAGGATTATCCATCTGACATTAAGAAATATATTGTAGAAGCAGTTGATTATAAAGAAATTACAGACTGTGGGCGACATGTGATTATGTGCCATTATCCAATTATGTGTTATAAAGCATCTTACAATCCGAACTGTTACATGCTACACGGGCACACTCATGTAACAAGGGAGCAGGATTTTGTTGAAAAGTGGACGAAGGAGCTAAAGGATAGCAAACAAACAAATAGTGATAGCTGCGGCAATATTATCAATGTCGGTTGCATGATGCCTTGGATAAACTACAAACCAAGAACACTGGATGAAATTATTATGGAGGTTAATTATGGATAAAACTACGCTTGGTGACAGAATGAAAAATAACTACGAGAATATTACAAGATATTATTTGACTCGTAGAATGCCCGTTATCATCCGTGTTGACGGCCGGAGCTTTCACACTTTTACAAAGGGTTTTAAAAAGCCTTTTGATGATGTTCTAGTAAAGACTATGCAAGACACAATGAAGTATCTCTGTGAGAACATCCAAGGCTGTGTCCTTGGCTATACTCAGAGTGATGAGATTTCTCTAGTCCTTGTTGACTATGCAGAGCTTACAACTGACGCTTGGTTCGGCAACAACCTACAGAAGATGTGTAGCGTATCTGCAAGTATGGCAACCCTCGCATTTAATAAGTTTTTTAGTGGTCGAGTTCAAGAGTTTATGTATGACTGCTGTGATGAGTTTGGAGATGATGTTCTTCCAGAAAAGCAAAATGATTATGAACTTGCACATAATGTATATTTCAAGAAATTTAATGCTGCAATGTTTGATTCTCGTGTTTTTACTATTCCAAAAGAAGAGGTGTGTAATTATTTGATTTGGCGACAGCAGGATGCCACTCGTAATTCTATTCAGTCTGTAGGTCAAGCAAACTTCAGTCAGAAAGAACTTCACGGTAAGTCTTGTAACAATATTCAGGATATGCTTATGCTACAGAAAAGCATCAACTGGAATGATTATTCTACAACTCTAAAGCGTGGTAGCTGCTGCATTAAAGTCGATGACGGCCTTACTGAGTATGACGAGACAGGAAATATTTGTGGTTATACCCAAAGAAGCAAATGGGTAATTGATAATGAAATTCCTATCTTCTCACAGGACAGAAATTATATTGAAAAACTTATTAATGTAGGAGGCTAAAAAAATGATTAGTGAACTTATTTCTAGACTACAGAAGTGTCCTGAGTATTCGTGCTCTAGATGCACTTATTATGGAACTCCTGCGTGTGCAATCAGGGAAGCAATTGTTGAACTGAAGCGCTGCGACCAGATTTTTAAGTGGCTGAATGAAAAAATTAAAGAGGACTAATAATGGACGAAGAAAAACTAGCATCTGAAATTACAGGATGCGAAGATTGCCATATTTAGAGGTAGGTTATGAATTGGGCTTTTAAACAAGAGTGTTCTGATTGCAAGTATTATAATAGTGGCGAATGTACTCATCCACATTATATGTATTGTGAGCATTGTGAGTTATGGACACCAAAATGGCATGATTGTAAGCATTATGATAGAGAATTAGGATGTTGTAAACTATTAAGTAATTGGACGGAGGCAATGCCAATTCTTATGCCTTGTGTTGATATCCATTGCGAACATTATATAACAGAATAAAAATAAAATTTTAAGAGGTAAAAATGATGGATAATATAGTAGAAAGAATAGAAAAACTAAAACCACATCCAACTGAAGCAATTGTGTTAAGTTTTAATTTTAATGATACAAATGTACGCACTATGAATGAAGTGTTTAATCATGTAAAGTCTAAGTTTCCTAATAATGTAGTTGTAGCAATTCCAGATTATGTAAGCCTAGAGAGTTGTAGTAAGGATGTTTTAGAAAATATCATTAGTGCAATTTCAGAAATTATTGACAGGTTATAAAAGTTTAGAGCAACATAAAAGAAAGGTTTTAAGAGGTAAAGTATGAAATCAACAGATTGTATGATGAAATATCTTGGTGAGGGCTTATCTGCTTTTGACAAAATCGCACCAGCATTTGAAAAAGAAGTAAACAAAGCAATTAAAGAAGGGTTAAAGCAAGTTCTTAGTACAGAGCCAACTCCTAGAGATAAGGAAATCGAGGAAGTTCTTCGCCAAGAAAAAGAAGAGTACGAAATCAAGAAAAAAGAATTTTATAAAAATCCCCTACATTGGTCGAATAACAAGAGAAGGATGCGAGGCTTACCTGTCCTTCGTGGAAGGGTCAACAAATGCAGAAGTAAGAAATTTCCTTCTTTCAAACCGACACCAAGAGTATTCTTTTTAATAGAAGATATTATAGAAGAGACTTTATGTGAGAATTGGAAAAATGATAAATTTTTTAATAAGTTTGCTGATATTAAAAATATTGATGTAGGTGATAAAAATTTATTTTTTATCGAATAATAAAATATCGTTTTTAAGAGGTAAATAATTATGTTTGGAACAATAAATTGTATTTATGAAACCCCTTGTGGATGGTGTTCTAAATGGGATAAAAAATGTAATAAGAAAATTCCAGAACGAGGACAAAGAGCAAAGTGTAATCCAGTAGATGATGTTATGGACGAGTCTATAAAAGTAATAACTAACAAAGTATGTGAATCTGAATCAGACCACGAATGGGAATGTACTGGAGTATCCACGGCAGGAATTACTTATAGATGTAAGAAATGCTATGCCACTAAGACATACCCTTATAATTTCAATAGCGAAATTTCTATAACAATTTAAAATTAACATTTAAGAGGTAAAAATATATGATTTTATGCAATAAAGACTGCATTCCTTGTTGTGATTTTTGTCTATATTCTGTGCATGAAAAAATTCTTATTGATGGAAAGGTGATTAATGGCGTACCAGTAGGATGTTTTAAACATCCAGATATTGAACATCAAGAAACGGCAGAAAGCGGGGAATATTGTGATGATTTCCATTGCTTTAGAGCAACATAAAAGATTCATTTTAAGAGGTGAGTTATGAGGCACGAAGCTGTTATAGTGGAAAATTTAATGTATAAAGGATGTGAATCTCATTGGCAATGTATTCATTGTGGAGATGCAGTTCCTATTCATTGCTATGACAAGGAAGACTTTGAAAAGAAGTGTTGTGGATGTCATAAAATAAGATGTGATAGCTGCGATAAGCAGAGTAAATAAAACAAAGATTTTAAGGTGAAAAAATATGAAAGAAGTAAAATGGATTTATTATTGTAAACCAACTGACGCATACATTTATTCTTGTGATGATAGAGGGAGATTTGAGTCAGAAGAAGAGGCTATAAAATGGTGCGAAGAAAAGGCAAAGAAATATCGTGGTATTTCATTTGAATATTCTAAAAGTTGTTATGTACCATTGAAGTAATAAAAGAAAGGTTTTAAGTGGTTAATATGTTTGTTATTCCGACATGGTTATTTAATAAATCACGACAACAAGAAAAACAATATAATTATTATGAAAAACAAGTAATCCCTAATGTAGAGTTTATCAGTGCAGATGTTCCTGTAATTTTTCGGTTTACTTTTGAAGAAAGTGAATCATATGATTTTGAAAAAGGTTCTATACTTAGTTTTCCAAAAGAATATTATGGGATAAGAATAGATGTTACTATTGATGATGAATTAATGTTATATAAACACGATGACGAGCTTAAACAAATGGCATTAGATACCGAGCGTTTTCATATAGAAACAGAAAAACTATATAATAAGATTCGTCAAGAAAGAGGTGGACTGCCCAAGTTTAATATTGACAGTTATATTGATAGATTCGCAATAAATAGAAAAGAACATGTTACATATAGCGAAAGATATGTAGGAAGATATTAAAAGAAGGATTTTAAGAGGTAGAAAAAAATAATGAAATCAGTATGTGCAAATTGTGATTTGGGATTGAAGCGTTCAGAATGCACTGACAATGAATATATAGAATGTGAGTGCCGTAGATTGATAATTGAAGAAATTAATCAAACTACTTTGCTAGGTTTTATGCATCTTTTAGATGAAGTTCTTGAAACAGTTTATGAGAATAAAAATGATTTACGAAACAATAAAGCTAGGATGATCGAATTTCTGAGTAGAGGGATGATTGAGTGAATAAAATTGAAACTATTAAAAATCTGACAGCAAAACTGTTGCATTATTGCGATGAATATTATAATTTAGACCGTCCGACTATCTCTGACGCAGAATATGATAAGAAGTTTGACGAACTTAAATCACTTGAGGATGAAACAGGATTTTGGCTTGCCAATTCTCCTACTCGTAAGGTACAGGGGCAAGTGCTTGATTGTTTTACGAAAGTTAAGCATAGTAAACCAATGCTTTCTGCAGCAAAGACTAAAGACGTTAATGAGATTAAAAGATTTCTTGGCGATCAGCCATTTTATTGTAGCTACAAGTTGGATGGGCTTACACTTGTGGTTCGCTACGAAAATGGAGAATTTGTTCAGGCTGTGACTCGTGGGAATGGTGAAATTGGCGAAGATGTAACCGCTCAAGCAAGGATGATTTCAAATCTTCCAATGCATATTGATTACAACGATAAACTTGAACTTCGCGGTGAATGTGTGATTTCTTGGAATAATTTTCACAAGATCAATGAGTCTCTTGATGAGCCTTATAGCCATCCTCGCAACTTAGCAGCGGGGAGCCTCCGTCAGCTTGATACAAATATTACAAAGCAGCGTAATCTTTCTTATGTGGTTTTTGAGTGTGTATCAGATCTATATGATAGCAATGCACTATTTGATTCTAAATTGGACGAACTCGGATATCTAGATTGTCTTGGATTTGAGACTGTTGGGCGATGTACTGGAAATGTTGATGATTGTATCGAAGGCATGAAACCAGAGTGGTATCAATATCCTTGTGATGGATTAATCTTTGAAATGTGTATGAAGTCATATTCCAAGACATTACCAGTTACCGCACATCATGAGGGATGTCGTATGGCTCTTAAGTGGGCTGATGAGATGTATGAGACAACTCTTCGAAATGTAGAGTGGAATCCAACAAGAAGCGGATTAATCGCACCTGTCGCAATCTTTGATGAAATAGATTTAGATGGGGCATTAACTACAAGAGCAACACTCCATAATCTTTCTATTATTGAGCAGCTTGAACTTGGAATTGGTGATACTATTACGGTATACCGCAGCAATATGGTGATTCCTAAAGTTTATGATAATCTAACTCGTAGTAATACACTAACAATTCCAACTACGTGTCCTTGTTGTGGAGAGCCTACTGAAATTAAATATACTGATAATAGTAAAGTTCTCATGTGTACTAATCCAAATTGCGCAGCAAAGAAGCTTGCACAGTTTACGCATTTTGTAAGTCGTAAATGTATGAATATTGATGGGCTGTCAGAAAAGACACTTGAGCTGCTAATTTCACATGGATTTTTGCATAATTATAAGGACATTTATCACCTGAAAGACCATAGAGATAAACTTATACTCCTAGATGGTCCAGGTGAAAAATCTGTAGATAAACTGTTAGATTCTATTGAAAAATCAAGGGCAGTAACGCTTGATAGATTTATTACTGCGCTTGGTATTCCTAACATTGGCTCTTCTGCGGCGAAAGCTATTAGTAAGAAATTTAATGGAGACCATTATGATTTTGTACAGGCATTATCTAATGGATATGATTTTTCGCAGATTGATGACTTCGGAGAGATTACAAATAAGTCGCTTCATGACTGGTGGGATAGCAAAGACCCAATGGTTGAATTGCTTCCTGTTGAGATGAACTTTATCGTTGAGAATGATGTAGGTTCTAGTTCCAATCTTGATGGTAAAAGCTTCTGCATTACAGGAAGTTTAACTCATTACTCAAATAGGGATGCACTTGTTAAAGCCATTGAAGACAATGGCGGCAAATATGTATCTGGAGTGAGCAAGAAGACTGACTATCTTATTAATAATGATACCACAAGCACAAGCGGAAAGAATAAGAAGGCTATTGAATTAAATATTCCAATTATTAGTGAGGAAGATTTTCTTAAAATGCTATCAGAATAAAATTTATGGGGAGAACTTATCTCCCTATTTTTTATATAAACCTCTTGACAAATGAAAATAATATGCTATTATATAGTTAGTCTAAGCAGTACAAAATTATAATAATACAAATAACAAAGAGGAGAAAAAAATGACTATTACAGAATTAAAAGAATTAGAGAATATGTCTGAAGAAGAATATATTGGTATAATATCACGTCTTGATAGCAAGTATGGAAATATTATTCCTAATTTAGCTAAAATGTCATCAGAAGACAGTTTGGAGTTTTGGAGTAATATTTTAGATAATGTTACAGATAAAGAAACTCAAAAAATGCTTTATGTAATAATTAATGAAGCATCATGTACTACCCCGATTAGTCTTTATTGGGATGATCTAGATGAGTTGTACAAAGCATTCGAGGATGATAGATGCTTTGTGTTCCCCTTTAAGCCTGGAGATTATATTCAGGCAAATGGAAAAAATCCTCAAAAAGTAACGTCTATTGAACTAAATCATGCATATACATATCCAATTGTGAACGTCGAATATAATGTCCCAGTTCATAATGTAATGACAATTAATGAACAAATTGAATATCCTAGAATTGAAGAATATTCTGTTGTAGCTCCTCCAATGGAAGAATGGGAATGAGAATAATAAATTATAGCGAGGATGAAAACAATGATTGAATATAATAATTGCTGTGTCGCATGTGGCAAAATTATTCCTGAAGGAAGACAGGTTTGCTCACAATGTGAAAAGAAGTATGACAAAGAAGATGAGAAACGTGAAGAGCCACCTATCACAAATTGCAAGAAGGACGGCTTTGCTTATAAATTTAAACAATTTTTTATATTTTGTCTATAAATTTAAACAATATTTTATTAAGGAGTGATTTTTAATGAATACGAATGCACAGAATGCCACACTAATGATTACTACTGTAGGCGATGAATCCGAATGCTATCATCTGACATATGTACCGCTACATATTGATAGTGATACATTAGAGTATATCCTCAACCATGGTCAAAGCGACAACATGGAAGCAATAACTTTTGATATTGATTGTGATCATGAAACGTATTGGAACGATATGTGGAATCAGCTAAAGGGAGAGACTGACAATGCATAAACTTTACTTTTATAATAGTTATGGCAATGGTCGTGAAATTGCAGCATTTGAAGGTAATATGACCGACGAAGAAGTTTACGATGCGGCTTTTGATGAAATTAAGAAGTTCTGTGATGATCGCAATTTTACAGTTTATTATCTGAGACTGTGGAATACTAACGAAGACACCATTGTTGATGTTGGTAGTCACACTGAGTTTTTCCATATCAATCCCAAAATTAACATTACTTGATAATGTGCAATACAAAATTGTAGAAAGGAGGAATGTTTAATTGGAACTAACAAAAGGGCAGCAAGATGGACTTGAAATTGCTTGTAGACGATACAAAGAAAAGGCCCAATATACTGTTATTGCTGGATATGCTGGGACAGGGAAAACTACTTTAGTTCATTTTATTATTCAAGAACTAGGATTGAATGAAAATCAAGTTGTTTTTGTGGCATACACTGGTAAAGCCGCTCTTGTGCTTAAACAAAAGGGGAATAAGAATGCGATGACTGCACATAAGTTGCTTTATCATTCTGAAGAGTTACCAGATGGCACATATAGACACACGCCTAGAGAAAAGTTAGAGAAGAAGTATAGCCTTATTGTTGTTGATGAAGCAAGTATGCTCCCACAAGAAATGATAAATTTGCTGTTATCTCATCATGTACACACTATATTTTTAGGAGATCCTGCACAGCTACCACCTATTGATGGAGAACAAACTATATTAGATACTCCACATGTTTTTCTAGACGAAATTGTGCGACAAGCTCTTGACAATCCCATTATTAAACTGTCTATGAAAATTAGAAATGGTGACAGATTGAGATATAGCTTAGAAGACAAGAGATGCAGAATAATGTCAAGAGATAAAGTGTCAGACAAATTGTTACTTGGTGCAGATCAGATTCTGTGTGGGAAGAATAAAACTCGTCACGAATTAAATAATTATATGCGTAGATTAATTCTTGGAGATAGTTATAGTGATGAACCAGTCAATAGTGATAAGGTTATTTGCCTCAAGAATTATTGGAATACTGTAAATAGCGCTGGTAATGAGCTTGTTAATGGGACAATTGGAGAGCTACATAATATCTCTATAACAGAGGTTCCTCCTTATGGCAAAATCATTTGTGCTGATTTTATTTCAGATGATGGTGGAATATATAGAAATTTAATAATTGATTATAATTTAATAGTAAATGGCAAACCTACTATCAATTCAGAGAATTGGCAGAAGTTTGTAGGGTATCCTAAACCATTTGAATTTGCTTTTGGATACGTGTGCACCGTACACAAGTTTCAAGGATCGGAGGCAGAAAGAGTCGTAGTTTTTGAAGAATGGCTTGGAGATTACGAGTCTCATAAAAGATGGTTATATACCGCTGCTACGAGAGCAAGCAATCAATTAGTAATTATAAAATAGGAACTAAAAAATTGTTGAGAGAGGAGGATTTTTAAATATGTTTATTAATTTACATGTCCACAGTGCAATTGGTTCTCTTCTGGATTCAATTCTTACAGTAGAACAAGCTGTAAAATATGCAGCGGATAATGGTCAAAGTCATATTGCTTTAACAGACCATGGGACAATGCATGGATTTGTTGAACAGGTTAAACTATGCAAGAAATATGGAGTAAAACCGATTGTTGGTTGTGAAATTTATGAAGTTGACAATTATCTTGAAAAGAATGATTCAAAAGAATATACTCAGCCAAGATATCATTTAGTTCTTCTCGCATCAAAGCAGGTAGGGCTTCAGAATCTCTTTAAAATTGTTAGTGAAGCTGCAACAACAGGCATGTATAAAAAGCCACGCATATCTATCAATTGGATTAAAGAGAACAATCTTGGCGAAGGGATTATTTGTTTAACTGCATGTCAAGTTGGGCGTCTTAGTAGATATCTTGAAAATGGAATGTATGATGAAGCAGAAGAATTTGTAAATCTTTTAAAAGATACATTTGATTATGTTGCATGTGAAATTCAATCACATAAAACTGAACAGCAGTTAAAGTGCAATACATTAATTTATAAATTTGCAAGACATATGAATATGCCATATGTTATTACTACTGATGCGCATATGTTAAGTGCAAATCAAATTGATACACATTCTATTTTTGTTTCTATTGGTGAAGGTCGAGAAACAGGAGAAACGTATGTTGGATGTCATTTGCAAAATGAGCAAGATGTTTTTCAGTATCTCGGAGATTGGATGCTTGAACGAGTAGTCCAACAAGGTATTGATGAGACAGCGCATATTGCGAATATGATTGATGATGATATTGACTATGGTCTTGATCATGGAAATATTATGCCAACAATTAATATTCCAGAAGAGTTTTCTTCTCATGAGGATTATCTTCATTATCTTGTCTTTGAAAAATTTGATGACAAATTCGGATGGATGAGTGAAGAAGATCAAAAGATAAGACGAGAAAGACTTGAAAAAGAACTGCCTGTCATTAATGCGCTCGACTACACAGATTATTTTATTATGCTTCATATGATTGCAGAGGCGGCAGATGCAAGACAACTACCAAGAGGATATAGTCGTGGCTCTGGCGCAAATTGTTTATGTTTATTTATGCTTGGTGTTACTCAGATAGATTCAATACGTTGGGATTTGGATTTCTCACGTTTTGCGAATCTTGGAAGAAAAGGTAGTCTTGCAGACTTTGATTGGGATATTAGTAAACGTAGACGAAAAGAAATCATAGAGATCTCAGAGGAGCTTTTTGGAAAAGAAAATGTTGCGCCAATTGCTACTTTTAATACACTTGCTACAAAGGTGGCAATTCGTGATATTGGAAAAGTACTTAATGAAAGACAAGATTCTCCATACTTTGGACAAATTCCTTATAGCCTTCGTGATGAAGTTACTAAAATGATTCCTACTGTTAAGACACTAAGTGACCTAGGTGAAGAAGTAGAAAAGGACGTATTACTTAAAGAGCTTGTTGGAAAAGACGAGAAACTAAATGAGGTTTATAAAAAGTTTCCATTATGGTTTAAGTATGTAATGGAGCTAGAGGGACTTCCTAAGAGCAGAGGTCGTCACGCCGCAGGAACATTGATCACGCCACGTCCTGTTATCAATTATTGTCCATTATGCCTAGACAATGAGAAAAATCCTATGATTCAATTAGAGATGCATGCAGCAATGGATGATCTCGGATTGGTTAAAATGGACTATCTAGGACTAGAAACACTCGATATCATAGATGACGCATTAAAAATGGCACATTTAACATGGGAAGATGTAGATATTAATCATCTCAACTTGGAAGAACAAAGAGTTTATGATGAAATCTATAAGAGCGGAAACACTGTAGGAGTATTCCAATTTGAATCTGCTGAAGCAAAAAAGATGTGCATTGATGCACAAGCAGACAACATAGAAGACATTATTGCAATTAATGCAAGCAATCGTCCCGGAACAAAAAACAGTTTTCCTGATTATTGCAAAAACAAATTATATCCAGATGAAACAGTAGTTATACATCCAGATTTGAAAACTTTATTTTCAAAGACACATTCTATTCTTTTATATCAGGAAGATGCGCTACATTTGCTTGCATATGCTGGATTCTCTGAGGAAGCCCAAGACACTGGTCGAAGAGCAATTGGCAAGAAGAAAAAAGATGTGATGGCATCTTTGTATACTCAATTTCATGAAGGATTAATTAAAAAACAATGGACAGAGCAACAGATTAAAGATATGTGGGCTTTGCTTTCAAAACAGGCAGAATATAGCTTTAACCGCGGGCATGCGGTTGCTTATTCATTATTAGCATATCTTACATCTTGGCTAAAAATATTTTATCCAGTCGAATTTCTTACAGCGGTTCTAACAGCAAAATCAGGCAATACAGCAAAATTAAGTGTAATTATTAATGAGTGTCATAGACTTAATATTAAAGTTCTTCCACCAAAAATTAATGAATCAACACTTACATTTAAAGCAAAGCCAGAATCAAAAGAAATACTTTTTGGATTTGGAGCAGTAAAAGGCATTGGCGAATCAGTCATCACTAAAATTATTGACAATCAACCATATAGCAGCTTTAATGATTTTATATCAAAAATTCCAGACAAGTCTGCTACAATTGCTTTAATAAAAGCAGGTGCATTTCCGACTTCTAATAAAATGAAGCTAATGAAAAGATATGCGTCTTTATCATATGAGAGAAAAGAATATAAGCCAGTTCAATCATATGGGACGAAAGCAAAACTTTTGATTGAATGGGACATTAACGTAGATGATTATAAGGTTGGCAAAAAAGTAGATAAAGAGGCTGTATTGCAATTGTATAATGAGAAGCGCAAAGAAAAGTTTGATAAAGAGCAAGAGCAAAAATATAAAGCTTATATGGAAGACTTCAAACAAAAATATGCAAAAGATCCATTCCTATGGGAGTATGAAAGTCTATCAATGTTTTTGACAGATAACCCACTACAAGAAGGAGTAGATTTAATTAATGCCAACTGGGATGATGCTCCAAATGGAGAAAAAACAGTTGTATTATGTGTAATATCAGACATTAAACGTAAGAAAGATAAAAACAATAATCAATTTGCATATTTAGACTTAATTACTTCTGATAGAATTATTGAAGCAACTATTTGGAGCAAACAGTTAAAAGAATATTTCGGCCTCATTGAAAAGGGCAAGTGCCTTGCGATCCTTGGAAGAAAGGAAGACGATCATTTGTTTGTTGAACGAGTAAAACCATATACAGTATGGCTAGAAAAAATTAAACGAACAAAATCAGTCTATTGACAATACTAAATTATTGTGGTATAATTGGCACGTAATTAAAAGAAAGGAAGTGTGCATATGGACGAGAACAATAATTACGAACAGAATAATAGCATGGATGAGCATAGCCCTCCAGCTGCAGAAATGACAGACGATGCTCTTAAAGAAGTAATTGAAACGCAGCTAGAGAAGGTGCGAATGGCGGCTTTGCTCAATGGCTCGAAAGCAATCTGTGGAGTTGTACTTCAATACATTACAGAGTTTCAGAAGCAACCGGGCAAGAAGTCAGCAAATGATTATAAGAGATTGATTAAAAAAATTAGCAATTTTTGTGCGGTCAGTCTTAACAAGACTGTAGATGATGACGGCAATATCGTTGATGTAAAAAAGGAAGAAGAATAAGCAATACAAAATTATAGGAGGAAACTATGCATAAGTTTACTGTGGCTCTAGATTGTGATGAGGTGTTGAATAACCTCATCGAGAAAACACTTGAGCTTTATAACGCGCAACATGGCACTAAATTAGCATTGGATTCTTTTACTGACTATGATTTCTATAAGTGTCTTCCATTTGAAGATGCAGAAGCTTTAACTGCTATGTTCCTAAAAAAAGAGTTGTGGGACTCTCTGTCTCCTGCTCCAGATTCGCAATGGGGAGTGAAAAAACTTATTGATAGTGGGTATGATGTTTATGTAGCAACAGCAACGCATCATACCAATTTTAACTGGAAGATTGACTGGTTTATGAAAAACTTTCCGTTTATCGACGAAAAGCGTATCATTTGTATTCATAACAAGTCATTGCTACATGTTGATGTCCTTGTAGATGATTGCGCAGAAAATCTCATCTCTACAAACCCTCTTGTTGATCGAGTGCTATTAGATAGACCTTGGAATCAGAGCATTCACGATGATGCTTATGGGATTTATAGAGTTCACAATTGGGAAGAGATTGTTGCACAGGTTGATGCCATTTATAAGGACAATCAATATTAATGCATAATTTATTTTATATTTGAAAGGAGTTGTGCTTATGATAACACTTTATAGCACTCATTGTCCAAGATGCTGTATTATTGAGAAGAAGCTTAAGAGCAAGGGCATTGAATTTGAGCTATGCGACGATGAGGATGCAATGCTTGAAAAGGGGTTTAAAGAAGTCCCTAAGCTAGAAGTTGATGGAGTTTTGATGGATTTCAAAGAAGCAAACGAATGGATAAATGGGGTGGTGAATTAATGGATATAACGCTTAAATTAACTAAGGACTTTGAACGCTGTCTTGAAGATTTAAAAAAGAAGTATGGAGAAGATTTCGAATATATTAACGGAGTACATCCATCTCAGCTTGATTTTAGTGAGTTCCTTGAAAAGTTTGTAGCAAATGATACAATGGCAGATACAACAATTGATCCAAACGCCAATGCAAGTCATAAAGACATTCGCTCATTTATGACTGAAAAGGGCAAGTCTGAAGACAAGTTATTTGCGCTTAATAAAATCTTTCTTGAGATCAAAAAGAAATGGGGATTAAGAACTGCAAAGCAGTGGCTCGAACAGGAATTTAGCAAGGGACTTTATCTTAATGACAGTTCTACGGCCAGTTATTTCCCATACTGTTGGGCAAATGATTTTACAAGACTAGCAACTGAAGGACTATTTTTCTTAAATAAATATAATGCACAGCCGCCAAAGCATCTCACTACATACTTTGACGATGTAATTGAATTTGTTTCATTCTTAAGCAATAGACAGTCGGGTAGAAAATGCTGTGCCCATTTGTTTCTTTTCCGCTGATCGGCGGGGTCAATGAAAGTTGGCTAACGGGGGAAGCTAAGTCGATAGATATGCTAATCCCGTGGGAATGTTTTATAGGAGAATTTAATGAAAAAGGATATATATGTAATTAAAAACAGAATAAATAATTTTGTTTATGTGGGGCAAGCAATAAATTCCGCAGAAAGATTTATTGCTCATTGTAAACCAAGCTCTATAGTATCTGGCAATTCAATTATAGATAAAGCAATCCAAAAATACGGGGCAAATAATTTTTGGTTTGAAATTATAGAGCAACAAGTTGAAAATTATAACGAGAGAGAGAAATATTGGATAAAAGAATTAAATACAATTTATCCAAATGGTTATAATATTCAGCAAGGAGGAGAAGAGCCGCCTGTTTATTATGGAATTGAGCATCCGTTATCTACATTTTCTAACATCGAAGAAATTCGGTCGTTAAAAAATGATTTGAAAAACTCTCAAATGAGTTTATCTGAGATAGCAAAAAAATACCAAACAAGCAAAAGAACGGTTATGCGAATTAATCAAGGACTTCATTATGAAGATGTGAATGAAACATATCCCATTAGAAAAGTTCCTCTAATTAATGGTAAATTGACTAATGGGCAAGTCAAAGAGATTATAGAAATTTTAAAATTCACTTACAGACAATATGAAGATATTGGAAAGCAATACGGTGTTTCATCATCTACTATCAGAAAAATTAATTCTGGAGAGATTCATAAACAAACAGATATATCTTATCCAATAAGAAAATATAAAAATAGTGGATCCCCAAACTGTACTTATGCCCAAGTTACAGAAATTATTGATTTATTAACCACAACAAATATATCCTATAATCAAATTAGTAAATGTTATAATATAGATTTACAAACCATTTATTTAATTAAAAATGGAACCGCAAAAAGATATAGGCGAGATGGATATAGTTATCCACTTCGCAAAAATAATCCTATAAAATAAGCCTGTATCGACTATCTCCGCGAAGGAGAGTACATTTGTTATTGATACACAAATGGAAAGAGAAACACTACAAATTTAGTTTGTAGCAAAATATAGTCAGTGCTCATAGAAATATGAGATACCTACGGCAGTAGGAATGCCTAATGTACTTATTTGGGCATATTATTTCTGGAAGAACGATGTGAAAAATGGTTATTATCTCAAAGATCCTGACACATATCTAAGACAAAACTTCCAAAAGTTTATTTATCGTCTTAATCAGCCATTCCTTAGAATAGATCAATGTGCATTTACAAATGTGTCAATTTTCGATAGACCATATTTGGAATCGCTATTTGGTGGTGTGGAATTTCCAGATGGAACATTTGCAATTGATGAAATTGAAGAACTTATTAAATGCCAGCAAGTATTTATGGAAGTTGTGTCTGAGACAAGAGAGCATAATATGTTCACATTTCCAGTATTAACTTACTCACTCCTATATAAAGATAACAAATTCCAAGATGAGTCATTTGCACGTTGGTGCTCAAATCATAACATGAAATGGAGCGATAGTAATTTCTTTGTATCTGATAATGTTGGCGTGTTGTCTAATTGTTGCCGCCTTCTGTCCAACACTAAAAAGCTTGACGCATTTATCAACAGCATCGGTGGTACTGCTCTTTCTGTTGGTAGCTGCCGTGTTTCCACTATTAATCTTGTACGTATTGCTTACGAAAGCAAATTAAACAAGAAAAAGTATATTGATATTCTAAAAGATCGAGTATTGCTTGACTGTAAAGCGCTATATTCAATGAGACATATTCTTAAACGCAATATTGAGAAGGGACTTCTTCCAAATTATCAAGAAGGAGCAGTAGAACTCGATAAGCAGTTTTGTACTATTGGCGGCATTGGCATGTATGAAGTTATGGATATGTTTAACCTAATTCACACTGATGAGTTTGGTTACAAATCTTATAGTGATGAAGCAGTTGAATTTGCTACACAAATCCTTGACACTATTAACGAAGTAAAAGACAATTTTGATTGTGATTTTAGTTTTAATGTTGAAATGATTCCTGCAGAAAATTGTGCAGGTGTTATTTGTCAGGCAGACAATCTCTTATATGAGCAGGATAAATATTTTATTTATTCCAATCAATGGATTCCTCTTACTGAAAAATGCACGATTCAAGAAAAGTGTAGACTTGGTAGCCTATTTGATGCAAAGTGTGGCGGAGGATGCATTGCTCATATTGATATTGAAAATCGTTTTGCTAATGAAGACGAGGCATGGGACATGCTAAATTATGTTGCGGAGCATGGCGTTATTTACTTTGCTTTTACGACAAAGATTTCTGTTTGTGAAGATAGACATGCTTTTATTGGATCTAAAAATTGTCCAACATGTGGTAAGCCTGTGGCAGATCAATTTGCTAGAGTAGTCGGATTTTATACCCCAGTATCATCATATCAAAAGATTAGAAAAAAGGAATTTAATCATAGACGCTGGTACGATGTATTAAATAAGGATGGTATTATGTAATGAAACTTAAAGGAGTAGTTATGGAGGACTTTGTTAATTATAAAAAGCCCTCCCTATTCCTAATAACTTCAAAATGTGATTGGAAATGTTGCAAAGAATTAGGAATAGATATATCAATATGCCAAAATGAGCCTATGGCAAAACAAGAAACCAAAGATGTCAGCGCAGAATCAATATATAATGCATATATCAACAATGACATTACTAAAGCCATTATTTTTGGCGGACTTGAGCCAATGTTGCAATTTAAAGAGATGTTTGATGTTATTAAATATTTTAGAGATCAAGGATGCAATGACATGTTTGTTATTTATACAGGATACTATCCATACGAAATCACAGAAGAATTAAATAAGTTGTCTCAAAATTTTAATAACATTATTATTAAATTTGGAAGATATATGCCAAATCATAAAAATAGATATGACGATGTACTCGGCATTACACTAGTAAGTGACAATCAATACGCGAGGAGGATATCTTAATGAAAATCAAACTTAACCCGGATAAAGAGATAGTTGCAATTGCCAGACATCAATTAAAAGAAAATGGCGGGTATTGCCCTTGCGTGTTGGAGCCGTTTAGAGATGCAAGCACTAAGTGTCAATGTGAAGAGTTCCGCCACCAAGTTGAGCAAGGAATTGAAGGAGAGTGCCATTGTGGTCTCTTTATCGCAACAAAAGATTAACAATACAAAATTATAATAAAGGAGTAATGAATAATGGGTGATCTTACAAGAGAGAAGACAATTGAGGAACTAGAAGAGGAACTTAAGGCGGCATCTGAAGAATACAAGAGACTTAGCTCACTAGTTAAGCAGAAGAAGGATGCTGAAGAGAAAGAGAGAAATAAGAAGATCGAGGCTGTAAAGAAGGATCGTGCAGCAACTATTGAAAAAATGCTAACAGATGTAGATAATGAGATCAAGAAATATCTTGAGGATTATGGTACTTTCCGTATCAATAAGAGCTTCTATTATCTAAATTATATCTTTAATGGCAAGAGTCCAATTTGGTTTTGGTAATGGAGGGCTTGCTGATGAACGCACATATTAAGTTTGCAAAGACAAGACATGGCGCAAAGATTCCTAGTAAGCGACAGGGTGATGGATGCTATGACCTTTATGTTTGTTTCGATGAAGAATCTGTTGCGATTCAGCCTCATACAGTCAAGCTAATTCCAACAGGAATCTGTAGTACTTTTGATAGCAATTACCGCATTGGGTTTAGAGAACGCGGAAGTAATACAAAGTCCGCAATGTTTGTTATGGCTGGACAGATTGATTCTAACTTTACAGGAGAGTGGTTTGTCGCGCTCTATAATGGCAATGACATTCCTATCGAAATTACTAAAAATGTTTCAGAAGTTACAAAGGAAGAAGATTTCATTCGTGTTCCATACTGCAAGGCTGTTGCACAATTCGCTGTAGAAGAAGTGCCGCAGGTTGAGATTGAAGAAGTAGATGTAGACTATATTACAAATCTTAAGACTGAGCGCGGCGCAGGAATGCTTGGGAGTAGTAATAAATGAATATTGGACAAATAATGACCGAGAAGATAAGGAGAGGTAATATGAAGAAAAAGCCACTAGGATATCTTGGAGGAGATATAATGAGCTTCGGCTCAAATCTTGCAAGGCAGTATGAATATGATAAGTTTCTTAAAATGGGTTTGCCTGTAGAAGTATACAGCCCTGTAATGAATAAATCTATTAATGATAAATCTAATATGACAGAAGAAGAAAACAATCACCTTGCAGAAAAGATTACAGAAGCGGACATTGAACGCCTTTGGAATAGTGATTTTGTCGTTATGTGCCCTGAACAAAGTGCAATTGGTTCAATGTGTGAGACTGGTTGCTTATTCGGTTGGAAGTATATGGCAGACAAGCTTACAGAAATCATCACAGAATGCGAAAATACTCACGTTCCATCTGACGGTACACTAGCTTGTCTAAAGAAAGAAATTAATCGTATTGCTGATAAACAAAATTATTTTCATTACTTTGATATTCGCACAAATCATCTTAATGAGAAGGATTGGCGTAGAAGTTTCAGTATTAATCAATTGCTATATGGCATGATCCTTTATGCAGCTAAAAATGGCGATTTCGAAACATTTGATGAAATATTAGAGCATTTGGAGGAATTATATGGGAACAAGTAATATGATTTATGGAATTGGAGACAAGCCGCCGTTTGGGAAAATGATACTATTTGGAGTGCAAATGGTATTGTCTGTGTTCGTTGCCACAGTGCTTATTGCAAACCTTTGTGGAGTTGCTACGTCTGGAGCACTTATAGGTGCAGCACTTTCAACATTTATTTACATCTTTATAACTAAAGGCCAATCTCCTATGTTCTTAAGTAACAGCGGAGCCTTCGTCGCACCAGTATTATTTGCACTTGGTGTAGGTGGTTATACTGGTATAGCAATTGGAGGTTTAACGGCATGTATTGTATATTGTATTTTGGGATTTATCTTCACTAAAATTCCATATCAATCAATTTACAAGGTATTCCCTCCAGCCCTTATTGGCGCTGTCACAACAGTAATTGGAGTGAATCTAATGGGATTCATTTCTGGCTATGTTGGAGAAACTGGACAGTGGGGAATCGTTGTTGCACTAATTACAACATTCTCTATTGCGATCATTTCTCATTATGCTAAAGGTATTGTGAGAATACTGCCATTTTTGCTTGGTATATTAATTGGATATGCAATCGCCGTACTCCTTACAGTTACAGGAGTGTGTGCACTTGTAGACTTTTCCGTATTTAATAATCTTAAATTTGTACAAATGCCAGATTTTGCTTTTACTCATTGGGGAGCAATTGAATGGAGTACTATTATCCCTATAGCTGTTATGTTTATAGCATATACTGTATCTGCTTGTATGGAAGCTCTTAGCGATCATGCTGCACTAGGCGGAATCATCGGAGTAGATCTTTATGCGAAGCCCGGACTTGGTAGAATCTTCTTTGGTGAAGGATTAGGCAATTTAATTAGTGCATGCTTTGGAGGTCTTGGCTCATGTAGTTACGGAGAAAGTGTAGCGACGATTGGATTCAGTCGTGTAGCATCTGTATGTGTGACAGCAACAGCAGCAGTTCTACTCGGACTACTTGGTTTTGTTGCTCCAGTTCAAGCATTTATAGCTTCAATTCCAAGCTGTGTATTTGCAGGAGCGGCTATTATTCTTTATGGTTTTATCGCATGCTCTGGTGTTAAGATGCTACAGAAAGTAGATCTTAATGTACAAAAGAATCTGATTATAGTATCTGCAGTTTTGTCTCTTGGTATCAGTGGACTAGTTGTTGGTGGTCAAATAATATCATTCTCTACAACCGCACTAGCTTTGATTATCGGCGTAATCCTTAATCTAATTCTTCGTGACAAGGAGTGATAAATGTGCACACAATTTTCCTAATTGTTGGCAAGAGTGGGTCTGGAAAAGACTCACTCGTTAACAAGCTATGCAAAGAACATGGATATAGACAGCTTAAATCATATGCGACTCGCGCTCGTAGAGATGGAGAGGGAGATACTCATACATTTATTACATCAGAGGAAGTAGCTCAGTATAAAGATCAAATGGTCGCTTATACGTGCATATCTGGTTATGAATATTTCTCAACAAAACAGCAATTACTAGATTCAGATTTTTATGTAATCGACTATAGAGGGATCGAGTATATGCACAATCTCTCACTTGATCTTTCTGATGTTCGATTCGTAACTATCTATATTCACGTACCAGATGAAGTTCGTGAAGAACGAGCCATTAATGGACGAAAAGATGATGCACTAACATTCTATAAACGTTGTTTTAATGAGAATGAACAGTTCACAGAAATGATAATGCGAGATGATTTTGATTACGCGATTTCAAATATTAATTTTGATAAAGCATACAAAGTTCTTAAAACAATTGTAGAGGAGGAGCTAAAAAATGATTAAGCGCAATATTGTAGAAACTGTTTATGAATATGACAAAGACGGCAAGTTGACGAGAAAGTCAGTCACAGAAACGCATGAGACAGATGACGAAACGAGATATCCTCTTACAAATTCTGTGCTCACAACTTTATACAACAATTGCACCACAACTACTTCGCGTGAGTGTCAAGATAAGTGCGTATCTTGTAATGATGATTTCTAATCATAAAGTGCATATAAATGTACAAAATTAAATAACAATATGTCGGTAGTGTAATCTTACATTACCGACATATTTATTTATCAAAATTCAATTATATACTATGAAATATAGCAGGAGAGTTATAATATGAACTATATAACAGTAAAACAATTGTATGAAAAATTAAATAAACAACGCCCAGGATTAATCGGTATTAATTCTGTATATAATATAGTAAAACGTAAAGATTTTCCATCCGTGAGAATTGGTAATAAATTTCTTGTCATCGAAAAAAAGAATAAGGCAAAAAAAATAAGGAGTACGGTATTTACCGTACTCCTTTATGCTTTAGTGATTTTGCTTGGTTCCGAATGATAATCATACCACCAAATTTGTGTTGCTTTTCTTAACCATAATAATTTTGCATTGTCAAGCTTTTAACCATTCTTGGTCTTCATAATATTTTATAATTTCGTGATAAAACTCAGAGCCAGTTGAATTACAGTGTAACTCATTACTGTATTTAGAATAGATTTCATCAATGTGGATCTTTTCTTCTGGATACAATTTTATTCCACGAGCACATCTAGACGCGCATTCAGACAACTCCGCCTTGATCCGATCCCGCTCATTTTCAAAGACTCTATTGTCAAGCGTACACAACTTAGAATCAACGTTATTCAGCCTTGTGTCAACATCTTTTAGATGATTAATAATCTGATCGTCGGCTTTCTTGCTTTTTGTTTCTTGCTGGTCAATCTTGTATTCTAAATTATTAAGCTGCTTCGTATGAGCTTTCATTGTATTAGTTAGCTCCTCGGCATTTGTTGTGTTTCTGAGCCATGTTTCTATTTTTTTTCTTATTGGTTTAATCATAACGCCCAAGAACGCAACGATTACCATAATCCCGCTTATTAGGCTGGATATGTTTGTAATTAAATCTATCATTGTTTATATCACTCCAAACAATATAATTTATTCTCCTTTTAATATATCAATCTCGCGCTGAAGTTCTTGGCATTTTTTAACTAACAATGGGATAATCTCGTCATAGGCTAATGAATAGTTTTTATGTTCTTTTGTACTTTCATCTTCGTCATAATGAACAATTCCCGTTTTCTGTTTTGATTCATTTGAACTTAATAGTACTTGCTCTACATCTTGTGCGATAAATCCATAATGTATTGTATCAGAATCGTCATTCTTTAACACATACTGGACTGGTTTTAGCTTGTCAATGATATCAATACCAATATCATCAATGTTTCGCTTTAAATTTCTATCAGAATCCACTTGTGGAGACGAAGCAAAACTTGCTGCCCATTCACATCGAAATAACCCTTTGTTGTCAGCTTGTTTTTGTGCAAAACTACCAATTGCAATTGAGCTATTGTCACTGGCGATATTTATTGGAACATTCTTTGTGCCAACATGCGTATAAACTGTTGAAGACTGCCCAATACTATCTGAAATTACAATTTTGAAATCATATTTTGTATCTGCTTTGAAGGAACTATCAGGATAAGTATAACTATAATTAACAACCTTGTCGTCTGAGTCTTCTTTTATTATAACACTATTCTTCGAATACGTAGGATTTGAACTCTCTTTATTAAAGACTTCAATTTTAATAGTGTTGTTGCCTTGTAATGTATAAAACGAAGCCGTCAATTTATGAGTTACATATTCTCCAGATCCGTTCAATGTTCCATCGGCATTACTTCGGAATGAGTTGGCTGAAGTAATGACTGGTGAGTTATAATCCCATATAGTAATACGGCCAGTTTTACTAGCAGTTCTACCACGACTATCAGTAACAGTAACAGTATAAATTTTTTCTCCAGATATTGTTAATGTTGAACTTTTTGCACTAAATGTTGAACTTTTTGCACTATATGAAGTTAAAGAATCTGTAGAATCATAAGACAAATTTTGTCCACTAATTACACATTTTGTTATAGTAGAATCATAAGCTCCATATGCTAAAACATCCCATTGTACAGTGGAGTGATTTTTGACATACAACCCCCAATTGTCAGTTTCAGAACTTGCAATCGACGGCTCAAATTTTTTTATAGAAGGCTTTACGCCAGACGGAACTTGCAATGTGAAATTAATAGATTTTCTTCCAATCTCTGTATTTCCATCATATGTTATACACGTTAACGTCCCTGTCCCTGATTCAGAATTTGGTATTTGCTTAGACAGATCTAATGGAGGAGTCCATGTTATATCTTTTCGAGAATCCTTGTAAGCAATTGTACCACGTTCATTACCAAATTGCCATGTCAATGTATGCGTAAAAGAAGGGAAGGCTTTTGATATTTCAAAAGTTATTGAACTGCCAATTGTATTATCACCTTTTGATACAAAAACATCCGAAACTCTTGGAATTGTAGGCAATTCAATATAATAATCATATTTCGTACTACTGATCGCATAAGTATAGATCGCTGCCTCTGCCCACGCGGAGAATGATTGCGTGCCATCGGAATTGTGCGTTAAAGTAAAACTACCAGAACCAAGTGGTTCACCCACATGCATTTGAAATCTGTCTGCGCGGCTATACACTGTAACACCTGCAATGCTAACAGTTACAGGGCCTGCCATAACATAACTTTGCGAGCTGCCCCATCCGCCTGCTGACATAACAGTCCAATATATTGTAGACGTATTGTTTGCAACACTTTGTGATGAAGACCATTCTACTCTAATCCTATCAGGATATTTGCTTCCAGCAGCATTATATACACTTGTTTCGAACGCACCACTTGATGCAGTTGCCATAAAATATCACCTCCACGTTATTGTATTGCAACAATAGACAAGCTTCCATTGCTTTCTATTTGAAGCTTGAATTTACCTAAAGAAATAGATGGAGTTGTTTCTGCCGTTCCAACTTTTAAATTTCCTTCTATTTCTGCTTGTTTCATGTATGCAGTATCATTCGCAAAATAAGTAATTGGAATACCAAATTTAATTTCTGGATCTTCAAAATTTTCACCAATTGAACTTATCGGCTTATATTGGGCAGACAAAAAATCTGGATTTTTATAATAGTCGTAATAAGTATCATTGTTTTCTTGGTGGATATATAAAATATAATCATAATTATTATATTTATTGCTTTGTGTTGGTTCATAATCTACTGTTATAATTCTCGCCTTACGACAGAATTCAATTCTTTGTGCAGAGACTCTTGAGAAATATTCTCCAGAACCGTTGTTTTCGCCAACAACTAAACCATTATCGCCATCAAAGCTGAAATATGATAGCTTGTCTGCCGCATCTCCTTTGTTCATAGTGACAGTTCCATCTTCTGCAACTTTGAAAGCGTATGAGCCATCTCCTTGTTCTCCGATACAAATTTCTCCGCCAATGATATGGCTACCTTCGATTAATCCTGCACTGACACAACCAGCAAGAATGCCCCAGAATGACTCTCCATTGATAGTATAATTGCCAAATACTGATTTTGTAGTTTCAAAATTATCATCAGAATATAAAAACTTATTATTTGTTATCCAGCCCTCATGTTTATCTAATACTCCGTCAACAACTTTACGAAGATGGATGCCATAATTGTCCCAAGATATATCCTGACCAGCAGAATTAGACTTAATAGAAGTCGTCGCATCAATTAAACCTTGTCTGATTTTTGCTTCAATCGCAGTAGCAACATCATATCCTTTCTGCCAATAAGAAGATCCACTTGCTACAGCCTTGCCAGCACTAACTGCTTGTGATAGCAAATCAGCGTGAATATCTCCTTGGTCTTTTGCAGACAATAAATCTCCAAATGTACATGAGAAATTACTTAAATCAGAAAAGTTTAATTGCACTTCAAGCAATCTTGCCTTCTTAATAAAATCGGATCTCATTTTAATTTTTATAAAATTCCCAAGAGCAAATTGATGCAATATTGGAGCAAACTCTGGCATTGCATAAATGTTCTTCATCGAAGCAGAAAAAGACAATTTTGGCTGGGACATTTTTCTTAATTCTTTTTGCCCAGCAACCAATAATTCTTTTTGTGTGTTTATTTTATCTATATCAGTATCAATTTCTGTAACACAGAAACAATCATCAGAATATTCATCTTCTCTCATAAATAGAGACAATCTATCTAAACTGTCTGGAGCGAAATTCTTATTAATATCAAGATCTCTAGAAATAGCATCTTTCTTTTTAGACAACTTTTCAATATCTTTTTGAATGTTATCAACCTCGTTTAATTTGTTTTCTAGTTCTTTTTTTACCCCTTTGAGCTTATCTAAATTCGACTTATATGCTTTATTCTCATCGCTATCTTCCGGCTTTTTATCCCATTCTGCAGCAATTTGCACATCCTGAATAGATGAATAGATCGCTTCTTTTTCTTTAAGAGAATTTATACCTTCGTCTCCAAAAGATAACTGTTCATCGCTCCAAACGTATACATAGTTTTGTTTTTCTTTTCCAGTTGATTCGTCTTTAGTCACTTCTAACTTTATCTTGCAAATATAATACTTACAAGCGACAGTGTTCCCATTACTATCTTGGTTTATTATTTTATAAACTTCACCAAGCATTTCTACGCTAGGTTCTGGCAGATAACGACCTGCTTCATTAAAGTTATCTGGGCTTAATATTTTTTCAGTTATTTTATATTCGTCTGGGACAGAATTTTCAACAGTCAACTGTTTATCTATTAACTTATATAATTCCTTTAATAGCTCTGTATATCCTTCTACTTTAACAACATAATCTCCTACTTTTGGAGTATAAGATATCAGTGTTGGCTTAACATTGTCTATTAATATTTTTCCTGCACCAGCACCAGCATCAGAATCAGAATCAACAACCAACAAAGCGTTCTCAGAGTCAATTGTTTTAACAATAATTTTATCTCCATTTTTAAGTGGAGCATATACTATTAATGTTTTTTTAGTTTTGTTATATTCATACTCGCCTTTTTGTTCTGATAGTGTTTCAGATTGTGTAGAATCAAAGGATTTCTTTTCAACAACATAGCTTATGCCAATATCATTCTTTAGCTCAAAATGATTGTCAAAAAACTCAACAACAATTTCATCACCTACATGCAGCTTTTCTTCAATAAACAATATCCCACTAGCAAACTTGTATTTTTCGGTAACGTTCCCATTAATTTTTACAGAAGTTAAAATTTTTTGATTATTAGATACATTAAAACTATTATTGATAGTTTTAAATAGGACGATATCGTCTTTCCTCAATTGCTCATCATCAACAATTAACTTATTATTACTATATCTATAGTCATTTGTTTCTATTTCTTTTGTTGCACCATGATGTAAAATACATACGGAGTCAACATTACCAACAAAATCTCTAACATTAAAATGAATATCAATAGACTCTACAACAACATCACTATTTAATGTAAGCTTCTCTGGAGAAATAATTAGCGTGTTATTGCTATATTTATAATTCTCATTAGTTATTTCTCTTCCGTCAACAATAATAGAAATGATTTTATCCTTCGTTTGATTTAAAGTAAAAGATTTCGCAATCATCTCTATTGAAACTTGTTCTCCAGAATATAATGCACTTAAATTATTAATTGTTATGGTGTTTCCATTCAACACATAATCGTCACTGGCAATTTTATTTGAATCAATTTTAACATCCAATATTTTATTCCCATTTTGTGAAACAATGAAATTGTTATTCACCAACTTCACAACAACTTTATCTCCAACAGTAAGATTGTCTATTGTTAAGATGTTGTTATTAAGTTGATAATCATAACGTTCTATGCCATTAACACTAACAAGCACTATAGTCTTATCTTGATGCATTGACAAATCAAAATGTGTATCTATTGACTCAACCTCAATTGTATCTCCTACAGACAATTCCGCATTTGTAATAGTTAATTTTCTATCAGACAGATGGTATTGAAACGTATTTATTTCCGTATCGTTTATTTTTATAGAAATAACTTTTTCTCTAAGTTTTTCCAAATTGAAACTATTTTGAATATATTCTACAATAATAGTGCTTCCGTATTGTAAAATAGAAGTGTCTGTTATGGTAAGAATTTTTCCATTTATTGTGTATGTATCAATAGGATTATTATCCACTTTAACAGATACTATTTTATAATTTTCTGGATTGGATAATGTAAATTCCGTTTGAATATCTCCACTAGGGGTTCTAATTTTTATTTCATCTCCAACATTCAGCAAAACAGAGATTGTCAAATATTTTTTCGTACCTTCCTGTGTTTGAGAATATTCCGATGGTAACAATTCACGAGTACCATTAACAGTTAATTTACTTTTACTTGTAATTGCGCTTTCAATAACGTACTTATTTGCACATGTTGTTATTACAATTGAACTTCCAGTAGACAATAATGATTCTTCAGTAATTGTAATAGTATGTAATCCTTGACTATAACTTGATTTGCTTATTACTTTACCATTAATTTTTACAATACTATTTTCATTTAAATTAAATTCTTCTGGAAGAGTAAATGTATATAAACCATTAAAAGTGAAAGTTGCAACGTCTTCCTGAGCAGTTATTGTCTCAACATTCATTTCTGGTTCATGGAATGTGTCGTTGCTACTAAAAACTTCTAATTCTTCAATTACGCCACTAACCTCATCTTCATAATCAATCTTATCTATCTCGTGAGATTCAACAACACCATTAACATTAAATTCTTCTTGCATACTTTGCACATGGAACTCTTGTATATTCCCAGCGGTAAATATTTCACTTATAGTTACAACATCAAAGGATTCTTCAGTAGAACCACTAATGTCTTTACTATAAAAACCAGTCATATATTTATCTTGTTTGTCCATATACTCTTGATATTCCTTATAAAGTTTCTCTCCCATCCATTCAGGAGTATTATAATAATCAAGATTCATAATTGATGGAAGCCCAAAGTTAACATCACGAATATCTAAATCATCTGCGCCTTTTACAGTAAGAACTGTTTTAATATCATCAGCAGAATAATTTACCTTCATTTCATTAGACAAGTTTTCAAATGCTATAATAACATCTGTGTCATATTTGTGCTTAAATTCATTAGAAATTTCAATAATATCCCCTTGTCCTGGTGCATTACTAAAAGTCAATTCTTTTGTAGATGGGTCATAATTATATTGAGTAATTACATGGCCATTTATAGTAACTGTGCTGCTATCAGAAATGTCATTTTGCAGTTTAAATACAACTGTTTCCCCATTTCCGATACAACGCTCAACTTCATTTTCTGAATATATATTAACAACATTATTAATAGTATCAAATTCAACATAGCATTTAAATGTATTACACATGTCATTCATGATAAAGTCATAAATAGACTGTCTATCAATTGAAAAACTTCGCTGCTGTGTCTTTAATTCTTCATCAATATGACCAACTGTCCATCCATATGCTTTCTCTAATACAAGATGAATTAAACTATGCGCCACATCATATTGATTATATAGAATAACTTTTTTATCAATCGCCCGATCATCTCTCTCTGCTGGATTAACCACGAAATTTTCCAGATATCTTTGTGACAATGCATATTCCAACGAGTACGCATTGATATGTTTATACTCTTGAATTCCATTGCCATTTATCTCTGGATCTTGTAATTGGAAATAACCAAAGCCTTTTAAATAAACGAGTCTAAGACCTTCTACGTAATCATAATATGGAGTAGGTTTTGTTTCTCCAGAGATAAGATCACAATAAACAGATGGAACATCGAATGAAATTTCACTATATGAATTAAATTTGAAAGTACCTTCTAAATTAATTGCATTCAATTTACAAATTTTTTCTTTATTTGTCTGACACAAGATTACGTCTGGAATCTGATACGTTTCTGACAATAAATCTCTTGGTAATTGCATTTTCTTTCACCTGCCTTTGTTATGAAATACTTACTTGTCGTATAGGTTTATTAATAATTAACTCTCCGTTTACGACCTCTGCATCAAATTCATTAAATGGGCATACGCTTCCATCGTCTTCAAGCGTAAGCACACCATTCGAAACGTCCGTACCAATTTCTAACTTCACGTCCTTGAGTTCTCCTCTTACAATCATTTTGTGTCCCTCAACTTTGATATTAGTCCAAATTGGAGGGTTCTTTGTTATATCGCCTTTAATTTTTAATACATTGCCTTCTACCCAAACGGTTAATCCATCTTTTAGGTCATAATCATTTAATAGCCCATCTGCTACCTTCATTGGGTATCTGAACTCAATTTTTAATGTCCCAAATCCATTTGCTGAAAAGTAATTAGTTCCGGGCAGCAATGTTGGGAATATAAAATTGAAATCATCGTCAAAGATTCTCTTGTCGTTCGTAGAATATACAACGAAGTTACTATCTATTGTAACAGTTTCGTCCTGTTGTAATTTTTCAAATTTCGTTTCGTTATTTAATGACTTATTTTTAATAAGCAAGCTCCCATTGTTCAAACTATTCTGGAATGTTACCTTTGGATAAATATAAGAATAAATGTCATCACTTTGGTTGTCTATTGCGAATTCAGTCTCTCCTACAATTTTGATTTCTACAGGATATACCTTTGAATACGCCCATGGACTTACTGCAGTAAATGTAGCTACAATTCCAATAACTCTCGCGTCCATTTTCTGAAGCTGCACATTCGTGAATCTACCAAGATATGAGCACACAACGTCTCCATCTTTGTCGCAGACATCCATCCATGCGTTGCTTCTAGAACCAGTAAGCCAACGCAATGTATTTCTAACTTTGTATGGGCCAATATCAGATCCATCTACTTCGACAAATGTTACAGACGGAGTTGCGACAGAATTATATTTTGCACCATAGTCTGTGCGCATTGTGCCATCATAGCTATCCGTGTAAACCGGCTCCATATCAAGATAAGAATCAACTGCACCATTGTCTGGATCAAAAGTGCCGACAATAAGCTCTAAATCATAATTTGTTTGCCCACGAAAACGAATTTTAGGATGATATATTGCCAAGTATAACACCTCCTACTAAACTACTTTAAATTATATAAATAGAAGAGGGCTATTATACCCTCTTCTATAACTTGTGTTATCTAACACGATTATAAAGCTTTTTATTGATATTTTTCATATAATTGTCCATCTGGTCTTGCACCGCCTTGGTAATGTTCGGAATAGAACTATTATCTGCTCTGTCAATATGGACAACCTCTCCGACTTGGAGGTTCAACTCAAGATTGTTGTTAATAACATGAGGAGCGCTAACAACAGGTCTAGATTGCTCTAGAACACTAGATGGATCTAGTTTGCCCCATTCCATAAGTCTTTCTGTTAGGTCTGCAGGAATAATTCCTGTTCCTTTCTTAATATAAGAAAGCCTACCTGCACCGTCTGGAACAAGCTGCAACTCTTCACCAAGCTCGTCAAGGAATGCGAACTGGTCTTTATCAATTGATTTAGCTCCACTACTGTAACCCTCTATGTCGCTCAGACGCACCCAGCCAGTGTAGCCACCATTCCTGCCAATGAGAACTTCCGAGTCGGTTGCCTGATAAACTGTAAATGTAGATCCCGGCACCCAAGACTGCATTCTTGTTCCGCTTCCACCATCTCTAGAGAAGTGAGTCGCTGAACTCTTAACAGTTACAGATGACCCCTTAGTTGGGGCTGCTGGAGTGGATGGCTCAGTAGCTGGTGATTGCTGCGGCGTCGAAGGAGTTGGCGGAGTATACTTCGCGCTCTCAGTCGAATTCTTCTTGCTATTTGTGGCCTTAATTATGCTATCTGCGGTCTTATCAGCCTCAACTTGTAAATCTACAAGCTCTTGTTTTAATGCGCGTAATTGCTCAGTAAATGCGCTAGCAGAAGTGTCTAATTGCTCCTGATAAATGCCAATGGCATCTACGCCATCAAGCCAAGGCTTAGTTACGGAATCTGATAAAGTAATTCCATATTTATCTGCTATATCTGATAAGTTTTGCGCTAATGACTCAGTATTTGCAGCAATGGTTGCATAGCTATCCTGAATTATTTGATCTTCATTTTTAAGAGACTCATCAAGTGCATCCATTTCGTCTTGCTTATTATTTTGATAATCTTCTAATTGCTTATCAAGTGCATCTTGCTGTTTCTCTACACTATGATCATAGTATAACTCTTCAAGTTCTTCTTTTGCCTGAGCGAGTTCGGCTTGTAATTTTTTCTTTTGTGCAATTGCAGATGCAGAATTGTCTCCAGATATTACTGCGAGACGCTTTTCAATATCTGCTATATTCTTCTGTTGCTCGGCAACTTGTTTAGAAAAGTCGTGGCTTTCTTTTTGAAGATTAAGCTCTTCTTTTTTCTTATCAATAAGCTCAGAATAGGCATCAATTTCTTTCTGCATGCCATCCTTAACAGCCTGAATACGAGTTTTATTAAGGTCAATAATAGATTTCTTAGCAGATTCTTGTGCCTCAATCGCATCCCATTGATTCTCCTTAAGCTCCGCAAGCTTCTCATTATACTCATCTGTGCTATACAAACCAGCAGCATAATCTTTTTCAAGATGTGCAATTGCTTCACCATATTGTTCAACTTTGAAATTGGCAACCTCTAATTGTTGCGCAAGTAAACCAAGAGCCGCAACGCCATCTTTAGTCCAATTGCCTGCGTCATCCACTACTTTCTCTTCATCAGAAACTAGATTGTATAAATGAGAAAGCTCAGAATCAACATTGTCAATTCTATCAATTAGCTTATCAAGGTTGTCCCAATAAAGGTCGTTAATACTATTTTGGAATCCTTCAATGTCTTTCTTGCACTCAAGAATTGCATCATCGACATCATAAATGGAATTAACCATCTCGTACCAATCGTCAGAACCTACTTGAACATCTCCAGATTTAACCGCATTGTCTAAAATGTCTTGCAATGATGCTCGTTTGTTGTTTAAATCTTCAATCTGCTTTTTAGAATCTTTCATCAATTCCTTATAGAAATTCTCAGAAAGTCTTTCTCCCGCCTCATCAAGAAGATCCATTTCTGCCTGAATCAAATTTGCATGTTGTTCAGTTAGACCAACAATATTCTCAAAGTCATCTGCAATATCTTGTAATTGTTCAAGACGTTTAGCTGAAATTTCAGCAATAGATGCTAAGTAATTGTTCTCTGCATCTTCTGCCTTGGAAGACCATGTGCGATATTCTTCAATTGCATCTGCAATTTCGCCTTCATTTTCTCCAACAAAATCTTTAATTGCAATGGCTCCATTTTTCGCCATCTCTTGATATTCTGCCGGTACTTCAGACAGCAATTGAGCAGCTTTCTCGTTGTATGTTTCTGCTGCAGCAAGATATGTCGATGCTTTTTGTTTTTCTGCATCAACTAAACCTTCATATAGGCTATTCTTTTCTTTCGTTTGAGAAGTATCATCAAGGAAATTCTCGACTTTATTCGCCATATTTGTAATAGAGTTTTCAATTTCCTCTAACCTATATTCAATAAAGTCAATGGCTTGTTTTGCATCATCCGCCGCGTCTTCTGCAGCATCAGATGCACTAGATACAGATCCTGCAGCACTACTTAAATCTCCAAGAATGTTAGAATTACCAAACCAATCTGGCACTGTTCCACCATATCCACTGATAGTTGCATATTTCGTAAATATAGTGCCACTTGTACCAACGTGAGCATTACCTGTTGCAAAAGCTTTGCCGCGAGAATTAACATATCCATGTTTAAGCAATGCTTCTGTCTGTTGATGGTTGAAAATAATGTCTCCACGCTTTAGATTCATCATTTCCGCACCATTTTCACCAATGGTTTGATATTTTCCGTTACGTACTAATGTTTCTGGCCCAAGTTCCCCAACAAGAGCATTTGTTTCATTTTGTTTTAATCCACGACTTCCAGACGAATATGCCGCCCCTATATGCATAGGCCAACTAAATGGTGTAGATGTATCGGTTTTAACTGTTGTTGTATATATATTAACATATCTATCTCTGCTAATATTATCTAATTCCGCTTCTGTTTGCGTCAAACTGTCTTGGTCGATGGACGGATTGATGTCTACAGTATACGGGCTTTCATTATTTAAGTCTGCATATTGCTGCACTAAATCCCAATGTGGCCCCTTAATATTTCCGAGCTGTTCATCTAATTGTGCAAATTGATCATCTGAAACATATGGAGCAATATTTATTACAAGGTTGTCCTTATCTGCAGACAAAATATCATTTGTTCCATTTAGAACATTATCTACATACTCATCCAGCTCTTGTGGGCTCAGAACTTCACCGTTATCCAATATTGGAGTAACTTTAATCATGTATTCTTTACCTGTTAAATCAGATACATGATAATCAACATCATAAGTTGTTGCAACATCTCCATCAAATTCGTACCATCCTGCTTGTCTCATATATTCTGGAGATACAAATGGACGCTTATTATAATCAACATTGCCATTAACTAACTCATTATATTTATCTGCTAATTTATCAATTTTTATTTTATCAATTATTTTTTTTATTTCTATAATGAGTTGGCGTATATCAGAGAAAATACCACCGCTTTGTGTATTTCCACCAGCATATGCTTTACCTCTACTATTGATGTAACCATTTTTAAGTAGAGATTTTGTTTGCTTATGATTAAAGATAATGTCGCCCTTTTTAACATCGGCAAATTCTGCGCCATTTTTGCCAAGCATATCCCAGTGATTTCCACGTACACGGAGTTCTGGGCCTAGCTCACCAACGAGAGAAGTTTCGGTTTTATCCGCTCCCAAAGTACCTGAAGCATTAGCTGCACCGTCAAAATGTGCGTTTCCTAAACTCCATGCTCCAGAAGCGATGATGCCTCCTCCTCCGGTATTTACAGTCCTATTGATATTCGTAGTAGTAATCGTAACATCTTTTGGCAAATCGTCAATTGCTGTCTTTAAATTATCAACTCTGTCTTTTAGAGTATTGACCGCTGCCTGTGCAGCTACAGTACTAATGCTCACATCAGGAAGATTTTCAATGACTTCAGATAAATCATTATACGTTTGCTTTAAGCCTTCTGCATCAGTAGTAGCATCTTGTGTTCCTGTAACATATGAGTTAACCTGTATTTCGCTATTTAATGCATCAACATATTCTTGTACTTTTGCCTTTGCTTCTTCTGAAAGATTTGCATCAACATTTATAGTATACGTGCCATCATCAAGCTGCTGAATTATACTACTATTAATTTGTTCGTTGCCATCTTGGTCAGTAGTGGTCAACTGAATGGTCGCGTCTATCGTGCCTAGCTCTGAAGTTATTCTGTCTTTTGTTTCTTGGATGTTTTCTAGTGCAACCTCTACAAGTATCTCAGAAGGCTGGCAAAGATCCGATTTCTTTTTAATAGCTTCCTGTAAATTGTTAGCTATTTCGCCTGCTTCATTAGCAGCATTTGTAATCTGATCTTCAGAAGCTCCACTCGTTTTCAATTCATTTAGCTTGTTTGTCGCCTCTTGGAGCTGAGTTTTAAGACTATCAATTGATTTTGTAGTATTGTCATATTCAACAATGTCACTTACTGCATTTGCTTTTTCTGAAGCCAATGCGTCTTGTAATTTTGTATACTCTTGCGCATAATCGTTAACGTTAATCTGACCATTTATCAATTGTAAGTCCAAATTTGCAAGACTTCTTGTAATCTTATCAATATTTGACTCGGTGTCCATATCAAAACTATCAAAGAAGCTACTATAGTCTCCCATGATCCAATCCGCATCAAGCTTGTCTGCCTGTTCTCCAAAGGCAACTAATGCGGATGTTGTTATGCCCATCTCAGAAGCAAACTTCTTGAAATTATTTTCTAAAATTGTCCACTGTCCATTTTCGAATGTAGCCAATCCTTTAGATTGGGCTTCCTCCATAAATGTCTCAATATTCTTTGTAGTGACTTCAGCACTTTCAAGCGCACCTTCATCATCATACTTGATCGTAAAGTATTTACTAAGATCCTTGCTTATATATTGTGCGACTGCTGTATATTTTTCTTCTAGAGTGTCTAAATCTTTATATACACTCTCTGGAATTAGACCTGTAAACGCAGACTTGAATGCCTCGGTGCCCATTTCCGCACTTTGGAATCCTTCAATTACGGTCTGCAGCATTTCGCCTGCAGTACTTGCGTAATCGGTATTCTCGTCAGACTCTTTCGCCTTTTCAAAATCTTCGAACGCCTGTTTCGCATCTTCTATCTGCGATCCAAGAATATCATATGCATCAATTTCTTTTGCAAGTGCTTGTAGGTTTTGACTCATTGAAGATATTAACTTTTTTTGTTCATCAGTAAGATTGCTAGCATTTTTACTCGCGTCTTTTAGAGAATTAACGTACTCGTTCAACTCTTTATATTGTTTGTAATATTGTAGCCTTTTTTGTGAACGTGCAAGTTTTTGATTTGCTACTGCCGCCTCAGATGTGTTACCTCCCAATTGTAATGACAAGTCTACTACCTTTTGAAGTTCATCAGCAGATGTATTTGCAATGACGCCACAATCAATAAGAGACTGGATGAATGCTTTAATACCTGTATCACTCGTGTCACTACTAGAATCATACATCTCTTTAAGCTTTTCACCAGTAATTCCTGCTATTTCCTGAATTGTTTTTAATTCATCTTGGAATTCTGTCTGCAAAGACACTCGACTAAAGGCCGACTCTATTGCTTTTCCTGTCGTGTCACTAGCAATTGCCAATTTGTCTTGTGCATCATAAATAATCTTCAAATTGGCATTCATTTGCTTTTGCCAATCTTCTAGCTCGTCAGGATTGCCATATTGCCATTCTACTCCTTCTTGGCTTAAATAATCTTCATTAATTTTATCCATTGTGTCGGATATTGCATCATATGCAGCATCCATATTTTGTTGCATTTGCTCAACTTTGGCCTCTGCACTTTTTACTTCTTTATCTTCTGCATCATCGCCAAGTTTCTCTAATTCATCCTTTGCTTGTTTTAATAATTCTTGTGCGGACTTATACTGCTCAATTTTTTTCTGAAGATCTGTGCCCGTTACCGTTTCTTCAGTATAGCCTTCTTTTAATCCATATGATCCATCTGCATATTGAGTCCCAGAATCAACTGCTTCTGCAGCACCAACCTGTTCTCCTTTTGAATTAACGTATTTTGTCCATGTTGTATTGCTAAACAAGGTGTCTGATTCTACAGCTTTATTTAAAGATTTACTTGCTTCTTTTTGCAGCCTTTTCTCTTTCTGCTCTGCAAGACGAATAGAACGTTCAAGCTCTGCATTTTGAGCTTTTAAATTTTTTAATTCTTCTTCCTCTGCAAAAGAGAGCTTATCTTTTTTATTCAGTTCATCAATACGATCTTGTGTGGTTTTAAGCTCATCATTCAACGATTGAATATTATTTTTAACATCAGATATTTCATCACTTGTTTCTTTTAACTCATCTACATAGTCGTCATGAGTATCAATAAGAGCGCTCATTATTGCAATAATCGCAGTTATGGCCCCTAAAATAATAGAAATTTTACCAAATGGACTTGCCCAAAATGCTACAGCGGCCTCTTTTATAGATGTAGCTAATTCTTTAAAAGAAAATGATAAGACACCATTAGCACTAGAGTAGCCCATTGCAGCTAAAGCGCCCTCAATATCTTCTGCTTTAACGCCATTTTTTAATAATATTTGAGTAGCAAGTTCTTTAGACAATTCTTTTTGTGCCATAATTTCTGCACCAAGTGCATGGGTTATATCATTAATACTTGTGGCTTCTATCTTGCCGCCAAGGAAACTCATTAAACCTTTACCATTAAATGAAGAAATTGTAGACACTATTCCTCTTGCTGTGTTAAATGCTGTTTTTGCCGCACCAATTGAATCTTTAAAACCTGAAAAAATCTTAGGAAGTACTGTTTTTATTCCCAGTGCAGCAATAGCTGTGCCAACAAGACCCAAATCATCTGCTATTTTTACAAGATTCGTCCCAAGATCTACAACGAATTTAATAGCATCAGAATTTATAAAATTCATCCACATTGTTTGAGCGGCATTATTAAATTGGTTAACTTTGCCCTGGATACTATTTAGGTATTTTTCATTTTCTCTCTCTGCTGAGCCTGCAGCATCTGAAGATGTTTTTATTGCCTCTTCTACCATATCGAAGTTTTTAATTACTGCAGCTAAAACGTTTGCTTGACGTTTTCCGCCTAAAAGCTCTAATGCTGATGCACGATTTACATCCGTCATGTCATCCCAAACTGTAGACATTTCACGTAAAATTTCTGTAGTATTTTTAAACGTATTTCCATCGAGCATAATATTAACTTTGCCGCCAGTTAAAGCCAACAATTTCTTTTGCAATTCGGACACGCTGTTGGCCATGCCATCAACGTCTTCTCCTGCATCCTCTAACTCTACTTTTGCTCCTCGAATACGAAGAGCTAATGTCTTCATGGCAGTACCTACAGACTCAGGATTTTGAACTACCGAGTTCGCAGCAGTAATTAAACCAATTGATTCATCAATGGTATTTCCTGCTTCAGACATTGCACTAGCAGAACGCAAGAGTGCTTGTCCAATGCCAGATGAACTGATTGCAAAATTATTTCCAACTTCATTGAATTTATCTACAATGGTCATTGCGTTTCCCGCTTCGATACCAAATCCATGCATTGTAGAAATAATACTATCTGAAGCTTCGCTAATATCAGAAATTTCATCTCCTACGTTAGCATACACAGATGCTGCCTTTGCAAGATCAGACGCTTGTTCAATATTATATCCAAGCCTTGCAAAGTCAGCAGTCGCATTTGTAAAATCTTTAACTGTAGATCCGATCTGCCCAGCCGTCTGCGATGCAGTTGTTAAAAACTTCTTATATGTCGCATCAGTTTCATCAGTTACTTTCTTCAATTCGGTGAGAGCTGTATCAATTTCTTTTACATATGTAATACCTTTTTTAATTTGATTAATTGCTGCATAAATACTACTTCCACCAACTAAAAAGCCTGAAATTTCTTTTGCTTTTCTAGATGCTATGCCTTTAAACTGCTCCCATGCCGTACCTACTTCTTTAGTGGCAGTCTTATATGCATATAAAGTACCAGTACTAGAGTCTAATGCAACAGTCACTTGATCAATAACGCCCTTGCCTCTATCAATAGTGCCATACATTTCTGTAGCAGTACTATTAAATCCTGTTATATTAAGCTTTCCGTTAGATATCTCTGCCCCATATGCCTTAAGTGCAGCAGTAGAATTTTGTAATTTTGATGGGTCAACTGTATCATCCATTCCAAGAAGAGTTCCATCATTCTGCGCTTTCTCTAATTTGGAATAAGATGTTGTATAAATCTCTAATGCCTTTCTTGCACTTTCTACTTCAATTTTTGCTTTATTAAAAGCATCTCTATCTGCTTTGGTTACATCTGTGGTTGGATCTGCAATTTTTTGACGCGCAGTTTCGAACTGTTTATATTTTTCAAGGTATGCATTCATTGCATCAGTCAAGCCAGCAGATGCTCCATAATTATCTTCTATAGAAGAATAAATTGCGCTTAAATTGTCTTTCTTCCTTGTTTCCGAATTAAATGCGCCTTTACCATAGTTTAAAGATTGTCTTTTCTCTTTTTGCGCCTGTGAATTGGCAGCATCAACTTCAATCTTTTTGATTCTTGCACTAGCTTCTTCCTGTTCTTTTAATAGCCTATTTCTTTGTCTTGTTGTCAGATTGGTATTTTCATTAATTTTATTAATATCAATCCCAAGCTGTTTTAATTTTTCTGTTTTTTGTACAATGCTATCTGCAATTAATTGTTTTTTTTCATCTGTCGCTCCAGACACTTCTGCTTTTTTTTGCTCTTCTTGCAATTTTGTTAATTCTTTATATGTATTTAAAATTTGAATAAATACATCATTAGATTCTTTCGCTTTTGCGCGAAGATTTGACATCAATGCGCCTAATTGGTCAAATGATTTTAAAGCATCTTTAAAAGAAGAAAGTCTGTCAGACATGCTTCTGGAAGTATCATTAAAACCGTCCATACCAGCTCTAACAGACTGCATTAGACCTTCGACTTTAGTGCCTTCTGCACCAAGGATATCTCCTGTGTCGAATTCTTTAAGTGATTGATATTCTGTTTTTATTTTATCTAAAACTATGGGGAATTTAGTTAATGTTTTTTCTGCCGCCGCAAGTGGATCAAGAGATTTTGAAGAAGACATTTCTGCCTTTAATTGTTTCAAAGACTCTTTTGCTGCATTCAGTTCCATTGTAAACGCTTTTAAAGAATCAGCATCTACAATACTATTTGCTGCATTTTCAACACCACTCAAGATTCCAGCATAATTTTCATCATTTGCAAATCCTTTAAATTGAGCTTTTAGTGTTTGTACTTTAGCAAGTGCAACCTTTTTATATCCTTCTGCATCAAATGAACTGCCTTCAGTCTTATCAACCTTGAAAGTCGATGTATACTTCTCAGAAGCTAGCTTTAACTGACCATCAATCATTTTCCATGTTTGCACAAGGATACTATTCATATCATCACTAACAAATTTTAATGTGCCAGTCCCATTCTTATCAATTGAATCCATTATGTCGCTTCTAACAAGCGTCATGCTTTGTTGCTCTATGTCTTCTATAATAGACTGGAATGCTGTTTGCAATTCGCTATTATTAGTGATGTTATTAAATACATTTGCTCTCGCAGTAGGCTTCTTGGAACCAGAAATGGTATCTCTTGCCTTTTCTTCACTCAATCCTAAACCAATAGGGGATATAGAATCTTCTTCTGACATCGCATCCATCAAATTGCCAGCAACACTTTTAGAAGCATGTGATTGCCTCTCCATGGATTCTGCTGTTCTTTCAGATGCGCTCGACAACTCGTCTGCGCTACTTCCGATATAATCATATTCTCTTCTAAGTAGCTGTGCTTCACTTACAAGGCTGGTCATTATAGAATTAATCGCAAACCACTCATCTTGCTGTAATGGAATGACCGAATTCTTTGGAAGCTTGGCCTCCATTCTCCCTTTTTCAGCAGCATCCAAAATTTCACGAAGCAAATCAGGCTCTGCCCGCATGCCATCACGAAATATATATGGGAACACTGTTTGTAATTCCGAATATAGCTGATCTACTCCAAGTCCATTGCCGCCAACACGAATTTTAAATTTAGAAGAACCACCAAATCTCTTTTTTATTTGTTTCCATTGATCTGGAAACTCTGCTTCGTATGTCGGCTCCATATTTTCTGGAATTCTAACTGTTAGATTCTTCAAGAAATCATAAACCATCGCATAAGGTTTATCATTTACTTGTTTCCCACGACCTTGTTTTTCCAAATAATCATAAAGCTTTTCAGCCGCTTCTACTTCTTTCTGGTCATTCAAATTAAATCCTGCGTTTGCAAGCTCTGTGAAATATTTTTTAATTTTTTTCCCACGTGCATCTGAAGCGTCTCCGAAAATCATATTGGCACGAGACTTTTCAAACAAATATGAAAGATCTTTATTCGTTAATGAATACTCTTGTTGCTTATTTTGTAAATCGTCTAATGCTTCTGCTTCTTGGCTTGCTGCGGAAGCAGCCTCTCTATGTGCTTCAGCAGCTTCAGTAGCAGCAATAACAGCAGCTTGTTCTGCGTCACTCTGTCTCTGCGTAGACGGAACCGCTTCCGCCGTTTCTGCATTACATCTTTCAATAGCAGATCTAAATGCTTCCATTCCTTCCGTAGCAGACATAGATCCATCAGATATTGATTGTAATATTTGAGCATATTCTGTTGTTAAAGATTTAGAAGAAGTAATAACATATTGATATTCTGCTGACGCAGCAATAAACGTCTTCATTTCTTCTGCTTTTCTCCTGCCCGCCTCTAATGCTGCCTCTTGTTCTGCCTTCCATTCTTGCTCCTTGGCAATTAACTCATTAAGTGCGTCAACCGCACTCATTGTCGGAGAATCACCACTAATAGCCTCCATTAAATAGCCATATCGCCGTCCCATATCTTCTGGAGCATGATTTTTTGCAGCTTTTGCATACTCATCTTGGAATCTTTTTATATCATCAGAAGAGTTGACTATTTTTTGCTGCTTACTGAGTTCAGCATTCTCTGCATTTATTGCTTCAGTAGTACGTTGAACAGTTGCTAGTTCTTCTTCGGCTTTAGCAAGCGTGTCTGCACGAAGCTCTCTTTCTTTCTGTAAAGCGCTTAAATTTCGCTCATAATTTATACCTGCATCTGTACTATATCTAGTTAAAGTACTATCCGCGACACCCTGTCTTTTTGCCTCGTCATATGCTTTTTTCCAAGCAACCTCTGCCATTTCAATTCCATACTGTTTACTTTGATCAGGATTTGCCCTTTGTTGTATTAAACTCTGTGTCCTTGCTTTTAACTTTTGCGTTGCATCTCTTTTTCCAGACGACTTAAAATTTTCGTCATTTAAAACTGAATCTAAATATTCCAACCATTCTTTTTGATTTTGAATAAGCTGCTTAAGACGCTGTTCTGAATTACTAGATGCTTCATCTACCGATTCCGCAACTCTCTCCTCCGATGTAGCAAGTTCTTGATTTGTAGATATAATATCTTTCTTCGTGCTTAATATTTGAAAAAGAACATCCGCCGCTTCTTCAATATTTGCACCCTCATGTATGGAAGTGAAAACTTCTCCAAGTGCACGAGAAGTATTACTACCATCTTCTTTATAACCAACAGATTCTCTAATTTTACGTATATTATCAACCGTCTGTACATTCTGTTTGTGCGTCTCATTAATTATATTTCTATATTCTTCCTCAGTTTCTCTTAATACTCCAACAATATCGTTGTCTTCTGCAAATTGTTTAACTTTTTTAGATAGTTTATCTACTGCTCCACCACAACGAATATATAAAGCAATTAATACTTTTAAATATTCTTCAGAACGCGCTAAATCAGTATAAGAACTAACATCATATATTTGACCGTTACTGACATAACTTCCACCATTATCATATGCCTTGCGTTCATTTTGATAGCGCTTATACCTCGCTTGAATTTCTCTTTTTGCCATATCTCTCTGTTGTATACGAGAGCCTTCTATTTCTAAATTAGCTTTTACAGTCTCTATATCTTCATAAAGCTGTGGAAGTTTAGGATCCTTAATACTGCCGATTAACCTTTTATATTCAGTTAATAAATTAACCAAGTCTTGGAATGATTGAATCTGTTTTATATTGTCGCTTTGAATTGTTTTTACAGTTTTTCTTGACTGTTGTGCTGCGTCCGCTAATGAAGTTTCTACTTTCTCAACTTCATCAACATGTGGGAGGTTCTTAGTCCCCGTAGCTCTTCCTCTTGCAACGAAAGCACTCCCAAAACCAAAATCAATACTTCTAAGTTTATCCGACGTTTTTCCAAATTGCTTTAATACAGCATCAAGTCCTTTTACTTCTCCAATATCAGTAAAAGTAGCTTTGATATCTTTTAATTCATCTTTTAATGCATTAAATGAATTTAAATCAGAGCGTTTTATTTGAGTAATAGTGGCAAACAAACTAGCTATATCGCCCTTCTTTTTTCCACTCCTCTTTATCTCATCAAGAACTTTCTGATATTTTTGAGTAATAATATCTCCTGCCGCCTCAATACTTGTAGCTGCATTTTTAGCTCCTGCCAAAGCACCCTCTCCAACAGAAGACATCATATCTTCTCCGATACTATACATTTTGTCTGACTGATTCTCTAATTTGTCCCTTGCGTTTTCTGCAGTTTTTGCAATCATGTCAGCGATTTTACTAAGATCTAATTCTTTTCCATTCATTAAAACCCCTCCCTTCAGATGTATTTACTAATAAGATCCCAAAGAACGTCATATGTGTCTTCTAACACATTAGCAACAAAATCATCAAATATAGAATCAATTGTAGACGCAGAACTTGACCAAATAGACCTATATATTGAAAAGTTATTTGGATAAGAAGTCCTCCATTCCATAGGCCATTTTTGGCGTGTTCTCGTTCTTACCTTTGAACCTCTTATTCCGTTCATTACATTATTTAATACAGTTGCTCTTATATCATCAGATGTGCCGTATTCAAGCAGATTTCCTTCATCAAAATTTATTTCTAACATGGAGCCTGTCAGTTCAATCGCGTTGGCTTGATAAAGGTTAAATCCTGCAGAATTCCCATGTCTGGTATATACAGTTGGAGTATATTTTGCATAATAATCTTGAATACAACTATCATAGATATCAGAAGCGATATTTTCTAATAATTTTGCATAGTCATTTATACCACTATTAACAACTCGTTGGATGTCATTTTTGTCATGCCTTGTTACCAACGCCATAAAAACTTGTTCTGCTGCCATATGGACTCAACTCCTATAAAATAGTTATTTTAATTTATTAAGTGTACTTAAAAGTTCATTAATATCAGTACCTTCTGGAAGAATACTATTAATATCAAAATCATCAATTTTTCCCGCAAGTGAATCTGATAGAGTAGTCAAACTTGTATTAATACCATTTGCTATTTGTGCAAATGAAGCTTCAATTGAATTCTGATATGTCAGCCTTTGCTCCTCAAAAGATAGAATCTCCTCTGCACGAGAATAATCTTTTAAACAAGCTGCTTTCAATGTATCAAACACACCAACTCCACACAGCTTATCATACTCGTCAACTAGCACATCAGAATCTTCACTAATTTCAACACCTGTATATGCATTAAACATAAACATAGAAAAATAAATATTCTCATTAAACTTATTTAAAAGAACAAGTCCATTGTCATTTTCTGTGCACAAAGCAATAACGCGCATAGCGATGTCATGCTTTTCTTTTACTGGAATGTATTCAGTTTTAAACATATCTTTTTCGTTTTTAAATTCATCTTCCTTAAATTTCTTAACAAATGTATTAACCTTCATAACCTTTTCCTCCATAATTTAAAAATTTTTATATATCAAATAACAGTTTGTTATTAATTTTCATATTTAGTCGCAGCCCCAATATTCCATCTCATTTTGATCCACAATTATTTTTGGTAAATCAAATGCAGAGCGGGCTATCAAAATTGCTTCACTTTCATCATCTGTCGCGTCAATCAGATATTCTTGCCGAACCGCTTGAATGGCTTCCGCTTTAAGAACTTCTCTTTTAATTTTTGAAGATTGTTGTAATCCAACTTTACGTCTCCATTCTGATGGGAGCGTGTGGCAAAATTCTATATTATTTTGATAAGCATATAAAATAATTCCACCCATTAAAAAAGACAATTTCTTCACAGTGTCTATATTTGATCGTAAAACAGACTCTTCCATAACAATCTTGTCCACTGGCATAACAGAGGCTATATATTCACAAATTTCACTTGTCATCTTTGGAATTCTTTCATATACGTCCTTTGTTTTATGACAATCTATAAGAATATGTTTTACGTATTTTCCATTATCAAACAAACACACTCCAGTTTTTTTCGTACTGGCATCTATGCCTATAACTCGCATGCCACAGCCTCCTTTTTTATAAAATAAATCCATAATATATATCCTTTTTATCCATAAAAATGAGGGAGTGTATTGCTACACTCCCTCGCCTATATAACTACTTCGTATAGGCTATTTGTTTATAAATTCACTTTGCATTATCAATCATACGCTGACACACAATCATGGAGCGCAAAGCATCATAACTAATATTTAAATCGCCTTTGCCGTCACCAAGCAATGCACCACGATCAATCAACTCTTGCGCTTCTTTACGAAAATACTCAGGCATGTCTTCAATTGAATGGTAATGAGGATTCTGAGACTCGGCATAGCGCATACCAATAATTGCACCACGAATCATATCATCACTAATATTAAGGCTATTACCGTCACCTTGTAATGCACCAGCAGCGATCAACTTTTGAACCTCATCACGATAGTAAGAAGGCATTTCATCTACTGTATTATAACGAACCATATCTTCTTCCTCCTCTTCATCATTATCATTATTCTTGTTCATGGACTCATATACATCCTGACGGAACCCATCCATGGTATAACCCATGCCATATGTATTCCATAGAAGTTCTGGATCTGCATGGTTGCTGGCAACACCTCTACGATGACCTTCTGCGTGACCAATAATCACGCCGTCTTCCAGTGGATTAAGGCCATAAGTGTTGCAAAGCTGTGCGAATAATTCAACGGCTGTGTGATATGTCCCCGAAATCTGTTCAGCCGCTTCCGCATAACTCATTCCAGAGCTAGGTTCCGTCATTTCGATTCCGATATGGGTATTATTTGCAGCGCCACCGCAGTGCCATGCTCTCATCCACCAAGGCAATGTCTGATATACAGATCCGTCTGCCTGTATAAATGCATGTACGCAAACTGATTGACCACCAGGCTGATACTGGTTGAAGTTGCGAGCAAACACCGCCGCACTAGGCTGTGGACAGCCAACGCTATGCAACATCAAGCCACTCGGAGTGAATGTCGAACCAATCTTATAGCATTTATTTTGTGTTGCAAACGCTTCAATAATTTCCATTTAAATCACCTCAATATATTACTTTCCGCCTTTAACTCTTTCGATAATTTCGGAAACAGCAGAGCTGCCAGACATTAATGCAAGAGCAGTAATCACAGTACCAATCGTAGAGCCTTCTTGCACAAGACCAAGTGCCAAAATAATATCAACACCAAAACCAAATGCAATGGCAAATGCGAATACTGCAGAAACAAGCATAGTAATATACTTACCATACTTGATTCCTTCCCACATTACCTTGAAACGATCAATAATGTACCACATAATAATTGATAAAGAAATAATTAGAGTTAACATTTCCATAATTTTATTCCTCCTATAAATTTATTATTTTTAAAATTTATGACAATCTCCTCCACATATACACGACTAAATACGGAGGCATATTATTGTGCGCCGCACTGCCGCCAGCGCTTTGCGTCTTGCACATTTCTGCTTCCCAAGTCTTATTGATATCGGAATCTGCGGGATAGCTAATGGCCGCATCACCATATGGGCCACCTGAATTAGGATAATAAATACTATGTCTGTGTTCAGGCATTTCATCAGTTGTTAATGCGTGTGTTGCTTCGCCTCCAGTTGTGTTAGCCTTGTAAACATCACTTGCACCTAGTAGAAATCTACCTTTAATTTGTACCCACTTACCGCCAAAAAGCGTTGCAGGGCTTACGTTATTTATGCTCATATAGATCGAGCCAACAGGATACACCAGCCCAAGAATCTCATCTACAGTCTCCGTGCCAAGATCCGCAAGCAACTCAAGTGGAGTTCGATAATATACCCAGCCAGACTCATCCAGCACAGCAATCTTACCTGGGGTGCGGCCGAGGTCTGTGGACTCCGTTGTCTGCAGCCATGTGCCAGTGATGTGTTTTCCGGTCAGATTCCCAGTTAAAGTACCACCTGATTTATCGAGTTTGCCACTCAATCCTGTGTCAACATAATTTTTCGTTGTGGCGTCGTCGTTATCTGTTGGGGAAGCAATTTTTAAACGAGCATAAGAACGAAGCCCGTCTGTTGTAATTTTAGCCGCACCTGATGAATCACAGGCAAGCCTAATACATGAATTATTGTCATATAGACACTGGACATCTTTTTCAGCCATTATCGTCTCGTGTGCATCAAGTACTCCCTTTACATTAAGTCTTTTGAACATGGTTACATCGCCAGATATACCGCCACCTGACGTAGAAAACTTTCCTTTTAATGCGTCATTCACAACTTTATTCTGAACTGGATTAGTAGATGTGCTTGATAAATCAGAATCAACCGTTGTCTTATTCGCTCCAGCAGCGATCCCATCCAGCTTCTTTTTATCAGCAACAGACATGAGACCATTTGTAGTTGTATTAACAACATCTCTTTCTGCCTTTTTATCCAACTCAGATTTAATAATTTTATTTTGCACAGGGTTTGTTGACGTACTGCTCAAACTAGAATCTACTGACGGAATCAAATCTCTTGTCTTTTGATCTTGGAAAGGAAGCTGATTATAAGTCTTCTTGCCATCTCCAACTTTAAAACGTATGTCACCGGATGTGGTTGTGACAATGATAATCTCTCCATCAAGAAGAACTGGGTTTTTACTTTTCCAATTTGCCTCGGTATCACGTTTATTCTTGACACGTGTGTTAAATATTTTATTCGCCATCCACATAACCTCCTTTAATATATAAAAGAGGCACTGGCAAAACCAGAACCTCTGTTTGAACTTTCTTTATTTATTTTTTATACACTCCCACCATATACATAGTTAGAAGCAGTTCCACTTGATTCGCCAGAGAATATGGCAGATAAATCTTCTTGTTCAACCCAAGCACCATTAGTTTTTTTAAATACTGATTTTGCTTTTATCCAAGAGCCATTACACTTGAGATAGATACCTGTAGTAGATGATAGAGGTGTAGCCTTCGCATATAGGGTGAGGGATGTTTCTGTACCCAACTCTCCAGTTGATGGCGTTTTTACTTGAGCAGGATTATCGGTGCTAATCAATTGCGTACACGCTTCATCAGAATACCAGCCAGAAAAAGTATAACCTGAAGCAACTTCGGCTTCAAAAATGGCGTTATATCCTTGACGTGTAGGGGTTGTGGCATCTGCATAACTGACACCTTCTTTTGCAATTGCGGAACATACGCATGGGACGCCTGCTTCATCTAATTTAAAAGTAGCATCTTTTGAAGGTTGATACCAATAATACGGCCACGAGGTTAGAGCATTATTATTTGCGTCATCAATAAAACATATTGGAGTTTCAGGAGAAGAACCATTATTTCTTCCCCAGAAAGCCGCAGTCATACCTAATGGGCATAAAATTTCTACTGTAAGGATTTTACCAAATAGTGAACTGATTGAGGCAGATTTGATATCAAATACTTTACTTTGCGTAATAGCTTCATAATTACCAATTTTTAAATGTTTTTTCTCTGCTCTAGTTAGCGCGTCAAAGTCTAAGACTGCAACTTTCATATCTGCGGCAGTTGCGTTTCTAACAGTTTTAAATGTAATCTTATATCTTATTCTTCCAACTTTCGGATATAGTGTCACGTCTTCGGTAGCAGTAAATGTATACGGGTTTGCTTCGCTAACAAGTTGTGTTAATGCCAAATCACTATACCAACCATAGAGTTCCCATGTCTCATCTTCTGGTGTAAATGTAAAAGTAACGTCATCGCCATAAAGGACAGTTGTAGCGCTAACGCTTGCTGCACCGTGTTCAGCAGTACCTACAGATATATTGAAGCTGCTTCTATGCGCCTTAGCATATAACGTAGTATCAGCAGTTATAGTAGCAGTATAAGGATTCTCTATGCTCACAACTGTAGTGTATGTATTATCAGAATACCACGCTTCAAATGAGTAACCTTCATTAACTTGAGCCGTAAACGTAGCTGTGCCTCCATCAGGAACAATACTATCACTCACACTCACGCTTGTGACTTCTGATCCTGCTACTGCACTTACATTATACAAAGTAGCATCAATAGTGGCTTTAGCATATAGTGTAAGATCTGCAGCAGTGGTGCTATATGTTAAACTTGAGGAGACTAGTTGTGTACAAGATTTATCACTATACCAGCCATCAAAATTCGCGCCGTTATACAATTCCGCAGAAAACGTAACAGTTTCACCTGCATATGGTTCCGCATTAGACACTGAAACATTCTTTACACCATTGCCCGACTTATTCGCTGTACAAGAATACTGCGTGAAATACGCAGTGATTGATGTATCTCGAACACCAGCAGCATGGAAAATATTTAAAATTTTTATAACATAAACAGCCGATGTGTTTGATTTTGTAAAACTTCCAGAAACGCTACCAGTATACTCAGTTAAACTGGTATGAATTCTTTCGGTTGTAATAGCATTTTGTCCAGCAATTGCAACATTGATTGTGTTTTTATTACTATTTAATGTTGCAATTGCTTGTGCCCAGACATCAACTTTATGAGCTATTGCCGCCGCAGAGGGGAATAAGACATCTCTACCAGCGTCATTCATCGTAAATCTAGCAGTTGTTGAACTGGTGCGCATTGTGATATATTTAGTGCTAATCTGTGCACCATTTAATACGCCGCCAGAAGCGGTGAAATAGTGCTCTACATTATCTTTATTTATGTAAAGTTGGAATGATTTCTCTGTTGCCATTACTCATCACCAAACCTGTGTGATGTGGGAACACCATCATTATTAAAAAAGTAAACTATTAATGCATTTGGCTCATCTTTGAAAGCCATTACTTGCCGGTATTTATTACCGTCATAAAACCAAATTACTTTATTAGATAAAATATATTTTATGATTTCATCAATTGTACTTGTCTCTGTTAAAATAAGCATCATATCACCGCCAGTGCCATCAGCAGCGGCGTTAAAATTATGAAAAGTAAGTTCATTCATAGCTATTACCTCAAATCTAAATAAATGTTGCCTTCTGCACAGAGACTGCTGCTCAGCTCACCATCTCCGGCTGTATATCCTGCGGAGAAATCATTATAAGTTAAATTAGCATTTTCATTCATAACATTATCCCTCCGTCTTCAAGTATAAATCGCCGTCTGCTCCAAGAGTGTTAGCTGGATCAGCAGTGCCTGTGTAATATGTTGCAGTCGTAACAGATAGAGTGCCGTCAGCAGAGATGGATAAGCCGTTGCCGACTTTGATTGCACCAACAGTTGAAGATGTAGCGATTGGCATATTAACGCTAACATCATCCAAAAATGGCAATTGAGTATAAGTTTTCACACCATCGCCAATTTTTACTCTGGTCTCACCACTTGTTGTAGTAACAACTATTATTTCGCCATCTAAAATTAATGGATTCTTTTTCTCCCAATTCGCTTCAGTATCTCGTCTGTTTCTCATTCGTATATTAAATATTTTATTTGGCATAATATTCCCTCCATCTTATCATTCGCCATACAAATAATATCAGCTTTCACGTTCCCACATGTATACGGATAAGTACGGAGGCATATTGTTGTGAGCCACACCATTACCAGCACTTCGCGTCTTACACATTTCTGCCCCCCAACTCTTATTGATATCGGAATCTGCGGGATAACCGATAGCTGCTTCCTCTGGGCCTGCAGCATTGGGATAAGGAATACTATGTTGGTGACTCGGCATTTCATCAACCGTCAATGTGTGTGCTTCTTCACCGCCAATTTCTCCAGCTGGATGCAACGCACTGTTGGCGAATAGGAATGCACCATGTATTTCACTCCATTTTCCACCAAACAAAGTCTCCGGGCTTGTTTCATTCGTACTGATGTAAATAGAACCAATTGGATATGCTTCTAAAACAGACAATGGGTCTCCCTTATCTCCCTTGGGCCCTCTTAATGCCGCAAGCTGTGCTGATGTAAAATCAGCATAAGTAAATGCGTCTCCCTTTGGGCCTTTTATATTAACACTTGCAGGATTGGGTTTTCCCTTGTCATTTGTCCAACTTAAAACGCCATCTGAAGAAACAGATGGAGTGAACGTTGCACCATCAAGTGCCCCAAAGCCACCAGTTTTTATGGCATCTACAACGTACTTTTTGTTTGCCGCATCATCATCATTAACAGGTGTAGCGACGGCCATTCTTGCCAAATCTGTTTCATTTTTACCAACAAACTTTCCTGCATTTTCACCAGTACATAAAGCCGTAATCTCTTTTGATATATCTCCTCGCTGACAGATGGTAACGCCATATTTTGCTTTCAATTTTTGATCAGCAGTTAAAACACCAGCGACTTCTAAAGCACCAGTGACTTTGCCACCTGCTTTATTTAATTTCTTAGCTAAATTAGAATTTGTCTCTTCCTTACTTTCCGAAACAGCATTATCAGTATATCCATTCGCAGAAGTAAGAGCTGCACTACATTGACTATCTGCATAAGTTTTTGCACTTGACAACGTAGATGCATCGTTAGTGCCCATGTCTTTTCTTAACTTTGAAATCTTCGCGTCTAATGCTGCATCTTGTTGACTTGAATTGTTAGATAATGCATCTATTTTATTGTCAAGTTCTGTATCTTTTTTACTTGTATCTTCAGACAGTTTGGCAATTTTGTTATCGAGTTCTGTATCTTTATTACTAGTGTCAGTCGTTAAATTTGAAATCTTATTGTCTAACTCATCATCTTTGCTTTTTAAAACAAACCCTTGCTGAGCAGAAAGTGGTTTATTAGCATAACGGCCTGTCAAATTATCTACAATGTCACCTTGTAATACAAAAGTATCATCTTTTTGCAATGCCGGTAAATCAACAACATGATTGCCATCTGTCAAATTTTCTAAATTATAAATTGTACCATTAATATCAACAGTATTTATGTAAGGCATTTTTTCACCTCCACTATTTTTGCAAATTATAAAACGAGAGGCACTTTAATAAGCACCTCTCGCCACATTAATTACATCTCGAATTCTTGCTTCAATGCGATATAAACCTCTGATTGATATTTGCTTGGAATACTAATTCCATAAGATATAGCAGCAACTTTATCCACACTACGCAACGAACCAATATACATCTTTAATGAATTAAAGTATGAAACATGATATGTCTTAAATGCATTCGCTTTTGTAATAATTTGCTCCATATCAACAGAAGTATAATATTTACATTGTTCACCATCGGCATGATAAGGTATTGTTTTTGAACCATCTAGTATCATTTGAGAAGATGTAATCAAATTTAATTGATCTTGCACAGTTAATGAAAAATGATGTGATTCTCCATCACTTAGCGTTATATCAAAACCTGCTGTAATCATTTTGTTACAATTTGTTTTCATTTCATTGATTTTAGCATTTTTAATATAACCGATTGTCATTTTTTCTGATTCATCAACATCTGTACTTTCTTCTTTCTCTGTTGTATCAGGTTCAATATCAATCTGAATCTCTTCATTGGACTTAATTGCATCATAAAGCGCCTCATAGTCTGATTGAACGATTTCTATCACATCAATGATAGGAACATCTTGTGCATTAGGATCTTTAGGTGCCATCCATATTGCACGATACATTTTCCCATTGCATTGAATGTATTGAGCTTCAGACTCATCACACACCAAGAAAATGCCATGTTTTTTTTGGAATTTACGCATATCAAACGAAGTGCCGATTCCAATAAATTCATTATTGCTAATCAATTTGTAATATTTCATCTACACTCGCCTCCATTAAATAGATATGCATGGGCATATACCCAAAGATCTACTCGACACAACGTAGCCATTCATATTACCTTGCGCCGACACCGATCTAAAGTAAGTATTATAACTAACTTCAGCCGAACGTAAGTACCAAATACTTGCAGCTCCATTCATTGTCTTAACTCTGTCTGCGTCAGTATTAAAGAATGTAATAATTTTACCTTCAGAAGTATATGGGTCTTCAGATGTAGCGAACACTTCTGCATAAGATGGTAGATACACATAATCCTTTGAATAAACAATATCAGATGTTCTATTTCCTGCACTTGCAGGGATCTGAACTTGTTTTATAATTGATTTCCACTCAGTCGGGAATGCATCATAAACTCTACCATTACAGAATTCCCTCATGGCAGAGCCATTCCAGCCACCAATATTGGTGTTTGTTGCATTCATGCCATGTCCAAGAGACAATAATCTCGTTGGGATAAATGATGCTCCAGTTATCTTACTGGAATCTGCCGCGAATCTATATCTCTTATCTCCACAATATTCATAGCGCCAAGTTTCATGAGGCCATGCCGCAAGACTTCTAGCAGCAGAGTCCCCAATATCATCAAGCCAAACTTTAGCCCAGTGAATTTTTCCTTTACCAAGTGTAACAGTATCTATAGCGCCATTGGATAAGAATTTAAATCCTCCAAGCATAATTGTAGCTTCTGTATTAGTACTACGATTACGAGTTATTTCTGTATACATAATTTCGTCTGCATATGTGCCAGAAGAAGATACACCGCCATTAAAGGAGTATATATAAAGTTTATCCTCGCCCTTACGATAACGAAGAACAACAACATCTCTCTGGCTACCTTTACCAACAACTTGACTGGCATTTCCCCATTGAATTTCTGGATTTGTACCATTATATTTAAGCCTAAATCCTTCAGAGCCATCATATTCAAAACATGATAGTAATGTTCCATCTTGTGTACAGTTTTTATCAAACTCAAAGTCTATTGCAATTGTAAATGAACCAGAATCTGCACCAAATAGTTTGATCCCAGAATCTACTACTTTTGAACTAGTTCCATCAAAAGCAAGCTCGTCTCCAAGCATACTCTCTTCTACATTTGTAAATGAAAAATCCTGCCCAACACGAACATCAAAATAGTCTTTTTGTTCAAAATAGTCATTTGCCTTTCCAGCAGTTGCAATTGCATAAATCTGAACTGGAGTCATATCCTTTAAATCAGTGCCAGCAGCAGGCAATCCATTTTGAGTGCTCCATTTTGCATAAACATCTGTATCGCCAGTAATAAAGCCTGTGCTCTTGTCCCAACCAGTAAAGATGTTATAAATATATGAATCTTCGTTATCTGTCATAGTGGGATAATCCCCATCATATTCAACACAAGATCCATATTCAACATCATTTAATGTTTTCAAAACAACGCCACTTTGTTTTAGCCAACGAACTTTATAAGTTCTTATGCTTGTGGTATATTTGGCAGTAACAGTTCTGTCATTCAATACATTTTCATCAATACCTTCCCATCCTGAGAAAGTATAATTGTATTGTGCTGTACTTGGCACAGTCGGAGTATCAATTTCTCCACTAACAATAGGATCAATTGCTTTTCCGCCTTGGTCAACATATTGAACATATGGGTTGCCTTTCTTATCCTTAATAGCTGTTCCATCTGCATTCATGAAAGTCAATTTATACTGTGTGATAATTCCATCATAAGTAACTGACAAATCATTCCATGCTGCCGCATAGCTATCCAATTCTCTTTGTCTAACCTGCCCTGCAATATGCACACTACCAGTAAGCATACTACTATTCATCTTGACAATTTTATTCAACAAATCAGTATTAGTCACAGTCCAATTAATACCTACTAAACGTAGAACTTGTAAAGTATCAACTGCGTCTGTCACAATTGCGTATTCATCTACAATAGAATTCTCTACTGTTAAAGACTCAAGATTATCATAACTCGCTTGTAGGTCTGTTAAATAGTTTAAGTTCTTTAATGTTAAACTATTAATTGTTGCTGGCAAATGCGCAAGTGCTATTTTACCATTTGAAGCAAATAGTACGCCAGTAATTGCAGTACCTTCAGCATAAAGTTTTTCAAGATTTCCGCAACTTGAAAGGTTGATAGAACCAGTTAAGTTCGGGCAATTACGAATATCTAATTCTTCAAGCAATGCATTGTTGCCAAGGTTTAAATTGGTCAAGAATGCATTAGAATATCCAGGCGTGCTATTACCAATAATTAACTTCTGGAGCTTAGAAGCCTTTGAAAAATCATTATCATGGATGTAACATGCAGAAATGTCATTAAGCGCCTGAATACGTGAAGCACAATAAATTAATACAGCCGTATCATCCATTGTAGTAAGCGGGCAAGTAATTTCATACGACTGTCCTGCCTTTGCACGAATCTGTTGTGCGCTTGGAGAGTTGCCAAATAGCACAGATAAATACATGTCTGAATATGGCACTATATTTAATGTATAATTTGGAGCGACCACTACCCCTTTAGGAGTGTTACATCTAAACATAATCTGATCTGCCTTAACTGTTGTAGATAAATACTTTGTTCCCATGTAAGCAGCTTGGTCACGCTCAAATTGTCTACGCTGATATTTTTTACGTCCATTCATCATAGACTTTAAGAAACGTGGAGTTGGCTCTGGTGTCTGACCACCATTTAGTCCACCACCATGATAAGTTCTATAATATTTGCGTTCAATATCAATTCTCCATAGCTCTTCTGGGAATTGCGCTTGCCAATTGTCAAACTCGTCAATTAGAGATGTGGCGCTCCAACATCCGCTACTATCAAGAGTCTGATACATTTTTGCGAGATCATCGTGCATTAATTCGCGTACACGACGCCAGAAAACACTATCTGCGGCGTTGAAAATATAACCAGAGGACGCATTTCCATCTATTCTATAGTCTATATCTTCTTTACCATAAGACATTGTTAGCTCTCCAGCGTTATTTATTCCAAGTCCTGTATCGTTGTCATAATCCCATAGCTCAAAGCGATACTTTCCATCAGCACATTTAGCATAATGCCAAAAACTGTTTTTAGCTCGATTGTCTATCATGGTATATCTTTCAGTAAACAGATACCAATATAGAGCAGAATCTTTAATAAACCAATTATCAAACTGAGAAACAAATTCCTCATCTGTAGAAGTGATGACCCACTCATAGAAGTCGCGCCATACTTGCTTATTTAGAAGTCTCTGAGCTTCTTGCTCCTCAGTACTGGCACTAGTCATTCCATCTTTTGTTTCTCCACCCATATCATAGCGGAATTCGTAAGTTTTATCCCAATTGTTATATAGGGCGTCGTATTTTGCGTTACCAGCTACCCATTGAGACTTAGAAATTGGGTATACGATATTGCCATCTTCGTCATACACGCCAGTGTCAAATGTGCTGTTAGGCAAAGTATTATCTGAAATTTCGACAACGAATTCCTTTAAATCAGTTACATCGTTGACACGGGTTGCGTCTGTTTTCTTAGAATCGCCAATGTTTCCCAAAGCGTAGTAATGCCAATCATTGTCTAAAAATTCTCTATGTGTAGAAATGTCAGGGTCTGTTTCCTTGACAAATATAACACAGTTGTAGAACTCCATACTGTTTTTGCATTTTGGATCTTTCTCCATAGCAACAGTTTTGTATGGTAGATAATCATTATATCTCTTCTGAAGTAATGCGTTATTTGCATTTTCAGAACTTGCGATATTAACTTTTAAATTGAACCAGTTATTGGGAACCGAAGTTCTAGATAAGCTAACCTTACCAGTTCCATCACTATACTTTGTCCCATCCCCTAGGATTAACTCGGTAACATAGTCAGGGTCTAGAGGTATTTTACTGATAATCTGATTCTTACCATCAGCGCACATGATGATATCAATGTTTCTACCGGCATAACCATATTCATTGGAAGTAGTGCCCTGGCCAGCGTGATAGCAATTAATAAACTTCCAGTTATCTAATACTGGGTCTCCACCCTTATAAATACATTCAACATTAGTATTTTTGACATAATCTTTTTTGTCATTTGTAAAGTGAGGGCATTCAATTTTAATAACTCTTAACTGAGGGCAAGCATTTGCAACAGATTCAGGAGTTAGTGCATTATTCTCATCATAAATCTGATTGCGATTATATCTAGATATCATCTCGTCAGAGTCTCTTGCATCAGCAATAAAGTTTGACAATATATTAGAATCTGTTAAAGCAGAACTATATGCCTTCATACGATAGACATGAACATCGCAATCTGCAGAACCTATAGTAATAGGAACGGGGTTATACTGATATAGTCTATGAGTTGAATCATAAATCATTGGTCTTAAACCAACACCATCTTCATAACTCATAATAATTGCAGTTGCGTCCGAATTGTCTTTATCAAGAGTGTTAATATTAAACTCAAATTCAATAATATCTTCCTCACTATAAGGAATGTATAGATTGTCAATACTAGACTTTAAATATGCCTCATGAGTATTCATTTCTAGACCGACAACAGTTTCGTCGGACTGACACGTTAAAAATGCGGTATCAGCTTTTCTAACATTTGTGGTCTTAAATATACATTTAAATTCAGAGCCATAAATACTAGCATCTCTTTCAAACAAATTATAATTAATTGTTGCTGTGGTTCCAGCCTTTACACAAAAATATTGATTGCCATCTTTGTCTATCTGATAACCACCATTTGACCAGTCGAAGTTATCAGAAACAGTCATGTTTACCCCTGTATTACTATCTTGCCACAGTCTATTTTCACTACTGTTTGATAAACCAGTTGGGTTAAAATCAAATGCAAGATTTGCTGTAATTGGCTCAATTGTAATACCAAGCTCCTTGATGTCCATTATAATTGTCAAAACAGTATCTCTGCATTGAATTGTTAATGTATGATCTCCAATTTCAGAAGATTTATATACCCACACATCTGAAGTACCAGACATAGTTTGAGTGGCAACAACTTTTCCATCGACACTTCTTGTAATTGTTGGAGTTTCCGTTTTAGGATCGAACACATAAAATGGGATATTTGTTGCATTATATTGCTTTGCTTCCACTTTGCCATAATAATCATTTCTATAAATACATCCGATCACAGGGGCATCACTATTTTCATCATACCAAATAATGTCTTTAAATATATGGTCTGTTTCTATGTCTTTGCCATTAATGGTTGCTGTAATATAGCACTCAAGTAAATGCGCCCCATGACTTTGAGCTGGCAATGTATATGACTGCAAAGTACCAGAAGAACTTGTGGATACAGAACTAAGCTCTACGCCATCAAGTTTAAAATGCACAGTTTTATTAATTGCTCCATAAGGAGTATAAGTAAAGTTTACAGAATTATTTACACCATATGTAATCTTGTCGTTAAAAGAAGATTCTAGCCTTACGTCAACTTTCTGAACAGTCCAAGATTTAACTACGACACTCCCTGCCGCATCAGTAACAGTTAAAACAAGTTTCTGCGTTCCAATGTTGATGTATTCAGTTGCATCAAAAGTATTTTCACCTTGAACTAGTGCACCAGACGCAATAATTGAGCTTCCAAGCTTCCAAATATATGTGCCATCTACAGACTCGCCATCGCTGTCTATCGAAGAATAATTAAATTTTATTTCCACCTTATCTGTTGTAGTAACAACAACTGGGGATTCAGTAATACGCTCAACCTTTAAAGTGGTAGTTGTAGTGCCTCCACCGCCTCCACCAGTAATTACAAACTGGCTTTTAACTGCTTCTTTTTCATTCTTGACTTCATAGAGTGTAAATACATTCTCTGCTTCTTCTCCATTTGTAAGAGTTGCATTTCCATATGTAGCATAATATGTGTAACCTTCTGTATCAATACTATTTAAGTCCTGTCTAATACCATCAACAGTGCGGCTTAATGAACTAATATTGGTAGTGTTTGAGGCAATATTTTGTGCGTTAGTGTCAACATTTGTTTTTACCTCTGCAATTTTGCTATCAATTTGAGGTTTTGTATAATTGTCTCCACCAATAATACAAAATTTTCCATCTATATAGCGATAATGCACATACAATCCGTCACTATTTTTAACATAGTAATCAGTAAATTCATTCCCGCTTTCTGGAAGTGACTCAACAACATTTGCCATCGTGCCAGCAATCATCTTCCACTCATTATTAATCCATTTATAATAAAAACATCCATCACCTGAATTCAGAATATAATCTGTTTCTGCATCACCTTCTGAAGGAAGCTCTGGAACTACAAGAGTAGAAGATCCCTTAAACTCGTCCCATTTTTGATTGCCTTCTTTGTCAGTAATCCACCAATATTTTTCGTAACCATTTCCAGAAGCTTTTGGAACGAGATAAAATGTATAGTCTTCACCTTCTTCTGGAAGTTCATTAAGGTTATTAACAACCTCAATATTAAAAGAATGAAAGCCTGCAAGTGCAGCGTCAATATCTGGTTTTGGTGATTTAGTATATAGCTTCCCATCTGTACCAATTCCAATTTCTTGAGTCATATTGTCTGCCTTTGGAATAGCTTTTACACCACCAAGTACATTTTCTGAAGCAACTGGAAGAGTATAATTTTCTAATTTACTAAGTTTGTTTTTTTCTGCATCTGTATAGTCATTCGTGGATAATCTTTTCCCAGGTTCTTTATCCACTTTTTTGTTATCAATTCGATTTAGCTCGCTTTGAACAACGAGCGTATCATTTTTAGTTAAAGTCGGCAAACCAACAGTATATGTCCCATTTGTAAGTGATGATACTTTTATTCCCTGACTCAATGTCTTTTCGGTAACAAACACATCATCACCATTTAAAGTTGGGAGCTTCACAACATGCGTTCCATCTGTTAAGTTCTCTAAATAATATGTTTTGCCTCTAACCGTAACTTTATTTATAAATGGCATTCTTTATTTCACCTCTCTTGCAAAATATGTAAAAAAAATAGGAGAGGCATAACCTCTCCTATTTAATAGAAAAAACTACTTGAATATTAGAAGAGGTATGCCGCTTAGATTATTGTGGATGAAGTTCCACAATCAAATATAATATATGCGTCCTGTCCAAGCTCGTCAATCTTCACTTGGCGACGAGTTACACTAATTTTACCATCTGCTTCAGAGACTGCACTTACAACCTGTCCTGCAACAGCAGTATCAGAAACATCTAGGTTTCCAATTGCCGCTGTAATATCTGCAGGAGTAGCTTTAGCATCAAGTGCATTCTGTAAACCATCAACATTGCTAATAACATGATTGTGACTATCATCCGCTACAGTTACAGCAATACTAATTGCTTCAGATCCATCAAAATCTGCACTACCAGTTGCATCACCAGTAAGACTAATTGTCCTAGCAGTTTTTAGTTTGTCTGCCGCAGTAGCATTATTTACCTTGATGGCTTTAACCTGTGCTGCAGTCTGATAGCCTTTTGCTTCAACAGCAGACATAGTAGTCTTGCCATTCCATGCAGTACGCTCGTTAGCAGTGATATGAACTGTAGTATTGCTAGTGTGGGTATCAATTTTAGACTGCACATCTGCCTTTGCGTCAGCAACTGCCTTTGAAACAGAACCTTCACCAGTGCCATTTAAAGTTGCAATAGCATTTTTATTAGTATTAATTTGAGAGTTCATGGCAGAAGCATCGCTTGCATGAGTAGAAATCCAATCAGAAATCTCTTTCAGAGTATCATAAGCTTCAGGGGCATCTGCAACAATACCAGCAACCGCATCTGCAACCTGTTTCTTAACAGATCCATCTCCATTACCATTAAGTGTATTAATGGCAGTTTCAGTAGCAGTAACACGACCTTTAAGTGCAGTATCGTCATAAGTTGCAGCAGCCTGAGCATCTGCAATCATCTGAACTACAGTCTTATCTCCGGGAACTGTACCAACCTTAGTTTCTAGAGCATCAACATCAGCCTGAGCATCTGAAATCATCTGAACTACAGTCTTACCACTGGCAACTGTGCCAACCTTAGTTTCTAGAGCATCAACATCAGCCTGAGCGTCATCGCCAGCCTTCTTAGCGGCTGCAATTGCGGCATCCTTACCATCTGCATAAGCTTTTGCATTATTTTCAGCAGTCTGAGCAGATCCAGCAGCATCATAAGCGTTTGCATTAGTATATGCTGCAGAACCTAGACCTTTAACGGCAACATCAGTACCGTTGAATTTTACAGTACCGTTAGCAGTGCCAGTGGCTAAAGTATAAACAGTATCAGGAATTTCAATAGTGCTTACAGGAGTAGAGCCCCAAGAGCCATTAAGTGGCTTAGAATATAAATAGAACTTACGAGCATTGCCAGCATCTGCCTCAATTTTATATTGAGTGTCTGTATCCTGAATCTGACCAGCAATATAATTGGAAAGACCAGAAATTTCAGTTGCCGCATAGGTGGGCTTTGTAGATGCTTTTGCCCAGTCATATACGTCTGCTGCTTTACTAGAAATAAATTCAAGCTCACTAAACTTCTTAGTACCATCGCCAATTTTAATCAAAATTGCTGGTTCCTGCTGGACAGCACCAGTGGAAGCTGGAACAACTACAATACCAATCTCGCCATTTAAAAGAACAGGATCGTTTTTAGTCCAATTGGCAAATGTGTCAATCTTATTACGAATACGTGTATTAAATGTCTTAGTAGCCATATATATCATTCTCCTTTAAGTTACAAATAATAATTAAGCGTTGCCGCCATTTAGAACAAGCTCAGTGCCATCTTCAACATAAACCTTGCTAATACCAACAGACTTAACACTAAATACACCGTTATTTGCTTCAATTGTGTCGCCATCTGCCTGAGCAAGACCAAGAGCAGAAGCTGTAGCAGCAGGAATGTTAACAGACTTGCCCGCCCCAATCTCAAGAGCAGTGCCATTAGCCTTAATAATCTCAATAACGTTTGCCTGACCAGAATCCCAAGCAGCGACTTTTTCTTCGCTAATTGTATCAAGAATTGTCTTGTTGCTATGCTGGTGCGCTTTTGCATTTAAACCACTAACAGCGCTCTCTAGAGCTTCTACATCAGCAGCAGCAGCTTTTGTATTAAGAATGTCTTGAAGGCCAGTCACATTAGCAATCTCATGAGTATGAGAAGCCAGTGCATACTTTTCTACACCATCAACCTTTAGTGCTGCTTCAATCTGCTCTGCTACAGAAGTTTCACCAAGCTTTAATTTAATACCATCAACTTCATTAGATAGAGAGGTTAAGTCAGCAGCAAGTGCGTACTTATCAGTTTCCCCATTTTTTAGAGCGGCATCAATAGCATTAGCAATCTGAGTGGCAACAGCAGTGCTGCCAACAAGAGTCTTAAGAGATGCAATATCATCCTTGTTTGTATTGATTTGTGCATTCATTGTAGCTGCGTCAGTCTTATGAGTTGTGATCCACTCTGCGATTTCTTTTAGAGTGTCAAAGCTCTCATCTGCACCAGCAACAATCTGTGCAATCTGGTATGCAACAGAGCCAGAGACAGTTTTGTCCCCATTAAGTGTATCTATTGCTGCTTTGTTTTCTGCGACTTGCTTTACAAGACCGCTATTTTCATTACCAACTGTTTTTTGTAAAGATGCAACAGCAGTAGAAAGACCTTCGACAGTAGTAGTATCAGGTTTTACCCAGCTAATCTTTCCATCTGAACTTTTTACAGCTTGAGCACCAGCAACAGCATCAGCAAACCCAAGTAAATTTAGTGCACCATCTTCATCTTTAGCAAAAACATTTTCATTAATAGCAATATTGCCACCAACCTCTTTTAGAGTCTTATCTGGTTGAATAACATAAAGAGTGGCTTTAGAGTCAGCAACAACAGCAATTGTTTGACCATAATAATAAGTAGTTTCAGAGCTACCAGCCTCCTGCGCAGATGCAGCAGCGGCCTGAGCAGCTTCTAAGCTTTCAAAGTAGCTTTTTGCGTCAAGAGGGAACGCCGTCTGACGATTAAAAGCAACTGCAAAATCAAGTGTACCAAAAGTCATAGCCATAATCTTTGTCCCCCTTTATTAGATTTTTACCGTATAAGAATTGGCTTTTGCAACAGGTTCAGCAAAGTCAGTTACATATACCTTATAAGCAATGCCAGCATCGGCACCAGTACCCGCAACAGTGACAGAAGACTTGGTGAAAGCACTCTTAATCTCCGCATTTAGTCCATTAACATCCTTTACAGAAGATACATCCTGTAGAGTTGCAGGGTAAGCAAAAATTACGCGAACTGCTCCAACTGGAATAGTTACAGTAAAGGAGCTTCCATTAGCAAGAGCCTTATTAGACTTGGTTAATCCACGAATAATAGTGCTAGTTACTTCTGCCTTTTCAGTAACAGTACCATAGAAAGTATTGCGATAACCAGTGATTGCGCCAGAGGTCTTAGTGGCAGAACCAGCGGCAATCTTAATTTCTGGGCTAGAAGTAGCTCCAAGGTTATCGACTGCAACTGCACCAGCGCCATAATTTGCCTTTGCAGTAATCTTATAATTAGTATTATCAGTTACAACAACGTCTGCGAAAGAACCAGAAGCGGTATCAGCAGTATTGCCAGCAGTATCACTAATCTCCCAAGAAGTTGCGGTGATACCAGTAGCTGGGCCATAAGTATAAGAACCTGCGCTTAAAGAAGCAGAATAAGTTGGAGAAACAGTAGTACCAACTTCGTATGCCTTTTCCTGTCCAAATGTTAAAGTCACAGCAGGATTAGACGTAATTGTTGGCTGTAATCTCTTTGAAAAAATCTCAGTTAGCGCCTCAGCGACAGACTTGCCTTTCGTAGCAAAGGTTGCAGTCTTTGTCTGTTCTTTTGTTAAGTTACCAACTTGAGTATAATTACCAGCCATAGTAATGTCGTTCTGAAGAATAACCTTGTCTGCATCAACTTTGCCAGTCATTGCCGCCCACTGAGTTCCATCATACATAAATGCACTCTGCTCATAAGTAGAACCCTCTACAGTAGTTGTGATAACAACAATGTCGCCCTGAACTGCAGTATTCTCACCAAGTGCAGCAGAGATAGCGTCAGCATCAGACTGAGAGGCATCTGTACGAGTGTACTTGTAAAGGCTATCTCTGTTCTGCGCAATAATATGCTCTATTGCTGCTTTGTCAGCTCCTGCATATGCAAGATCGTTCCATGCAGTAGAGCCATCACCAATTTTAAACTTATTAGTATCGTTTTCGACACCGAACTCGCCTTTGGACAAGATAGAATTTTTTGTCGTCCAAACTTCTGCGGTGTCATTTCTAATAATAATTTTCGTGTTTAGTGTTTTAGTCGCCATTGAATAAAACCCTCCTTAAAAATTAAGCGTTTCCGCCAAAAATAACAAGTTCATCTTCTTCGTCTTGAACTATTTTATTAACAGTAATAGAATTAACTTCCAATGTACCATCAGAAACAACAGAAATTTTATTAGAGTCTGTTGAAGTATTGATAATATCAGATGCTTTAAGCACAACTGCTCCAGTTTTACCATTTATAGACTCTACACCCGCCAATCCTGAACCACTTGGGACATCTATTGCTTCCCATTCAATTGGCGAACCATCTGAACCAACAGCCTTAATTTTAACAATTTGACCAGAAGTCGCTCCAGTAATATTTAATGGATTCTTTATAGAATCTTTTGTCGCATATTTTGTCATATAATAAGGCTGTTCAAAACTATGACAGCTTTCATTAGACAAATTAATTCTAATAATATCAGAACCAATTAGTTCATGGTTCTCATCATACCAATCGGCATGCCAATACCAGCCAATAAAACCTTTGTCTATAGCAGAAAGATCCCCCAAATAGTTCCATGTTTCATCTTTTAGCTCTGCAATTGGGAGCCATACGAGACTATATTTGCATCCATGCTCGTCAATACCAGCAAAATCATTACCTTCAAATTCATACTCTGTTTCATCGGTAATTTGCTGAGCAAGAGATTCTTTAAAATATTTCGCATTAGAAGGAGCAAATAACTTTGCACTCATATAATACTTATTTTCTCTATTAGCCGTCCATGTGGTGCCACTTGGAGCCATAACACGAACTTCATCCTGATAATAATTAACTAAAGTTCCAGTTGGCACATTCCCAATCTCGACTCTATTAAGCACAGCTCGATGCTCAAGTTCTTCAATGAATGGAGTTTTTTTATTTAGCTCATTTATATCATTTTGAATTTTTGCCGCACCAGTTGTGTCGTTCTTAATCCAATCTGCAACTTCTTTTAATGTATCAAAATCTTCTGGGGCACCATTAACTACTTCAGCAATTGCATTAGCTACCGTCTCTTTAACAGACCCTGTGCCATCGCCAGATAATGATTTGATTGATTCTTCATTGGCGGCAATACGATTTTTGATTTCTGTATCGTCGTATTTTTCGAAACCCTGTTTTGCTTTTTCTATCTCGTTATCAACATACTCAGTCGTAGCATATAAAGTTAAATCTGGAGTGTTTTCTATCTCTGCATATGTATATGTCGGTTTTTCAGCTTGCTTTGCCCAAGCAGGAACAGTCGGATCAGTTTCCTCTGTCAAATAATCTCCAACAGGTTGATATACACCATCATGGTTGTGATTTATATCTGCTTTCTGATCTAATTTTTCATCTATATAACTTGCATCTGGAATATCTATATCATTCTCAAATTGACTTAATTTTGTTGGGGCATTTAAAATATTTTCCCAATCAATTTTATCAGCTGATCCTGTCCCTTCTTGATAAGGCAAGTCTGTCCATTTGCTTTTTCCATCGCCAATTTTATGTTTTTTTGCAGTAATATCATATGCTGGTTCGCCTTCTCTTAAAATGGGGTTAACGATTTCCCATTCATCAGTTGTCGCTCTCCTGAATTGAAAAACAGTTTTTACAACGGTTGTCGCCATTCTTTCACCCCCTCTTTTTTAATAACCATAGACACCACCGCCATCATATATTATTAAACGGTCAGGATCTTCAGAGCCACCTGTATCGCCTGAACTACCACCCGATCCTGAAAATACTCCACCATAAGTACCTTCATCAACATGAAATTCAATTTTGTTTGTAGCCATACGGATCTTGTCATTAACGCCATATAAACCTACTTCGAATTGTCCAGGAGTGGCTAAAACTTCAGGTGGAATATCACATATTAATCTTTCATTAAGATTTCTAACATAATAATTATTAAATACCGCTTTTAGATTTTCACAAGCTAACCAATCATCCGTTCTAAGCACAAATTCCATAAAAACAGAATTGCAATTTCCTGCAGCAAGATATTGATCTTTAAGAAGAATAAGTTGATTGTGATTCGCAGCTAATTTAATCTTTGCGTAAATATCAGACATTTTAACACTTCACACTCCTTTCCTTGTATGGAGTTTTAAAACCATATTGAATCTCCATCAATATAATCCAATGGAGCAGTGTCAACAATATGTTCTATTTCTTTTTCTTTCCATTTGTCTAGCAATGGATTGTAATATGGATAAAATCTCGGCTCAGGAAGATATAAATGCGGAGAAAGCTCATCATGTGCTTTATCATCTCTATTTATGCGAGGTTTATATTTGTTTATTAAATAAATCTCAAGCAAAAACATATCTGCCTCAGAATCACATATAGTATATTCTATACGTGTCGTTTCAATAATATCTAATTTCTTAACCATTGGCTTACCAAAAAAGTGTAGCCTTAAGCGATCAATTAAATCTTGTGAAGTTCTTCCAATATACACAAGTTCATTGCTATAATAAATCTTATAAAGTATATAATTCTTACAGTTCATGGTTATTCCATAGCTCGTATAACTTCTTAATAGATGGGCTCTTTCTAAAAACAAACACAAGACAGTCATTCTTGGTGTTTGTATATAAAATGTCTACCAAATCTTCACTTGCTCCATTCTGTAAATACTTATACGCCTGAACAACATTTACAACATAAATAACAGAGCTATTATCTGGATTGTATTCCTTGCCCGTAATTGTGCTCTTAACCATTCGTTTCTTCTCCTTTTGTTCCAATATAAATACCGCCAGATGCATCCACGTGTCACACACCTAGCGGCTAAAAAAATAGGATATTAACATTTTGAAGTAGTTAATATCCCATATGATTGTATTTAATTGTAACTACTTCGTAATTTATGCCTGTGCCTTCTTAAACTGAGTCGGTGCAACCTTCTCTTCAGGCTCGGCAATAATCTTTTCAATATCTTTCTTGACAATCTCGTTGAAAGAATCAAGCTCGGACAAGTCGCATGCCTTTAGCTTCTTCTGAGCTGTTTCCTTGGAGATATGGCCAAAATTAAACTCGTTTGCTGCAGAAAATGCATCATGGCAATTTTCACTACAGTAAAGTGCAAAGTAAGTTGGTTTATAACGATCCTGTGCACAATTGCCACAGTAACGATATTCCTTGCCACAACAAATGCACTTACGAGATTTTTTAACGTTCTGCATTTGCATTTCCTCCTTTAAATTTTTATATAACAAATGAGGGGGGAGAGTATTTTTACTCTCCCCACATTAAATTATTCGTCGCCAGGGACAATAATCTGGAATAGTTTCTTATCCTTATCGCAATATTCCTGCATTGCTTTACCAGAGAATGGATGAGTGCCATCAGTCTGGATGTTCCAGTCGAAGTCAGGGCTAAGCTTAAAGTTGGGGAAGATAATGTATGCGAATACAAGCTTGGTCTGATCGCAAACGTCGCATCCAAGCACCTCAAGAACTAGCTTGCAAGCAGTTGGGAAGTTGTTAGCAGAGTTCATGACAGAAACTGCCTGAGCTGCCTCATACTCATAAATTACGAATAACTGGTCGCCCTTCTTGAGACCAGTAGGAGGAGTAAGGGTGCTACCACTAATAGCAAAATTAGAAGCAGAAGCAGAAGTGCTCTTAGTGAAGACGGTGCCAAGAGTACCATCACCATTTAAAGCATATACGTTCTTGATCTCCTCAAGAGGGACATGCTTTAGAGTGTAAGTAGCAGAACCATCAATATCAATGGTCTCAAATGCAGGTGTAACAATCTTCTCTGAATCAGAAGCTACCTGCTTAGCAGAGCCAACCTGAGTTGCCATTAAGTTCATGTCATAAATAGCATTCTCTGCTGAGAATTCTGCATTTTTGGCACGGTAAAATGTTGCGATGGGAACACCTAGCGCATCAACTGCATCAGTGCTCTCAGAGCTGCAAGATAGGCTGGGGTTAGTGATCTGGTTTAGTGCGAACATAACAGAGTCATCAGTCTGGGAAAGAGCAACGCCTCTCACGACTCTATCAATTACAAAGTTATTCATATCAAAAGCCATAATAAATTACCTCCATTAAAATAATTAATTTAAATTTCAATATAATAAAAGAGCTAGTCTTTATCTAGCTCTCTCATCCAATTTAATTCTGATTTTTTAATTTTCTTAGTATCAATCATTCCTGAGTACATGCCTCTTAGCAATGCATCAGAATTATTAATAACATTCAACCTTGCAACATCATCCATAAATTCATATATCTGCATGTTGCGTACATAATCTTTTGTATATCCCATACGACATTTTACAGAAGAAACAAGTGGAGTTAAAAACGATTTATAAGGTTTATTTTTATTAATCTCAATTTGCTTTCTGTCTTCATCAATAAGAATCCTCTTAGTATATTTATTACCTGCATGTTCTACTTTCTTTTTCAGTCCATGAACTTTACGTAAATAATTTACAATACGCTCATAAATAAGCATATCTATAACAAGTCCAGTTTCTCTATCCGCAAGAACAATCTGATCATTCTGATTGTTTTTGTACGGTTTAAGCTTAGATAAGTCAACATTCCCTAAAACAATTCTAGTTGTCTCAACATCAAGCGTAGGAGCAAGCATCATGAACAGCTCGAAATCAGAAATTTCTTCCCAATCAATACCAAGATCCCAAAGCTGACTCTTCATATCACTGGGAATAGCTGTTATTGTGTGAACAACACTAAAATACTTACGTTCTCCATATTGAGCAATATCACCAATAGTTGGCTGTAGCACAGAAATATTTTCATTAATTACATATGGATCTCCAAAATAAAGACCCAAAGAATCAATTTCTAATAAATCCATGCCCATCCACCTCATCGTTCATTCTTGACTGTGGTTTTAAATATCCACTATTAAGCCTCATATTCGGTTTAACAGCCTCAAACTTTAATGTACGACAAAAATAATCATTATCGGCAATACTTTCTCGGTTATAGACCAACTTAAGTTTTAAACCTAATAAATTACTCCAGTTAAAAATATCTTTGATTAGATATCCGAGCAAATCATGACGAGAAATTCCAATACCAGTATCAACATCATCACCATGACAAAATACAACAAATTGTATATATTGCATTTTCATCACTTCATTGTACTTCATGTCTTCTATATCATCCACAGAAAAACAGATAAAATTTTTCACCTTATCCTGTGTGTCAGGGATTCTTATAAAAGGATATATGTTACAATTAAAATAATCTTCTGGATCTGCATGCACTCTTTCTAATTCAGTATTATGTAAATATTTAATAACATCTAAATCTTTACACAACTTTTCTTTAATCTGACGTTTTGCATAAAGAATATCATCATCAATGTTTTGTAAATCACGACCCATTTCAGTTATCATAGACTTTCCACCTCCACCGTTAAAGTAGCGGCAGGACTCTGTATTTTAGTAGGATCATCATAAACACTAATAACAATACTTCCGCCCATCATATTTAGAATTTGCAAGCATTTGAATTTTAAGTCCATTTGTTTTTCCGTATCGTAAACATACTGAATCCCAAATAGTTGCTCGTTATCTTTTTCGTAAATTATCTTATTCTTGTTAACAATAAATTCACTATTACTATTATCACAAACAAGTTCGTCATTAACATAAATAAACCCTACTGAACATATCAAAGTATCATTTTTGTAATACTCAATACGCCAATAAGGTTTACGAGAAACAAACTCTCCATTCTCATATAAGGTTGCAGTAAAAGTCTTATAACTTCCACCTGTTTTCATAACAGGAGCAACACCAGTATAAGAAATTACACTAGTCTCTACATCCCAAGCTTCTATAGGAGAGTGAATACTATTGTCATTAGTCCTTGCTTTATAATAATCGTACTCAACTCCAGTATTGTTATCTGAGAAATTATTACTCTGAAAATTAATCCAAGAAACATTATCTATGGAATCAAATTCAAGTTCTTGCGTAAAAGTTAATTTAGTAAGACCAAAAGTAGTTGTGTTTTCTACTTTAGATATTTCCCATGCAACTCTACGCAAAGGATTGTCGCTAATGATAAAACGTTCGTTATAAGTTAAGGTATTTGTATCAGAATTAGTAGGAACAATTGCTTTTAATTGATTCTCTACCGTCTGAACATAATAATCCATCCAAACACCGGAGTTATAACTGCTCTGTGTTCTCTGTACAGCCCATGAAAAATATGTGCCAACATCAACATGTTTTCCTTCATATAACGGCCAGTCTTTTTCTTCAACTTCCCATTTTAACAAAAGATTACATTTTAAAATATAAAATTGTGGAAATTGTGGTCTATCATCACGAGCGACAATTAACCACAAATTGTATACACCAAGGTCATCTGGTACAAAGACAAATGAACCAACTCTCACATTCGGATTCCTTCCATGCTCAAGTGGTCTAAATTGTAGATAGTAATCTACACTATCACCAGAAATGCTATAATATGCATGCACCAGATACTTAGCATCTATAGGCTCAAATCCCATAATTTTTTGCGGATTATATTTTTCCGTACCCTGAAATACAGCTTTAGCTTTCTTATAACTAGCAAGCGTCTGTTCTGGGAAAATAACATCTTTGTCTTGAATATAACATTTACGGTACGCTACATCATTAGTAAAAGTAGCGTCCATAATCTTATCAGACTGATGCTTTAATACTTCTCCCATATTACGTCCCTGAAGCTTCATCCGATTATTAAATAAATCATACATCGGAATCAACCTCCTCTAGTTCATTCACAAGAGAACATGCATCTAAAATATCTTTTCTATACTTTAAAAAATCAGTTTCATAACGTGCTGATTCTAAAATACTCATTAACGTTATAATTTTAGGCTGTTCCATAAATAAACTATTTAATCCACTAATGCGCTGTAAAAGGGCCTGAAAATATTTATCCAGTAATTCATAATTATCTTCTTTGTATGGAAGCAATTTATAAATTGCTCCTTGAAGACGTATTTTTTCTTCATGTATTTGGCTTTGAGGCAATGTACCGTACTTATAATTCATGTGCAGCACCACCCTTAACCAAAATAATCATTTGTCACATAACTATAGTCACGTGGTAGTTTTCTAGCTTCGGTAAACGTTGCGTCCCTGAGAGCTTTTAATGCTTCTATCTGATTTGCCTGACTAAAAAACTTCTCTTCTTTACCACCAATAAACTGATTTGTAAGCAATACACTATTAATTCTTTGATCAAGCCATGCACAAACCATATATAATGATAAAGTTTCAATTTCATAATTAGTTAAATCAGCATCAAATGTCTTGTCTTTATCATTTCTCTTAGATAAATCAGATTTACATCTAGTGAAATTTGCAATCGCGCTTGTTAACCAACCACACATCATTTCATCCAAATCTTCTTCTGGAAGAAGAGGAAGGTCATAATCTGTAATTCGGTTAAGAAAACGCTTAAAAATTGTTTCGTAGGAAGTCATTCCTTAACCTCCTTACTTATTACTGAATTAGCAGCTTTAAATCCGTGCCCAAAATCTCATCAAGTGCATTAATCTTCGCTAAACTATCTAAAGATCCATTGAGAATCTTATCACTTGCGATATTCTTTATGGAATCTTTAAATCCAACTGGGATTTCACGAAGTCTCTTCTTAAACTGATTGATAGGAAGATTAAACAGATTATCTACATCAATAGCCGCAACCTTCTCATACAATGCCTTAAATTCTGGCCACTGTTCAAGAAGTTCTTCATCTTCAATCACAAAATAGGGCGCATTTAAATATGCTGATCTTGTTGACCTTAATGCTTGAAGATCTTGAAATTCAACCTCAGTTGTATCTCCATAGTTTGCCCACGTATAAAGAAGTTGAGATTTTTTACCAGGCAAAAGTAGTTCTCCAAAAGTTACAGACTTACAAAGGATAGGATCATCCATAGCAAACTTGCGTGGAGTCTTCTTTGGAGCTGCTTCAATTACTTCTTTCTTTTCGATAGAGGATTCTACCTCGGTTTTCTTAGTTCTTGTTGAATTCGCCATTAAAAATTTCTCCTTTTATTCCTTAAAATAATTTTATATTGTCAATTATTACTTAATAATCTTCCAATAACCAAACTTAGCGTTGGTAACAACACCGATACCAAGCTTAGTCTGAACCTCGCTATCATATGTCATGTCCATATGAGCGCCTGCATCCTGTACCTGATACATACGAGTATCACCTTCATAAACGAGCTTGATCATAGGATCAATGCCAACAGGCATAATGAATAGAACATCATTAGCAACTAGATACTGAGTGGTATCATTAAGCTTAAAGCCCTGCTTTAGCTCAACACCTTTATGTTTAACAAATTTTATTTTCCAATTTTACCCATGATAATGGTTCTCTGGTAACTGGGTGCTTACCAGCATGTTTCTGCTTTCCACAAATACAAGCCCTTATAGATTCTCTACAAATATTGTATTTTTCTGATGCAGATTTTATCGTTACAAACGACTCGTCCAGTTGTGGACAATATATATTTATTCCATTTTTGCCTTTGTGTGCAGCACTAATTTTTGCACGAGTCTCAGAAGAGCATTCTATGCTCCCACCATTTCCTGATTTCTTAGCTGCCTCACTTCGATTTATGTGCTGAATTACATTCCAATCAATAGATTTTACTTTATTACGTTCACATTCCGACATATTGATATATTCATCATAATACATAAAATCACGATGAATCTTTAACATTCCCCACATTGTAGTATTACTAATGTTATTGTCAATATAACAATCTTTGATTGTATTATATATTTTATCATCACACAGTCTTATTACACGTCTTGCAGATGGATTTTTATAACCAGAAAATTTTTCTGCATACACCTTTCTTGCTTCTTCATATTCTTCTGGAGTTAATTCATATCTTTTTTGATTCTTGTCTTTCACAAAAGCCATTAATGTATATGCATGTGCCAATTTATCATCATCTGGATTTTCTTGAGCAAGCATTTTATGTGCAATAAAATGTTCTCTAGCAAATAAATCAATTAAATTTTCATCATCGTCTGATCCATTTTTACATCTAGGTACAATATGATGTCTTTCGTGATATTCATCGTCATTCATAAAACGCCCACGAGTTTGTATAATATTATTGATAAATTCTTGATATTTCATATTTGCCTCTTTAAAAAACATTATTGGAAAATAAAATACAGAGCGCTACCTCTGCGTTGTTGAAAAATTCAACCTCTATCTTTCGATAGAGAGCAGACTATATCTTCGTCCTTTCGGACGCGCACCACTTCGAACGCCAATCACTTGCGTCCTACTCCCTTGCGGGATAGTCGTTGAACCTTCATCTTGACTATAATTTTGTATTGTAATTATACCATATTTATTCAATTTTGTCAAGACACTTGGCTGCTGATTGTCCATTATAACTACACTTAGGGTTTAACCATATGTAATCTGTATTTGTTTTTTCTACTTTCGCAACTATCACGCTCGACTTTACAGTCCACGTTGTAGTCAATACAGCTTTAGGATTTTCCAGCAATTCAATGCGTTATTTTTCGATCTAATTTCTTAGACCGCGACCTATTTTATTTAAGTCTAATTCCTTCCCAATAGCCAAAACGACCAGTGGTATACATCTCATTCTTCATCTCGCTAGATGCCCAAGAAACATCATTTAGAGCAAACACGCTAGCAAGAGCTGCACGAGTACCCATGATTACAACTTCAGAATCAGAAGCCATACCAACATCCATGCATAGAGTGCGTAGAGTTTCCTTGGTAGAAGCATTAATAGCAGAAGACTTGTACCACTGAGCGCCTAGGGTAGAACCAATACCCATTAGAGTCTCATAAAGTGCCTGATTGACATAACGGTCAAATGCCTCAGTAATCTTACCAACTAGAGTTGCAAAATCCTCAACACCAGTAAGGAGGCGCTCCATCTCTGCATATACCTTCACTGCGTACCAGCTAGTCTCAACAGAGAAGACCTTGCCAGCACCTAATCTCTGGCGAATTATGTCATGGTGGTTGCCTGAAACCTTCATAACAGAAAGAACACTGTTGTCAGGAACATAGAACTCATTCTTGTCGCCAAGAGCAAGGTTCTTAACATCAACATACTCTCTGAAGAAAGGATTCTGCTCCCAGCCACTAACTAAAGCATCATCAATAGTCTCCTCGATAATATCAAAGAGAACTGCCTGATTCTTACGAATACCTCTTCTAATTTCAGCCTTGGTAGAATGCTCATCGCAACCGATCACCTGACGGAAAACTTCTACAATCTTGTCATTAGCTTCCTTAGCGGAATAACCTTCGACTGTGCCACGAGCGGCATCAATCATTAGCTTATTAAAAGCCATATAATCATTTGCATCATCATTAAATGCATGCTGAACTCTTGCATCAAAATTCATAAACTTAGACATAGTGAATTTCCTCCTTCCTTAATCCTTAAATTATACACCTAGGCTTACTACATTAAGTCTGTAGGAAGTGCTATTTGTATAGTTAACCTTTTCTACGATCTGAGCAACAAAGCCAGAGTCACCTGCGCTAGCTGCTTCCTTATAAAGACCGCCCTCAACGCTAACATAATTGCCAACAACAGGATCAGCAGCAAGAGCAGTTATTGCATTTGCAGAAACTTCAAAAATGTCGTCAACATAAAGTTCATAAGCGCGAGCAATCTCGCCTGCAGCATTGTAGAAATACTTTTCCTCCTGATAGTACTTACGATCACTATTGTAACCAATAGGAGTAGTAAGAACTAGATAAGGCTTCTTGCCAGCAGCATAATCAGCGGATTTGAACACCTGTGCCTCAACCCAGTCACCACGTGCAATGATAGAACCATTATCAAGATCCTTATGGCACTTAACAGATAGGATATGACCTACTTCAGTACCCTTGAGCAAGCTTGAGTTGCAAACTACGTGCTCAGCTCCAACAATATTGTCAAAAACATTTGCCATAATTATTTTCATCCTTTCATAGTTAAAAATTTGTTTTTAATATAACAAAAAGTCATTATACACAATAACTTTAAGTTTTAACAATAAGTGTATTATGGATTAATCCTCAAACAGATTACCATATGCCTTTTTCTTTGTAGGCTTACTAAAATTAATACCAACCTTACCAAGAGGTTTCTTTTCTTCCTTATGTTCAAGAGTAAATTTACCATTCTTAACAACATAATCAGCAAAGATAACTTTGGCCTTCTCTTCAATCTCATCAATGGAATATTTATCAGCGTTTTCCTTTAACTCAGCAAATGCCTCGTCATCACCAAGCACTGCATATTCTTCACGAGCAAAGATTTCATCTTTCTTTGCTTTAAGCTCAGAAGCGTCGAAACTATCCTTAAATTCTTTAAGTTTAGCATAATCTGCCTTTAGAGCTGCAATAGCATCTTTCTCTTCCTGAGTTAGCCATTCACTAAACACTTGAACCTTGTCTTCACCTAGTGCGACATTATCACCATCAATAGAGTAGCTACGCTTATAGAATCTACCATCTTCACCGCTCTGATAGATAAAACTATCATTATAAGTTTCTATAATCCAATTCCACCATTCATCTTCAGCGCACATCAGATTATAAAGGCTATTACGGATATCTTCATGTGACAATTCATATATCAAGGTCATATTGCCATTCTCATCAATAGAATATTTTCTCTTGCCTTTCCCATCATCTGAATCTGTTTCATCTTCTGGATCTTCATTAACTTCTTCTTCAACAGTTTCCTCTTCTGGCTCTGGTTCAGATTCTGGTTCTGGATCAGAACTTCCATTGTCTCCACCTTCAGGCTCACCTTCACCATCATCTTCTGAACAACGCTTCTTTTTCTTACAACCAAAATGTTCCTCAAAAGCTGATTCAAGCTCTTCGTCACTTAAACCTTCAATCTCAAAATTAATATCTTCCATATTAACTTCATACTCTTCCATCAGAGTTTCTAGCTTGTTCATCGATTCGTTCACTCCTTTCTGATTAAAGTCTTTATTTTGAAACGTAGAAAGCACATTATTAAGTTTTTCTAGCGTATCAAGCAATTTTTCTTGGTAGTTTTGTGAAAACATACTATTCTTTTCACCAAAATCCTCAATTGTAATCTTAGAACCTTTCATACCTTCCTCAATAGGAGTTGTACCATCTTGTTCATAGCCAAGAATTGTTACTCCTCGAAATCCAAATTTATCAATAGAAAGATAGTTTTCTTCCGCATTCCAACTCATTTCATCAACAGCAATTTCAACAGAGCACTTACAAGTTTTATGTCTCTGTAAAATTTCTGCTGCCTTAGAATAATCTTCAAAAACATGACCTTCAACCATTAGGTAAGTCTTATCATTTTCTTTGTCATATTCTAAATATGGCTCTTTTAGTTGACTTATAACGCCAACTGGCTGTTCTATATACTCTAAGTTTCCATCCTCATCTATATCAATATCATGTGAATGAAACTCATACTCTCCATTGTCTGCTTTAAAAATTGAACCAAGAATTGGACGTCCTTTAAAAGAATTCATATATTGTTTCATTGTATCTTCAGAAATTGAAGAACCATTACGATTAACACCTATATGACATGCTTTGAGTTTTACATCAAGTAAGCCTTCCTTACTAGTATCATTAGATTCAAAAGATTCAATAGATTGTATAATTAAAGGTTTATTATTATGTTCTTTAGAACTAAATTTAGAAAAGTTATTTTCTTTACAGAATTTGTACAAATCATCAACTGTATAAAATGTTCTCGGCATATACTCTCCCTCCTTTCTTACAAAAAATATTTATGTAATGCTCGGAAGGAGCTTACATACTTAAAATGTTACTAAAGCAATATTTGCTTTTATCAATTTCTCCAAAATTAAAATGTTTTGGAGATTGATTTAAAAAAGTATAAGTGCCTCCAATTTGAGATACAAGTTTAAACCCAGAGGCAATAAAAGACTGTGCAGTTGCTTTGTCCTTTGTCATAATAAATTTTTGATTATTTTCTGACATACATATACCTCCTTTAATTAGCTTTATCTCGTTTGTCAATACTAGCTTCTCCATCATCTGTCAAATCGCCTAAATCCTTGGTCGGAGCGCCTCCAGTATCAGAATCGCCAGTTTGAGTATAAGTGCTCTGTAGTGGAACCATCTTATCTTGTAGCTTCAAAATATCATTTTCAAGATATAGCATTGAATTCATATCTAATGGACTCATTCCCATTAAAGCAGCAAGTTGAGTCTTCATAGGAAGTCCCAATGTACAAGCTTCTTTAACGTTTTTGATAAATTCATCTCTTAAATATGGAGTCACTTGCATATATTTTAATCGCATACCATTATCTGGTAATACATAATTTAAAAACATATTTACTCTTGCTTCTATTTGCCACAGTAATGGCTTCTGAATATATAGCGCGTCAAATCGCATTGCTGCAGTTACCGCAGTAGATCCAGTTAACTTTGAATTGTCCATAATCTGGCTAACACCTGCAGACTCCCACAAATTCTTATTTGCCTTTGAAATACTGTTTGTTTCATCAGTTGCATCTTTATCAAAAGTAATTGGCTCAATTTTCATTGGAGATAATGCAAGTCCAATTTCTTCTGGCAAAATTTTTATAATTTTATTATAAAAATCTACTGCAAGGTCAAGACTTACTGCGAAATCATCTGGATTTTGCGCATTTGATAGTGTATCAATTTGAGCAACAAGCAATTTATAAATAGAAAGCTTGTCCTTAACACTTGTAATTCCTCGCAAATCAATTAAGTCAATAATATCTTCAAATAAACTCGCAAATGGGGGAATGACTCTATCTAATTGGTCATAATCCATTTTAAAAACGACAGTTCTTTCGGGGTCAAGTTCTGCCCATCTCTGTTTACTATCTTTTTTATATGCGTTATAGCCAGTCGTAAACTCTTTATCCCAATAATCAAGATATATCTTGTTTGTAGAACTGTCAAAAAATGAAAAGTCAAATGCACAATTAAGAGTTCCATTATAATTAACTGAACTAATTTTACAATAGTCTGCATCTAGAGGAACAATTATAAAAGAGTTTTTATTTTGATCTTCTCCATCTTCGTAATAAATATATCCATAGAAACAATCTTCTCGAAGACATGTAGTTAATATCCCATGAATCTGCCCCTGCAAATTCATCTTTTCAACCCATTTTAAAGTTGATTCATAGTTCTGAAGAATTTTTTCATCATCATTATCTTCAGTCATAGAAATGTTAGGAATTACATTGTATGCACTTAAGTCTATATGTGTAGCAAAATATGATATAATTCTTCTATATTGCGCACTCAACACATATAAAAATTGGCTTAATTTCCTTAAATTCTTCTGGTTTGTGTCAGTAAGCGGATTCTTCAAATATGTTCTAAGAGATTCTTTAGAGTATACGGTATATGTTTTATTAGGTTGATTCTGCAAATCTAATAATTGTAATGCTGCCTTAGCAGCCTTCTTAAATTGTTCAATTTGCTGTTGTTTAGCGGTGAAATCCGCTATTTCCTTAGTTGAATGAACTGTTCCATGCTCAACTGTGCTATCATTATTTTTAGTTGGCAATTATTTCACCGCCTTTCTTAATTAAATAAACTGTTTGGGTTTTGAGGTGCACGAATCTTAAATTGATCAAGCATATTCGCACTGCTTGTACGCTTCTTGTTAATAAGATGATCTCTTCTAAGCGACTGAAGTAAATATGCAGCCATAGCGCAAACATACGCACGGTCATCGTTTAGCTTCGATCCAGGAGGAAGATCAAATCTATCTCCCCCACTAGACTGTTTAAATCTATAGATATTAACAAGCTCAGTTTTCATTGCATCAATTTGCTTTAATGCAATTTCTTCATCTTGGTCTAAATTATATTGTTCTCTAACAATTTGAATACCAGATTTCTCTAATGATTTTACTTCCTTGTCTGTTGGTTCTTTGTATCTTGGAACTTTTTCTCCCGTCTTTGTGTTTAAATCATACATGACAGTAATATATCCTCTATTGTCATATTCCATAGGCCATTCAATCAAATTCATATCCATCATTTCAATTAATGCTCGAAACATTTCAACTTTATATTTAGTAGGTTGAATAAGCCTCATCTTATTAAGAATCGCATTAGGATATAGTCTTACTTCTTCTGGGCTATATTCTTTATCAATCATTCCTCTGTGCATAATACCATTATCATCTTCCCAATCTTCCCAGAAAAAGTCGCTAATATTTACACCTGCTCCTCCTGATCCCGCATCTATCCAAAATCCTAAAATATTTTCATAGTCAGCAACACCTTCGCCATTATAAGCAAGTAGAAGTTTTTTTACTTCTTTTATCTGATTTGGTGTGGTCATAGGAGTTTTATGTTTTTTCATAACGTTTAATAAATTAACAACATTTTGTATTTTCATTCTCCACCCAACTACTGGGTCATTAATATATTCTGCACATAATACGACAGAATTATCTTTTGCTCTAGCACTATCGAAGAGAAGAGCCCATTTACTATTAATATCATCGCTTCTTAATTTCGGAGGACGAGGCACAGAGTTTTTAATAATAGTTGCTCTTTTAATTATTTGTCCATCTCCGCCTTCAGAAGTAAAAATATTTTTATATTCTCTTAACGCAGCTTCTTTGTCTTCACGCATAGCTTGGTCAACTTTTTCTTGAGTTAGAAGAGGAACTGGCCATAGTTTATTATGAACAGTTGCATTAATAATTACATCACAAGAAATATCTGCACAAAAATATCTTTTATCTCCAGCAAACATACGTATAGAAAATTCTTTATACTTCTTAAAGAAATATTGATCAGTACGTCCAGCAGAAGAACAATAAAGTAGTTGATTTGGAAAAGGACTTGGTTCAGCCAATACATCATCTGGATTGTAATCTTTACCCATTTTGAACTCTGCATTCTGAGTAGTAAAAGGCTCTGAAGTATGAAATAGTTCATCTGGAGCATTCATCGCTTCATCATAAACATTCAAATTCGAGCGCTTCGATCTGTTGTTATCAAATGCTCCGTTAAGCGTAAAACATTGAGAACCGCCATAAGTTCTTACAGTATAACTAGCTGGATTATGTACCCAACCTGTAGAATTAGCCTGAGATTTCACAACATTACTCTGAAAAACATCATTTAAATTAGTAAAAGAAGCTATATTTTTCATAGCGAACTGCTCCATCTTAGTAAACAATTCAATAGACTGTGATCCAACACCTGCAAGTATATATGCTTTAAACCCAGGTATGAGGAGCATTTTTGCCATAATAAATAAAGCAGCAAGTAATGACTTACCACCATTTCTTGACATTGCCCACGCAACGAACGGTTTATTCCATGAACTATCAATTAAATATCTTTGATAATCCATTAGTTGTACATTGAAAACTTCCTCAATAAAGCGCGAAGGATTTCTACGACCCCATTGTAAGAATTCGGATAAATCCATTTTTTCTCTATACTTTTTTGTAGTCATATCATAAAGATTTGGCCTTACAAAAATTCTATATTCTTCAAAAATATCACATAGCTCGTTTTCTAAATCTTTATATCCTTCAAAACAATCTTCTATACAACTTTCGATTATATCTTGTTGTGTAATAAATTGGGTAGTGATTAAATCACTCATTATCAATCACCTGCCCGTATTGGTCAATAAGTCCCCTATCTCTCAAAAAATCTTTAAGATCCTTATTCTCAACAAGTAATTTTCTTGCTCTTTCAACTGCTTTATCTCTTTCTTTTTGTAAATTATCAACAAGGTCTCTTCTAATACATTGAATTTCATTAATCACATTTTCATCAAATCCAATTTGATCAACTTGTGCCTTGGCGCTAATTTCTGCAACTTGTTGCATACCTTTACAATAATCAATATCATACATATTAATTTTTGCATCTCTAAAACCAATTTGATCAAGTTCTTTCATTTTGCCAGTAAGAGTATTTTGACCTTTACTTTTAGAATTGTTGTAATTAATACTAATCCCATTATCCTTAGCTAACGAATTAGCACCACTTAATAATTTTGATATTGTGTCTGCATGTTGTTTAATAATTCCATTGTTATTATTTAATTTTGAAATATTAGAAGAAAGACCGTCAATAGCATCATTTATTTTTTGTATTTGATTAAAAGCTTTAACTATCTGAATAACAGCATTCATCTTCATGCCATCGTTTTTTGTTTCATCGTCAATAAAACTGATTAACTGCGCATAAAGAACTGGTTTGTCTTCTTCAATTGGATAATTTGCAAATGGATCATATCCAATCATTCTAATTGCGTCTTTACGATTAATTGCATATTCTTGCTCAATTTCTCGTTTACGATCATCAGTAATGGTATATGTATCAGATTTTTCTGATGACAAATCTTCCTTTTTGCCTATATCTCCATCATGCCATCTCAAAGTCCTATATTGTGGCAATGAGCAAATATTCTTAATATATGCCTCCCATGTGTCTGAATGAAGACTTTTGTTGCTAGGATCATTACTCTCTACATAACTTGAATTAAATAAACTCTCAAAATATGGTTTGTCCAATCTTTCAAGAGCCTCAATAATTGATTGCTTGGTGCAATCTCCATATCGACCAGTTTTTGCATCATAATTCCTTGCAATTTTTTTTGCACATTCCTTACACATGCTTGTAACACCAGTTTTTACTAACGGATCTGTACTAACATAGTATTCAGACCTTTTCTTCATCGTATTACAATAAGGACAAAGGTAGCTAGGTTCTTCAACAATTGGCTTACCAGCTTTTTTTGCCGCAGTCGGTCTTCTTCCAGATTTCTTTGCAGTAGTTGCCATCCCATTCTCACTTCCTTTGTATCTTATTGAGAAGAATTAATTATTCTACTGCTGTATTTTTAGCTGCCTTAATTTGTCCATCAATCTCTGCCATGGCAGCATCAAATTTTTCATCTTTAATAAATACGAATACAGTCTTGTCCTTTGGATTTTCCTTTGACGGTTTTAAATCACAAATAGTGCATCCCATTTTAAGAAGATGTCTGGCGACACCGGGTGAAAAAATTAATTTAGTAGTCTTTTGTTCCATGTTTAGATTTCTCCTTTATAATTTTGTATTGTTTAAAGTTTGATATTATAAGTACAAATTTTACCGTCTTCTTTGTCAAAAATACACAAAGTTTGAGCAGGATTTGCATATAATCTTTTATTATTCGCATAATCGTCAGTTCCGCATAAAGAACTCACCATTACGTTATCAATTCCATAAGAGTCAATTGTTTCCGAATGATGTTTGTCACCAGAAAATACATACTCGACATCAAGTCCATATTTTTTTCCAAACAATGTGTGCATATCCACACCAAGCTTCCCAAAGCGTTCTAGATCTCCATGAACCGCAACAACATCGTGGCCAAGCACATTAAATGAAATAAACTCATTAATATTGTTATCTAAAACATAAACTTTCTCATTTTGTGAAAGCCTTTGATTGATCCACCAAGGGATGATTTTCTCCATATTATCAGAATGGATGCTATCATTCTTGTTTTGAACAGATCTTGCATGGTTCCCATATGTAGAATAAACATACACACAATTTACATATTGTGATAATGAGCTAATAAGCTCTGCAAGAAGTTCAGAAACCTCCATTAATTGGTCACATGTATCCTCTTCTGACGCAACACGTGTACCAGTATGTATACACCCATGGATAAAATCTCCTAAAAGTACAATATGAAGCTTATTAATATTATTTGCCCTCAAATACTTAATTGCCTTATTAAATAAAACATTAACACGCTCTACACATGTTTCTGCATCATATTTGTTCCAAATATTATTAGTAACCATTCCATAATGCCAATCTGTTAAAACTAAAACCGCTTCATTCTTTGCTTCAACAAATGACTCGTTGTTAGAATTTAATAATTTACTTGAACTTAAATTGTCTGCTGCTTCAATTAATTTCTCAGTCAGATGTTCAGCTCTGGCATCACTCGTTAGCAGCTTATTATATTCTCTTCTTTGATCTTGAAATTGTTTTTTTGCCTTATAAAGTTCATCAGTTTGTCTCTGAAGCTCCTTAAGATATTCGTCATCAGAGAAGATCTGTTTTTCACATGCTTTCAACCCATGTTGAAACATCTGATATTTCTTACGATAAGCACTCTCACCAAAATTTTGGTTTAATGCGGTATTAATAATGTCGGCAATTTGCTGCCATGTCATCCCAGAAGACTGCTTCATCGAACAAATTCTATAGATATATTGTTCTTCGCTTTCTTTTTCAGGATTAAAATTAATTATTTCCATCTGCTTCGTCCTTTCTCTTATATAAAAAAGACGAGGATTATTCCTCGCCTTCTCTATTACATAATTCTCTAATTTTTAGTTGATATGCCTGTGTAAACTTGGCGCGTGGATAAATATGGTCTTCACTAACTGTCTTTTCGCCGGTTCTTGGCTTAACAGTTTCCTTCCCACCATAAAACTTCGCCTCAATATTAAGCCCCTCAAATAGTTTAATAACTGGCAAATCATCTGGCGTCGCATGCGATAAAATATCTGTAATTACTGCAAAAGTGCCTCTATAAATATCCTTTACTGCACCTTGGTAATATCCAGACTCCTTTGCAACCATTTTAACTAGATCATTCTGTTTATAAATCATTGTAATCTTCCTTTCTCGTATTTTTTATCTGATGTCAATAGTTCTTGTAACGGTTAAAGTAATTAATTCACCATCAAGTTCTTTTAATAATTCTGATAGCGAAGCAGTCTTACCGTCACTAAGAAATTCTATCTGTGTATCATTTTTATTAATGTCTAAATAACCACACAATTTAATTTCTGTAGTCTTTAAAGCATCATTCATGAAAGTTCCTCGCCATATGCAATGCTAAGTTTAACATCTTTATCTGCAAAATCTACAAATAGCTCTGATAGTGATACGACATCTCCCGTATCATCATTTTCAACAAAAACTTCGTCATTATTAATACGAAGGATCCCACTTGCCTGAATTGTATACTTACTCTGAATCTTAGCTGCCATAATAATTTTTCTCCTTTATTGCTTTTATTTTTATCCTTGAAGCTCATCAGCCCAAGAGCTGACAATACCTCTATGATTAGTATTTAGCTCACAAATTTGTGCATAGTCTTTGTCCTTAAAATGCTCAATATATTTTACAAATCCGCTATTTTCTGGATGATGGTACAAATCACATTGTCCACTATGCCCAATTACGATTGTCTTAGATGTATCAGAAATTCTGGTTAATACTTTTTTTAACTCATCAACATACATGTTTTGAGTTTCTTCAATAATAACCACTTTATTTTCTAGGTTGCATCCTCTTAAATAGACGTGAGAGATACAATCAATATATCCAGTGCCATTCTTTTGGTTTTCTACACCCTCCTGAATGACTGCAGTATATGGATTAATCCCTAACTTTATCAAAGCATCATATAGTGGAGCAGTATAAATAGAAATTTTTTCATCAGCGCTGCCGGGAAGAAATCCAAGTTTTTCTTCCTGTACAGGACTAACTATATAAACGATTCCATCATAAACATTATGCTGAACCAAAAGATTTGCTGTAGCAACTGCCATTAAAGTCTTACCAGTACCTGCTTTTGCATTTGCAAAAATAATTAACTTTTCTGGATTTAAAATGGCGTTTACAAATTCTTTCTGTTCCTCGTCTAATAAAATACCATAAAATGGATGACCATCAATGTTCTTTGGAACGTCACCATATTCATTTACAACATTCTTTCTCTTAGTTGCCATATAGCCCTCCAAATTTAAAACAAAACATCTAAATCTGTAATAATCTCGTCAATAATTCCGTTTGCTAATGCTTCTTCTTCGTCAAGATACCAGTCAGACGGAGCCTTTCTCTTATACACCTTCGGATCAATCTTCGTATGACCAAGGAAGTATTCAGTGACTCGCTTAGTAAGCTTATCACCAAACTTTTTCATTGATTCTGCTTGCTCTTGTGTCCCTCCATAATAACAAGACCCAGAATGTACTAGAACAGAAGTACCTGGCATTGCAAATCTTTTATGACCTGCTGCAAGGATATCTGCTCCAGCAGAATATGCACAGCACAGATTAACCGTCCAAATAGGAGTCTTGCTGATTTCAATAAGCTTGATAAAGCTCCATGTAGCAGACACATCTCCACCAGGAGAGTCTATCATAATCTTAATTGGAACGCGCTGTTCAATAGGAACATCTTTATCTTCCTTGTTCCAGCGAATAATCTCTTTAGATAGTTCTAAAAGATTTTCGTCAATCTGATCATCAATATAGAGTATACGATGCTCAATGTCTCTGTAATAATTCCTTAACTCTGGATTTGGAAGCTGCAAATTTGCAACAGATTCAGGAATTGCTACTAAAAGTTCTTGTCCCATAGTATTTCCTCCGTTTCGTTTTGTAGAATATTTTGTGATAGTTATAGACATTTGTTGTACTATCATAGTAGGTGCAATTTTGAAAATTTAATCATACAAATGTCTATAACTTCTATAATTTTGTATTGTGAATGAAGGGGCGACCTACTGAATTTTTTTCTTCTTTTTTACCTGATATGCACGTTTATTTTGCTGAGATTTAATGATTTTGTCATGTTGGCTCTTACAATCTACACATCTACAAGTCTCATTGTCAAATTTACCAATCTCAACTATTTCACCACAATCAACACACTTAATAAACCTATCTCTCGGATTATTATTATCTTTAGTGCAACTTTTACAATATTGCGCGTTACCTTTTGGTTTAAATAACCGCCCACATCCTCTGCACTCTTTATATCCACCATATTTCCAATTCATATATGTGAACGCAAGCTCTTTATAGTTATTTTCTGAGAGCAAGAGGGCCGTCTCGTCTTCATCATAGATATATAAAAGTTTAAAACCAGAAGAATCTGGATTTAAATTTCTCTGTACCAACTGATTGTCATATAAAAAGCTGAGAAACATATTTCTATCTTTAACAGGCATAGTCACTCTGGCCTGTCTATATAACTCAGGAATGCTTATATTTGAATAATTCACATTTCTATCCTTACACGCATTTTCATACTTCGCATCAGCCAAAAGAACAAATGCTAGCTTTTCTTGTCTATCATCATTTAATGCCTTAATTGTATCAAGTTCCTTCTTAGTGATAATAACCTGTGAAATATCTCGCCACACTCGCTTTGTAACATCTTTAACACATCCTTGAATTGCTGTATAATATCCAACTTCGCTATAAGAGCTACAATTTTTTCTCATATAATCATTAATGACATTATAACTCTGATCTTTGTCAAGCTGACAAACATAATGATTATATCTAGCAATCATCTTAATGGTATTAGTTGGATTGTTTTCATCAACAAAATTGGCATTTATCATATCTTCTATATCTTTTTTTTCATTAAAAACATAATCTTTCACTCTTGTTCACCTCCAATTCTAATTTTTTTCATTACAAATTGATGTCCGCAGCACCAAAATTCACCATCCGAATCTACTTTTTGAGGATAATACATGTTGTCATTATTATTTTTTAATAAATTTGCAATAATAACATCACCACAAACAAGCCATACAATATCTTTATCATTTCTACTCTTGTAGCACAAATCAATTAAAATATCACATAATTCATACTGATTTGGACATAAATTATAGCATTTTTCTGCAAATTGCTCTCTTAATTGATCAATATCTTCATATCCTTCATCATTTTCATTATCTTCATCAACATAATATTCGGTTTTCTTCTTTTTTATAAAATTAGATACGCATTGTTTATATTGCTTATATGCATCACTAATTGCTCTAAACAGCGCAGGGGAGTAGTTGTATCCAGATTTTATCATAGAACTATCAAATTTTTCTCTTGGAACTAGTTGTAATTCCGCAATATCTTCTTCAACTGCCCAACATATACGATTCATAATACATGGAGACATGTCAAGCGGCATTCTATGTTCTGCCCATTGAACGAATTGCTGTTCTTCTTCAGTTTTGCATTCTTTCTTCTTTAAATCCGCATATTTCATCTTAAACATAGAGCTAGATTTTAACTCAACATTAGCCATATATTTGTCATATTCAGTTTTTAATGACAAATAATTAAATGAAAAGAAGTATGGTTTCTTATGGGCACATATCCTCTGATATAATCTTTTTCGTTCTTTTTCCTCATCAGAGTCATTAACTTCGTCAATTTTATTTGCGTGATAGTCATACCATGATTTTGGCATTGGATTTGGCAAGATTCCTTTTGCCTTATCAATTTCTGCTTGCTGCTGTGCCTGACCACACTGAGTCCTATACTTAAGTATTTTATATTCTTCATCTTCTTCACTGTAATTAGCCATTAAGCTAGTCATACAAGTAATTCTATTGGTAATTTGTCCAATTTTACTACCAAAACCAAGCTTATTAGCAGTTATTACATCTTCTTCTGTGACTGCTTTCTTAGCAGCTTTATATTGAATACAATTAAGTGCTGGTAGGTTTTTATGAGTCCTAAGCAAGACAGGATTATTTGTAGTGAATAATAAATCTCCATCAAAATCAAAACCATTCAACGCCATTGGCATTGTATCCCACGCATTTACAACAATACAAGTGTCAATATATCTAAACCAATATGATGCATCATCTGAATATGAAATATTTTGAGTTAAAACAGAGTGTGCATTACTCATCGGAGCCCTATAACACACTACTTGCTTAACATTTTGATCTGACCAATATTTGCTGTAAATTTCTCCAGACTTAAGTATTCCTTTTGGAGGCATTCCAAACATGCTCTCACACAAAGCAACCAAATCTCCAGAAATAATTTGAAAATTACCATGAACATCTAAAACGCCAATCTTTGCTTCTCTAATTCTTTTCTGAATCATATTCTTAATTTTTGAATATATATATGGATCATCAATCATATTTCTATTAATCATTAGCGCTTGTGCAGCTAAATCCATAGAACGAATATTATTTTCATCTAGTCCAGATCCACACAAATACACAATACTTTTTCTATAATCAAACTGCATAATGTCTTTAATTTCATTAACAGTATCAGAAATTAGCTCGTGCACATCTTCATCGGTTGCTTCATGTATCTGCAGAAATTGATAATTAGTTTGTCTTATATCATCAACTTCGTGAGGAGCAGTTTTTGCAATACGGATAGTATAATGATTCTCAAGACACTTATTATAATAATCTTCCCAATTATTATAACAATTCCATAATTTTAACTGACTCTCTGTTACAATAAGTTCAGATTCTCTAACATCTCTTTCAACGCCCCAAACATCTTTGACAATATATGAGCCAACATTTTTTTCAGCCCATTCTATATAATCAAATGTAAAAGTCATTCCCTTTGTCCATGCACACCTAAGATTACATCCACTTAAAACTTCTTCTGGATTTCCTCCAAGTTCTCCATTCCAACGCTTTGAAAGTGACGGTAACATCATGGAACATCCATCTGAGGCATCATTTTCTATATCTTGCATAGGGGCAAATTGGACAATTGGCTCTTTAGTTGTGTCGCTGTCATCAATATTAATCAAATCTGCCTTAAACTTTGTAAAACAATCATTTACAACAATAATGCCATTTGGCCAACTAACTGGTATAGATGCACTAGAGCAAAGTGCCTCATACGCTCCTAATTTAGCTGGTACAAGAGGAATATTTAAATTTCTACCATTCTGAATGCGCTTTTTTAATTCATCATGTAACCTAGTACTTGTATAGACTACCGTTGACGTTTTAACACCATTTGTAGTAGTTAAAAGTCTCCTATATTCAATGCCATTAACTTTAAATCCTTGATTCGCTCTATCATAATGACTTGGCTTATCAATAATTAAGCATAAATAGTCTTCTTTAAACTGTAGTTTATAAAGCTGCTGATACAAATCCTTGATTTTAGTTTTATTATCAGGTGTAGTTTTTTCTTTTTTGATCACCTTAATGTCACTTTTAATTTTCTTAGCCTTTTCATCATAATTTTCTGTGCCATTTAACTCATTAATCCATGTCAGAATTTGAGAATCTGCTAATGAAATTACTACTCCTGGAGTTTTTCTTGCTTCTTCAATTGGGAGATTTAAATCCCAATTATATTTTTCTAAAAAAGATGAATTTAACTTAAAGCAAAATTGTTGTGTTTTTTGTTGCTTAGCTATAAGCCATCACCACCTTTACTATAATTTTGTATTGTCTTATTGGACAAAACACATTATATCACAAAGCTGACAAATGTCAAGCAGCAAATGTGTAAACAACTCTTACATCTTTATAACTACCTCCCTTGGGCACAAGTTGCATAAGTAGTGGAAGAGAAGTGCTACAAAAGAAATTACAATACTCCTTATAGCTTTTCGGCTCGTACTCAACCATAATATAATACTTAACACCATCATCTCTCTGGATGCTTCCATCTAAAATACCATTCATGATAAATGGGGTAATTACTTTTTTATCTTTTCCAACAATATGTCTATCCCAACGAGCTGGAGTAGTGCCATTCTTTTTCCAATTCACATAAGATTTTTCTGGAATTCGCCCAATATGATAAATTGTTGCATCCCAATTATAATTCAGTATTTCTTCAAGAGTTAAATATGAAGTAAACCCGCCAAAACGAAAATAATCATTGCTTGCGATATTTGCCGACACATCCTCTGGTAGCCCTTTTAACTCATTAATTGGTTTAACCTCAGTATATTTTTCTGTCCTGTTTGCAACCCATCCGAATAGCTCATATAAAATAGTATTCCTTTCATCACAAACACGATCTGTTAATATATCATGCATCTCGCTGAATGCGCTTGGAAAAATATTACCAACCTTTTTCCACGCACCATTTTCTCTTACCTCAGCATACATTATCATTTGCATATATTTATCACATCCCATACATTTCTTTATATTTATACATCTCTTTTATAAGATCATTAAATCTTGGCATATCTTCTGGTTTAAGATATACAGATTCTGTTGAAGGAACATACGATTGCATCACACAAGCATATTGGCACTTATTTGAATCAATACGCATTTTAAAGCGCCTGTCTTCAGGGATATGCATATCTTTACCACACCCCGGACAATACGCAAAATCTACAACTGATAATGTACCACATTGTGGACACTCTAATAGTTGTGCATTGCCGCACAGAATATGGAACGGTTTTCTTTCAACTGCTTTCCATTCGCTCATTGTAACGCCTCCAAATCCATCCTCGCGCCGCAGTTTGGACAAGCAATAGCCTTGCCAAAGTTTGCATCTAAATCTCGTTCAAAACTGCAATTTGTACAAACGGCCTTATTCTGTTTATGATAATATTTCCAATTACCGCGCTCCTGCACCGTTACGCCGTTGTCGATAATGTACATCACATCGTCTGCAAGCCCCTCAATCTTTTGGTCGCACCATACATTGTTGTCATAAAACAAATCAATCAACTTTCCCCTAACATCCATCATTCAGCACCTCCATCCATTTTTGCACCGCAGTTGGGACAGTAGTTGTGTGGGTCGTGTTTCCACATATCAAATCCGCACTTACATATAGAACAAATTAGTGTATCTGGGCTGTCTGAATTAGTTTCCCATCGCCCATGCACCACTGGTACCGCATCCACAGTCGGGGCCGCCTCAATTTCCGCTAAACAGTCTTCTTTTGCGCATCTCGCATCTTCGTATATGTCAGAAACATTGTCCCATATAGATTCGGACAACAGGTTCGCATTAATCAAACGCATTACTATCACCATCCATTCTCGCGCCACACTTTGGGCAGTAGACAAAGCGTGTCTCCACGCCAGACGCCAACCCGCCGCAGTTGCTGCAGTGCCACCAGTCCACGCCTCCAGCAAACCTCGGCCCGTCATGCACAAAGCGCCCATGCACCACTGGTACGACATCTGAATATTGAATGCCCCGCAAAGCAGCTTCGAGTTTGTCTGCGGACAAATTTATATCCGGCGTATCATAGTAAACGTCATTGACGGCATCAATAGCTGTTTCCAGTTCGACATATTTAGTCATTGTGAACCCTCCTGCTCTATATTTCTATTACCTGTCAAATTACGATCCACTAACGACATATAATAATATTCGTTATCTTCATCTGTTACTTGAAATCCATACTTGTCATAAACATGTTTTGCTATAGTGTTGCTTTTCTTTACGGCTAAATTTTTAGCACCACATTTTTTTGTAGCATAATCTAAAAGTTGATAGGACAGCCCAAGTCCTTTATAATTTTCACTAATCTCAAGATCGCTAATATTTGTGCCGTCCCACCAATCCCAAATTTTAAATTCAGCAACATAATCGCCTTTTTTTGTATGCCATTTATATTGAATTGATGGAGTTTTTCCCAACATTACTTGTTCTGTTGTCATATTAAGATTGTTAAGTTCTTTAATAATCTCCATCAATCATTTTTATTTCTCCTTTCATCCGCTTCCTTCAACGCTTGAAACACCATCACGTAGATATCCTGCGATGTTTCGCTGCTGATCGGTATCAGCGGCGCGATAAAGTGCCAGCAGTCCATGTAGGTCAGGTCAGTCATTTCCATCACCTCCGTCCATCCTCGATCCGCAGTTTGGGCAGTAGTTGCTTAACTTCACGCTTTCTGCGCTTATCAGTGCCGCATCTCTGGCAATAGGGGCTGGAACATTTGGAAAGAAACCAGCCCATATTTCTTTCTGCTCATCACAACATTCTGAACATTCGGCAGTAACATTCCACCGATAGTTCACCCTTTCGTCATGTGCTTCCAAAATCCACCGCCCATGCACCACCGGCGCAACGTCGGAGGCGGGGATATGTTCAAGGCAGCAAAGCGCATCATACCACCCTTGTTCATATGCATCATCAAGGTTGTCTGTTTGATAGTGCCTATACTCCTTTGGCAGTTCTGGCAGAAGCATCGCCGTCTCCCGCTCGATGTATTCAGCCATAATCATTCTCCTTTCGGCGGTTGTGGCAAATACTGCCAATGTGTAACTTCATCAATCGTTCCTGGAATTTCCCATATTGGTTCTTGATAATCGTTGTACCATTCGCAATATCCCTCTTTAACCATTGTTTTTCCGCTCTTTTGCACACAAACGCACAGAACACGAATTGACTTCTTGACGGTGCTTCTGTATCCCTTTTGAATGGAAACAACCTCTGGAAGTTTATCATCGACTGAAATCCACTCCTGTACCGTTACGCCGTTGCCGATAAGGTGGTCGGCAATTCTCTTAATCTTTTCTTCCAACCACCATTCGTCAAGCACTTTCCCCTCAAAAGGTGCTTGCTTCAAAATCTCCACCAGCTTTTCCCTAACATCCATAGTCAGCCCTCCTGTTCATTTGGCTCGTACTCGCTACACTTACCACAAAACAGTTTTCCGTGTGCACACTTACCGCATACAACTTCAACGTCGCCATCGTACTCACAATAAGATTCTGCATACTTACATATCAGCGAGTTTTTAAATACCTGATAGAAATTAGCCATTGTCAGCCCTCATTTGCGAATGGGTCGTATTCATGAGGATCTGCTTTATTAGCCCAGTCAACCCACTTTGTTACCTTTTCTTTGAGTTCATCATCAAGCAGAAATGGCTCTCTGACTAAGATGAGATCACTATTATTCTTCATGATATTTGCATTATCTACAATTTCCTCGTAATCTACTGGGAACTGTAACATTTTTGAATATACTCTATCTCCACGACTTGAAATTCTTCTAGTAAAAGACGCTTCTCTAAATTTGAATCTTTCAGTCAAATGCGGATTAAGCTCCAAATCATATTCTTGAATATAACCAATCTTCATCATTAATGCCACTCCTTCGTAAGTTTTTTCTTTATTAGATCTTTACACACTTCATCAAACGTTTTATCATATGTCGCCATTGCTTCACAATCATTCCCACAAACAAGATCGCATACTGTATCAGTGATATGTGCATTCAACCATATTGCAATCTCTTCATCACTCATGCTGCGAATTTTATCACCAATGGTAAAAGGGACTTCAATAGATTTGCGGTATTCATCTGCAGTCGGTAAATCAGTTGTTAGATCAGTTGCAAATACATCATTAATTTTTGCACCGTTACTGTTCGTTCTACAACCTGTAGTGGTGGTTGTATAAGTTTTATTGGTTACATGATCTGTTGTTTCACGAAGTGGCTGTACAATTGGGAATGTGTCATTAATCATAAAATCATTATTTGGACAATTCTCACAAGGATTAATAATGGATCCATATGGCCCATTATATTGACAATATTCACATGACTTATTCATCTTTCCCATCCTCCTCTGTAATCAGATGTTTATTAAGTGCATCAAAATTCTCGCAATATTCTTTATAGACATTATCAAGCACATCTTTATCAAATTCAAATTGATTGCAAAGTAACGTCATAAAGAACATTCTGTCTCTGGTTTCATTATAATTTAACTCTTTAATTCTTACTTTAACTAAATCCGCCATCTGTAGTATCATCTTCTCACAAATATCATAAGTTTTATCATCATACTCTGACATTTCCTCTGTGAGCGCTTTTGTATATGGCTTCAACATCACATTACTCAGATACTCAATATCTTCTGCTGTCCAATTTAACATATTTATTCAATCTCCTTTGTTTTAATCATGAGCGATAGACCACTCATATACGGCATTATTCATATAATCAAGTTTAGAAAAATCATTCATTACAAGTGCATCATCCATCATGCATAGAACATCTTCGTCATGCAACGGACAGTCAATACAATCGTGATAAGAATGGCACATTCTCGCAAAATCTTCCATTGTTGCCTTGTTGCTCATCGTATTATTTCCTCCAAATCAAAAAAATGTGTGATTTTTATCATATATATATATGTTTTTTAATATTGTAATGATTAAGTATAGTAACTATACATATTAAATATCATCTTCAAAATCATCGTCTAAATCTACGTTTTTTGTGCCAAAAAGCTTTGCCTTATGCTCTTCGCTCATTTCACGCTTCTTTGGAGTCTTAATTGTAATACCACGCTCCGATGCGACAATGGTCATGCAGCAGACAGTACCATCTTCATATACTCCCTGCAAAATTGGCTCCCATCCAACTTTTAGCGCCTTATTAAAATGCTTTGGAATGTTCGTTTCCATTGTCCATGTTTTATAAAATGGATCATACCAAAGGTGTGTCTCTCTCTCTTCTGGTGTAATTCGCGTAGTTCTAACAAATGTTTTCATTTTAATTCCTCCTCAAGTTTAGATCCATAGGCTATGGAAATATTTTGTAAAATATTTAAAAAATGATTCAAGGCACTGCTGACGATATTGATCAATTTCCTGCTGACGCTCCCACCAAATTTCATCATCAAGTTTTGCTTCATTTTTCTTTGAGCATGTCTCTTCATTCATTTCTTGACATAGAAAAATCATTTTATCAAGAATCTGATCCCATTTTTCTCTATTTTCTTCATAGCTTGCGTCAACATCAAAAACTGGTGTGCTAACTTTACAATCACGCTGATATTGTAGCATTTGTGGAATTACTTCCATAAACCATGTATCCATACTAAGAACATCATAGTCCGCCCAGCCTCTGAATGCACGTTGGAACCGATACTTAATTGCAAGCGGCAATTCTTTAAATTGATGTAGAGTGCGTGGAAACTTATAGTCCTTAAATGATTTAGTTAGTTCAAACATAGTTCAAAATACCCCCATATAATTTATAGAAACATAATTTCATATCCAAATATTTTTTTCTTCTTCCAAAATTTCCACCATGGCTTTGGCTCATAATATACACGAGATATAATTGCATTAAAATCTTTATATTTATCTCCTAGTTTATATGTATCTCCATCATATCCAATCCGTAATACATCTCCTGAGCTGATCAAAGCCACTCTAGCATTTCCAACAATCTCTGTTGTATCAATTGGCTTATTAAAATCAATAGTTAAATCAGAACACCCTGTAATTGGACAATCTTTTGCAGAAATTTCTACTTTATAAACATCTCTCATTGTGATCCCTCCTTTTATAATTAGGCGTATCTTTCAGCATTTTAACCATATCATCTTTATTGATTTTACAAGGTTGCGGAAACGGCCTCCAATGAGTCACACAAATAGGTTGCCCTTCGTCCCAATCATTAAATGTATCAAATCCGAATTCTCCATTTGCTGCGGGAATGTATCCACCTAGAGTGCACCATCCTTCGCATACATGGACACGCAAGTCTGTCATTTTGCCATAACTTTCATCTTCCAAAACCATAATTAGACAAGAATCATTTGGAAATTCTGGTCTTTCATCAAATACGCTAATCCATTCACTCATTTTGTTATTCCCTCCACTTCATTTTCACAAAATCAAGCAAATTTTCTTCTTTGCCCTCATCGAACCCGCACCAGTCATCACAGAAAGCATCCCACACTGTCATGTGGTCTTTGTGAGCGAGACAGCCGTTGTAAGCATAGTCTCCCATCAACATAGTGTCTCTGTACCAATTAGAGCAATTATAGCAGCATTTTACATGGTCTTTAAACCAAGATATAGATTTATCATACTGGACAGCGCCTTCGGGGTGAGTGGATCTCCATTCTTCAAGTGTCATTTTTTGTTTCATCCTTAAACATTCCATGTGATGCTAAAAAAGGATCATACTTTTTTGTACGCATCAATAATTTTTACCAGCTCAACAATAAGTTTTGTCTTACAAGCCATACCATCATAATGATGTTTTTCAAAATAATCACACATATCACAATCTCTACAATCAAACTGGTTTCCTGACATACAGTATGCTTTTTTAGCAGCTTTGTAATAATCAATATTTTTTTCAATCATTCTGTTTTCTCCTTAAAATATTTTTCCCAAGCAGAAGTGGGGCAGTCAAGATAATTAAGATCAATGTCATCATCCCATTCAATTTGTGAGCCAGTCTGTTCGTCTGCAAAATGGCAAGCACAATTTACAGAAACTCCATTCAACGCATCTTGCTCAATCATAGTTTTAATTTCATTCAAAGATAAATTATCTTCTAAGTCACACACATATAGTGTCATCTTATAAAGTTGCGCCACAATCATCCCTCCTATAATTATGTATTGTTCACATCAAATGCTTCTTGTGGATTGTAATCTGTCAATAGAGCAATTTGCTCTTTATATATCTTGTCATTCTGTCCACCATAATAGATATGAGGATTAACAATAATCTTCCAAGAAGTTTGATTCAGATTTGTAACGAAGAATCCAATTAGATTTTGTCCATTGCACTTGAGGCTAAGTAAATCACTAACAAGCCTTCGTGCATTTTTGCGGCTATACCCAATCATATCACAAAATTCACCAAGCGTAATAGGATATACCTTTTCTGGATCTTGCTCTTTTGGGTTGTAGCATACAATATTTGTTCTACGGTTCACAAAAGGAATGAGTTTGTAGAGATAGGAAATTTGATTGATGCTTTTTATGTTGTCACATGCGTCATATACATCTTGGATGAAATTGCAAAAAAGCCGAGTGCAATCACGTTTATCGCTCATTTCTTTTAAACTACCTTTAATAAAAAAATCTTTATTTAAACACAGTGCACCAGTCTCTTCATCTTCCAAGATTAAATTATTTGAACGCATCTCCTTAAAGAAGTACGACCAATATTTATCCGACAGTTTTAGTTTCTTTTTAATAACACTCTTTGGAGGCAATACACCATCATAATCACAAATTGTTGATAGATATATCAATCTAACAAGGCTTTGATCTTTTATGTTCGGCAACAACTCTTTGCCATATTCAAAAACGATCCATGTAAAGTCAGAGTTGAAAGTTTGCTTTTCTTTATTAACAACATACTTTGTTTGTGCCTCAATTTGCTCTTGCGTCCTATATTCTCCGATGAAGTCTTTAATTTCCCCGGTATCATCATCAAGTAATACCAGCCTTTCTGCCATGCAATCATCCTCCATTTGTTCATAATTTATTCATCATTTAGTATGATATGTTCACATCTGATTCATATCTAATTTACAATATGTTTACATCTCTCCTCACAGAGGAAAGATATCTCCTCACAGAGGAAAGGTTTTTTCGCGCAAACACATGCTATTTGTAAAATCCCTATTCTCTATCTATAGCATGAAGCACTTGTTCGTGTTCATAAAATGTTCACGAAATGTACAAGCGTTATATTATATATAATTATATATATTATATTATATAAAATAATTTTGTACTGTGGCTAATATACCATAAAAACGTTTACTTGTCAACCCTTATAATAATATAAAAACGAGTAATGATTAGTCCAGATTTTCAGCTTTAGCTGAAAAGCTGTAAGTTGAGG